CGGAGCCACGCGCCACGCGGCATGCACCCGCCACGCCACGACAACCTCACCGAAAGAGGTGGCGTGATGTCTGGATTGAATCGATTTTTCCGCTGGTTCCAGCCAGATAAACCGGAGCAGCCATCCCAGGCGCACATCGTATGGAGCAATGTGCCGCCGCCGCCGATAGAGTCGGTGCATCTGCCATTGCCCGCGCCGTATAGCATCCTGGATGAGGCTGAGGCCATCGCCGCCGATGCCTACCGGCGCGCATGGGGCAAGCCCGCGCCCGCGCCGCTGGCGAAGACACAGCCCCTCGTGCAACGCGCCGATGCACATCATGCGGATGCCCTGCGCGCCGCTGTGGCAGGTCGTGGTCCCGCCGCCGATACCAGCATCATTTTCATGGCAGACCGCCTCCCGCTCATGGTGGAGCCGTATCCCAATGAGGTCTGGCTCAGGGCGGCAAGGGTCAGCATCCAAAACGCCCTTGCCGCCATGCCAGCCCAGCAGCGCGAGCGGTTCCGCCGCATCCGTGCCACGGCGTTGGCGACGCCCGACATCCTCAGTGTGGAAATGAGCGTGGCCTATCCGATGTCCTGGGGCAGCGAAAAGGTGCTGCGTTCCAACCTGGTGCCTCACCTGGCGGGCGTGGCGGTGATGACGCTGGATCTGCCCCCGTCGCTGATTGCTGAGTGTGACACTGATAAAGATGCGACGAACCTGTTCACAGCGATGGGTGAAACCGGCTGGTGGTCGGTGTGCATCCGAGTGGATGGCGACGGCGATGATGGCGAAAGGATGGCCGCATGAAACGTAGCACACCGCGCATCTGCGGCGTCGGCTTCGATGCCATTCAGCGTGCCGACGGCAATTGGATCATCGTCGTGCCGTTCACCACGCGCCGTGTCTCGGTACACGTCTATCCCGGTACAGAGATCCAGGCAGAACTGGACACGTGGAACGCGCTGTACATGGCAGGGCGCGCGTGGGGCGAGGTGGCGGCATGACGTATCTCATCCCCATCGCCGCCATCGCCGCCGCCCTGCTGGCGACCGCCCGGGCCATCGTGGCGACGCTGGCCCGGGCCAGCGCAGAGCCGGATAACCTGACGAAATATCACTAACGCAAACAGAACGAGAGAGGGAAACCATCATGTTGACCCAAGAGCGCAAAGACCAACTGGAATCAGCCTATCAGGCGAATATCACCGCTGGACGCGCGCCCTATGCGGGCGTGATCATCCGCAATACCGAAGAATTGACATGGATTTACAATCAGCGGAATTGGTCGTCTCGCTTTTGGTTTGAAAGCGATAAATCGCGGCCCGATCTGTCACGCGCCAATCTGTCACGCGCCAATCTGTCAGACGCCGATCTGTCAGACGCCGATCTGTCACGCGCCGATCTGTCACGCGCCGATCTGTCACGCGCCAATCTGTCAGACGCCGATCTGTCAGACGCCGATCTGTCAGACGCCGATCTGTCACGCGCCGATCTGTCAGACGCCGATCTGTCACGCGCCGATCTGAGTGCGATCAAATCCGATATCTATGACATCGTGGATCTGGTTCCGCTCGATTTACCCTACATGGTTGCGGCGCTGAAAGCGGGGACCGTGGACGGCTCAACGTATCGCTCAGATTGTAATCAGGGATGCCTCGTGGGGACATTGGAGATCAGCGCGAAGCGACGGATCGCCAGCAACCCTGACCTGGACATGCCCCACATTCCCCACAATTCATCCCGCCCCGCCGAACGCTGGTTTCTTGCCATACGGCCTGGCATGACGCCAGAGAATAGTCAGATTGTTGCTTGGACGGTGCAGATCCTAGAAGAGCGTCTGGCGTTCTATGATCGCATTGCCGCCATCTGGTCTAAACCAGCGACTGCGGCGGCGGTGGAGTCCGTCACGGAATAACACATTAACTGGCTGGCGGTCATAGCCGCCAGCATCACATGAATGAAATGGAGAGAACGGATATGCAACCGAGAAGTGAAGATGTCCAGACCATTGACATCGCCTCTCTGCGCGCCTATGCGCCCGATGCTGACCTGAGCGAGGCAGCGCTAGACGACCATGCCACGCGCCCGATGCCGGTGGCTGGGCCAGTGCCGCCACGCCCGCTGTCGCAAGGCTTATCGCCAGCGGATAGCTGCTATAACGATGCTCTTGACCCATCGCCCGATGAATCGGCGTATAGCGGCTCATTGCCCCACCGCGTGACGCAATGGACGCGGCGCGAGGGCAACATCCAAGGCTACGCCATCATCATCTCACTTATCAGTGTAGCAATCCTGGTCACGCTGGGGGCGGTCGCCATTGCCGCGAAAGTGCCGCCGCCCGCCGCTACGCAATCCTGGCTGGCCACCGAAAACAACGGCACGGTGGACTTCCTGACGGGCATCCCCAGCGCCGATGGCACGTTCACCGGCCAATGGCTCTCCGTTGCGCCAGGCCAGCAACAACCCACGGTAGCGGCCATATCTGGCACCGTGCAAGGCGGCGTCGTCACCATCAAATATCGCGACAATGTGCTGGTCAACATCCGAGGTCGTATGACTGGCGCAGGCAGATATGCACGCATCGTGTTCAGCTTCGCAACATTCGGCGCATCAGACTGGAACGGATATAAAAACGCCCTGCTGAATCGAGGTGGACACTAATGCTGACACTCTATGCCGCCCTGCGCTGGGCATCTGTCGCCATCAAAGCCACGATGGCGGTGCTAGGCGCGGTGGTAGCCCTGGCACTCTGGTCCAGCAATGCGGGCGATGCGCTCATCCTGCTGGCACTGGTGGGCATTGCAGTGGCATGGGATAGCGAGCATGCCAGCGACCGGACGTATGCATTCGTGGCACGACAGCGGGCGGTGCGGGCCATGCGGCGTCCGGTACGACGATATCCGTAAGTGGATTCGTAGGAAGAACCTTGAATTCTCCGTACCAATCTCTTGGGTAATTTCAGAAAGGGGACACAGGATGAAAGAACTGGATGAGCCTTGGGTGCATCGCTGTGTACAATGCCGCAAAGAAGTGAAGCGGTTCGCGGTTGGCGGTATTTGGGGCGTTGGGTGGTGCTATGCATGCTATCGGCTCTCTGAGAAAAAACAGACGGCATATGTTCGTGCATGGCTCCAACATGGTCGCCCAGATGATTTTCCTGAGACCTATGATCGTGCATTTGCTCAGGGCGGCATCCCGAAAGAGTTGGAAGTGCATACTTTATGCCGATGAGTACATACCCTCTCGCTACGCTCAGGGGGGGCATAGGAGGAAAACGATGGCCAATGACGAAACAATAGCGCATCGCGAATGGCATACAACCGCATTAGTGCGTATCACGACAGCGTGCGGGGCCGCGTCTGTTGATCCGTATCGTATTCGTGATTTCCGTGTCGGGGAAGAAATCGTGATGCACCAATGGGGCCGTAAAGGGAGGGTAGTTATACGCGATGATTGGTGGACCAGCTTTGATATTGACGGCGCGTTCATCATTCCCGCTGAAAACGTTGAGGTGATCAACGTCATTGATGAAGTTACGCCAATTCCCCAAGCGTAGGGGGGCATAGCAATTATCGGTTTGCAACATCATCGTCGCCCTAACTATCGCTAAGGGCGGTGAAGCGATAACAACGGAGGAATGGGCATGGCAACTAACCAGACAAAACAAGCTCTTTTCGCGCAAGCAACACAGCATACTAGCCAGGCTATTGCAGAACTCTATGCATTGCGCGGACTCCTCGATAGTTCGCCTGCTGCGTTCAAAATTGAGGATGCTCTAGGCAACATACGAGTGGCCCATAGCTGGCTCATGTCAATGGAGGCCCATTTCGCGGAATCGGTTCAAGCGGATGAGGAAGAGACGCAACCATGCAGCAATCCCTAGACCTACCCAGCGACCGCCCGGCCATCCTGGGCATCATCGCGGCGGCGGTCCTGGCGGCGCTCATCATCTGTCTGTGGCTCGCTGGGCATGGGGCATTCGCGCCGGGGCTGTGGGCGCAAGAAGCACTCTGAGGGGGGATCATCGTGAGCGCAGTGGAATTGCAAGACTCTCTTGCTAGATATCAAGCCCGTTTGGCAGAATTGCCACGCGAGATTGAACGGGCGAAATGGAATATCGTGTCGCTGTCTGGCGAGTTAGGGCAATTTGAGCGCCATATTCGTGCCAATCAGTCGCTAGCCCGCGCTCAACAAAGCGTCCGCAAATCAATTCGTTTGGTGCGGCCCGATGATCCCTATGATCGTATGCAAACGGCATGGCGCGAACTTTTTGACAAAGCCGATGCGCTATCGGATGCACTCAGGATATTACGCAACCTTCTTGCTGAGAAAAAAGAGAACGCAACACGTCATCGCGTATACCGAGGCATTCTATAGGGAAATCTTTGGCGAACAATCAACAGAATCAGAGGGGGCATAATCATGCAGCAAGCAATCACCGCTGTCTATCCGGCCATCACCGCACAGCATGCATCGCCGCCGGTCCCGGCCATCTGCCCGCGCTGTGGGGTCGTCTGGCGGGCGCAAGAGACGCCGATTGAGCAGACGTGGGAGAATGCCCTGATCATGCTGACGGTCGCTGTGCTGGCGCTCACAGCGGGCATGGTGGCGGCGCATTGGATTGCAGCGAGCGGGGTGTTGGCATGGCTGTGAGAGCGGTCGTCACGCCGCTGGATTATCGCCGCATGGTGGATGCCCAGGAAAGCGAGAAAGCCTTTCAGGCACGTGTGCTGGAACTGGCGGCGGTAACAGGCTGGCATAGTTATCATACGTATGATTCGCGCCGTAGCCAGGCGGGCTATCCCGATCTGACGCTGGTACGAGGAACGCGGTTGATTTTCGTGGAACTGAAAACACAGCGCGGGCGCATGTCCCCAGCACAGAGGGCGTGGCGCGAGGTGTTGCTGGCGACGGGCAAAGTGGAATATTATTGCTGGCGACCGGCTGATTGGCCAGAAATTGAGCAAGTGTTGGCACCGGAGAGAGTGCGAAGGGGGAGAGCGGCATAGATGGAAGAAACGAACACGCCAACGACAAAACCTTATCCGCCTGATATGTCAGGCATAGGTAAACCCAAGTACGGAACGTTCGTGCAAGAGGCAACAGCGGCCATCAAGACACATGACCGTGCCACACTGAAAGCAGTGTTTCGGCGGTTTCACGTCACGTGGATGGCACGAGAGCAAGCGACACGGAACCCCATAAAGCAAGCCGACGATCTAGAGGATGCATTAGACGCCTTAGGAGTTGTTTTCGGCAGCCTATTAGATGAATGGGACGAGGGGGCATCCAATGGAAATTGAACTAATCCACATTCAGGCAGAGCATACCATGAGTCCGCGCGGCAAAGTCAACAGCAAACATGTTGATGAATTTGTCGAAATGGCGGGCGAATGGCCGCCGATCCTAGTGCGGCCTATTCAGCATGAATGGTATACCCATCAACTCATTGACGGATTCCATCGCTTTGACGCCGCCCAACGCCTCAATTACGACATGATTGATGCGCACGTGGAGGAGATGGATGACGCGACGGCACTGGCGCGGGCGCTCAGAGAAAACTTGCACGGGTTACCTATGACGCAAGAGGAACGACAAGCGCGCGTAGTGCAACTAATGAAAGAATTCGGGTGGAAACTAGGACAGATTATCCTTGAAACGGGCATCAAGCTTCGTCAGGCAGAGCGATATATTCAGGCAGTACAGGTAGATGATGCAATTGCGTCCTCAGGACGCAATTCGCCAGAGCCACCACCACAACTAACTATTCATCAAAAAGCGGCACTCGCCCCACTGGTTACGCCGCCTGAAAAGACCGGCCCCAAGCCCAAAGCGCCGCAAGGCCCGCAACTCATGCCTGTGCCAGCCGCTACGCCTAAGCCTGATCCCAAGGCAACACAGCGCGCAACGGCACAAGCCGCACTCCCGGCTGTTGCCAAGATTGTTGAGAAGGAAAAAGATACCAAGGTCATTCGCGCCATCTCGGATGCGGTTTTAGACGCCCCTGAGCATGCAGAGGACATCGCGCAAAAGGCCATTGGCGATAATCTAGCACCTGATGCCATCCGCCACATGGGCAAGGTGCTTGCCAGCCCTGAGACCCCGCCAGAATTGGCAGAAGACATCAAACGGCCTGGCACCATGATTCGAGATGTGGCGGGCAACATGGCGGCATCAGAGCCGCAACGCATGGTAGCGACCGCATTCAAGCAGCAACCAGAGATCATCGCAGAGCCATTCACCTCATATCTTGTGGCGCTAAACGGCTTTTTGAAGGTGGATGATGCTATTTTAGCAGCATGGCTGGAAACGGCTGATCATAAACAAATGGCGCTTTGCGAAGGCATTTTTGCCTCCGTTGAGGGGTTCTTCACTCACGTTCGTGAGTGCATCAAAAACCAGCGGCGCGACTCGTTGCGCCTACTTTCGTAGTGAGGTGAGGTTGGTATGGGTAAAGCATCAAACCACACGCATAAAGCAGATGTGGTGATTCAAGAGGCGTTAAAACACCTTGGTCTGATCGCCGATGGTGTTGATGCCATTTACGACAAGATTGTCGCAATGGGAAACCTTGCTGCAATTCGCACAGCATTCTCAGAGCAAGCATCCGCGCGATTAATTCGGGGACAGGATGTATGTGAAACGCCATGCAAGTTTCACTTGAAGCAGTATATCCGCACCCGCCTACAGAACATCATGGGCGCGAATAGGAAGCGCGCCATTCTCAACACGGGCGGTAAAAAGGCCACACGTTTCTATGTCTGGCTTGAGGCCATGCACTATGAGGTGAAACGTGAAAATGGACTGATAAGCAAAGAAATGGCCTACAACAGCATTCAAGCCATTACTCAGTACCGCAAGAATCAAGGTGGACGGATGAATGCAGCGTATGAAGCGCTATATGCATTTATGGAGCAAATGCAGGATAGTTCAATTGCTGCCAGCCGCCCCAAGGTCTATGACGAATTCCAAGATCGTCTCTTTGACGCTGCTTAAGGAGGCCGCATGATGGCAAATAACAGCGATTGGCATGATGTCCCGAACGGCATACAGGCCACATGTCAGGTGCCGGAATGTACGCACCATGCAGCAAAACAAAAGCTGCTGTATAGCCGACCACGACTGGGATATTATCTTTGTGACCTGCATTACAATCGCTTGCTGAGCAACCGTGTACTGCCTACTGGCGAACCTATGCGTTCCGCGCAAGAGGGGGTGGCTTAAGTGAAAGACAAGGAACCACCACCGCTACCTATTGACCATCAATTTCGACGGCCACCAGCGCGACCGGATGATTTTCGGGAATCAAGCAAGAAGAGCAACACAACTACCGCCCTGGTATTCGTCTTCATTACTTTGGCGCTGCTCATGCTTGCATTCAGCATCTTTGTATTAAGGGGGCAGATATGACCTGTATCGTAGGCTTGACACATGCCGGTGGCGTGACGTTGGGAGCGGACAGCCAGGTTACTACTGGCTGGGTACACGCGCCGCTGGCTGATTCACAGGGCAAGATCTTTCGCGTGGGGAAGATGCTGATTGGCGGTACAGGGACGTTGCGCCAATTGCAATTGGCGCAATATGCCTTGGCACTTCCTGAACATCCATCGGATATGGCGTGCATGACCTATCTCGTCACGCGCTTTGTGGACGCCATGCGTGATTGTCTCAAAAACGGTGGCCATGCCACCAAAGATAAAGACCAGGAAAGCACCCCAGGTGCTTTGCTGATAGCCTATTATGGTCGGCTGTTTAATCTCGCCTCTGACTATGCCGTCCAAGAAACTGCCGACTCCTACTATGCCGTCGGCTCAGGTCAAGAGGTGGCTCTAGGTTCGCTGCACACCAGCGCCCGCATGGGGGAACTGTTGTCGCCAGAGAAGCGCGTCACCTGGGCATTGGAAGCAGCGGCGACGTTCAGCAATGGCGTGGGCGGGCCATTCGTGATTGAGACACTGGCGAATGAAGCTGCTAAAGAGAGTGAGGCCGCATGATGGCGAAACAGACGGCGAAGAGTCGCGCGGCGCAGGGGAAAGCGCCGCAGACGCGCAAGGTAAAGACAACACCATACACCGCAGAGGCATGTGCCATTGCATCGCTGAACGCGCCCATCACGCTGCGCACGGTAAAACTGGCGCACTTGCTGGCGCGCATCACCGCCGAACACATCACCACTCTGCCAAAGGCCAGCTAACGATGAAACCACAGAAGCAGGATCTCCTGCATTTTCAGGGCGTGCCGCCACCAGGGGACGGGGCGCGCGTCGCCACCTACCGGCGGTATAGCTCCGGAAAGCAGAAGGCCACCACGTTGCAGAAGCAGCAAGATAGCATTGAAGAATCGCTCGATGAACTGCATCCAACGTGGCGCATCCTGCCTGACGGCGAATACGCCGATCCGAAAAAGACGGCGCGCGATGACACATTCGAGAATCGCCCCGGCTTACAGCAACTCATTGCCGACGCTCAGGCGGGGAAATTTGACGTCGTGATTGTCGAGTCTGTGGATCGGTGGTCGCGTTCATCGGCGGTGACGTGGAACACACTGGCCATCCTACATGCGTGTGGCGTCTACTGGATGACCACTGACGGCTTCGATAGCGTCACTATCCGGCAGGAAGGCACGTCGGCATCATTCGCCCACGCCGCAGAGGCAGCGGCCCAGGTGTCGCGCACGATCAGCAAGAAGGTGGTCAGGGGCAAGCGCACGCGCACGAAACAGGGCTATCATGGCAGCCACGCACCCTTTGGTTATCAGCGTGGCGAACTGGATGAGAATAACCGGCGCAACTATGAGCCGCACCCGGATCTCTTTCCGGCGCTGGCCATCATCCGTGATATGAGCATCGCAGGGCAAACGGATCAGGACATCGCCAGCGAGTTGAACCGTCAAGGGTACTACGCGCCGCCAACGGACCAGGGCCAGCGTGTGAAGGGGTTGCATGATGAGTCAGTGCAGCACATGGATAAGCGACCGATTACCGCGCGTCTCATTGTCGGCACCCGGCACAATCGCTTCTATGTACGCTTCCAACCTGATAGCGACCGGGGTATCACCTGGACAAAGCGCGAGGGCGTGGAACGTGAGGGACGCCACGTGGCGGCATGGACGCAAGAGGAATGGGCGGCGATGCAAGCGGCAAAGCGACCGATGCAGAATCGCCCAAACGCCACGCCGCGCGCCCGGCGCACCTGGCCGTTCGGCGGCATCATGATTTGCCAGCAATGCGGACTGGTGATGCAGTGCGCCGCACATAAACGCTACAAAGAGCGGGGCGACCTTCTCTGCTACTATCAATGCCGCCGAACAAGCGCATGCCGTCCGCAATCCGTCCGGGCTGAATACCTGGAAGATGCATTCGGCGCGCTCTTGGAACATCTGGATGATGCAGGATGGCGCGAGACACTGACGGCACTGGTACAGCAAGACGTGGAACCACCGCCTGACCACGCCGCCGAACGCGAGCGGCTAGAGACGGCCATCCGGCGCGAGAATATCAAACTTGATGCGGGCGGCATCACAGAAGCAGAGTACAAGCGCAATGTGAAGCGGCTACGCGCGGATCTCGCTCGCGTCCCTATACCGCGCGCCAATCCGGTGCAAGAGCGCCAGCACCAGGCCGCAGAGACGATGGCAACCATCGCAAAATGCTGGCAAGCCGCGCCACTCACCGATAAGCGCGAGATGACGACCCTACTCCTGCAACAACCCGGTGCGGTGTACGACCGGCGCGATAAGCGCATCGTTGCGGTGCGACCGCATGATGAATTCGCGCTGGTGTTTCAGGCGGCACTCGGATGGGAAATGCGGGATAGTTGGCTCTGGCATCCAGCACAAAGGGAGGTCGCATGATGTTATTATTCGTTTTGAGACGGTTTGCTGCGCAGTCGTTCGCCTTCTGCAATCAACTTCTGAACCTCGTCAGGATCGAAGTCCAAACGACCGCGCTTGCTATTCCATGGCGATTTTTCCGGGGCGGTCAGCCTGCCTTCTGCAATCAGACGATACAAGGTTGGTCTCGTAATGCCCAGCAAACGCATAACCTCTTGCGAGGACACGCGCTGTTTCTCTTCCACCATATTTGTCCCTCTCTCAAACTCGCAAAGTGTTTTGACATAGTTACGTCAGGTACTACCAAAACTATACCACACTTGACGAACACACCGCAATGAGGTAGTATATAAATACATGGTTACGATGATACGTTAGAACGTTAGATAGTAAGAAGGAAAGCAAGATGGCTGAAAAGCAGAATGGAGCGAGCGGCATGAGGCAAGACACAGAGCGGGATAACGCTCATTTAGTGACAGGGAAAACAGTCAAGACTGAAACTAATGTCACTAACACAGATATGAGCCGTTATACAACGGCCTCTGCCCCCGCCCCGTACACCATCCCCAGCGACCCCAGCGCCATCGACATGCGCCGTTTGGGGCAATTGATCTGGCGCATGCACAACACAGTCCCGATGGACGGCAAAGGGTCAGCCTTATTAGCTGACATCATGCAAGCCGTAGGCATGATGCCAGATGACGGGATGCTCTATACCAGTGAAGTGTGCGAAGAGATTGAGCGCCATCGCTCACCTTCCACACACCCCATCCCCGACGACACGTTCACCCCCGCCAACGATGCTGAGCGCCTGTTCGGCGTGCCAGCGGGCTATGGCGACACATCCGAGCGCGACGACCGGCACGATCCGTATTGCACGTGTGCGGGGTGCCGGGGTGATGAGCCGGATGAGCCGGAATGCCCTCCGCCACCATCATTCGGCAAGTGCGACCTGTGCAAGAAGGAAACGAGCGACCTGAAACAATGCAGCAAATGCGATGCGTGGTGCTGCTACATGGATTGGATGCGACAGGATGGCGGCACGGTGCTGTGTGTCCACTGCGATTTTGAGCAGGCGTATGGGGAGGCGTGGCAATGAGTAGACTTGATAACTTCCTTGAGGAATCGGATCGTCGCACTAAGATTAACCTCTATCTTGCCCGCAAAGAACGCGAGCGCAAGGAACTGGCACATAGCATTGCCGTGCTGATTGTGCTGGGGTTGTACACCCTGGCATGGCTGGCTGGCACAGCGCTGATCGCTTGGGTGCTGTCATTCACCATAGGACATCTGACCTTCTGGCAATGGTGCCTCACCATCTTCGTGGTGGGCATCGCAGCGGGGCGCGTAGCATCGTGGTTCAAACGAGGGGAGAAATAGCGCGATGGTAGCACCAACAGCCGACTACGGCGCGTTTTTGGCCAGCAAACGTATCACGGCTCAGCCGTGCGGTTTTGATGTGAGTGAGCGCGATATCAATCCGATGCTGTTCCCGTTCCAACGGCGGATCGTCCAGTGGGCCGTGCATCGTGGACGGGCGGCACTCTTCGAGGAATGCGGCCTTGGCAAGTCGCTACAACAATACGAGTGGGCGCGCATCATCAGTGAGCATGAGCATCGCCCCGTTTTGATTCTTGCCCCCTTGGGCGTGGCGGTACAGAGCGTGGATGAGGGGGCAAAATTTGGCATCCCTATCACGCTTTGTCGGACCCAAGCCGATGTGCAATCAGGGATCAACATCACCAATTACGACATGCTGCATCATTTCGATCCCGCCGCATTTTGCGGGATCGTCCTTGACGAATCGAGCATCCTCAAGTCGTTTGGTGGCGAAGTGCGCAAGGAAATTACGGAGTTTGCTCGCATCATCCCCTATCGCCTGTGTTGCACCGCCACGCCAGCTCCGAACGATCTCATTGAACTGACGAACCATGCCGAATTCCTAGACATCATGAGCGGCAAAGAGATCATCGCCTTGTTCTTTACGCAGGATGGCAACACCACCCACAAGTGGCGACTCAAGGGTCACGCCCAAGACGAGTTTTGGCGGTGGATGGCATCCTGGTGTATTGCTATTCGCAAGCCGTCGGACTTGGGATTCAGTGACGAGGGTTACACACTGCCGAAACTGCATATCCATCAGGTGACAGTGAAAGGGACCGCGCGCCCCGGTCAGATGTTCGCTGTGGAAGCACAGACACTGGAAGAACGGCGCGATGCCCGACGTGAAAGCCTCTCCGAGCGCGTTGCGGCGTGTGCCAAATTGGTGGCGAAAGAACCGGATGAGCCTTGGCTTGTGTGGTGCGATCTCAACATTGAGGGTGAGTCTCTCACAAAAGCCATTCCTGGCGCGGTGCAAATCACTGGCGCAGATAGCCGGGACCACAAAGAAACAGCGATGCGCGATTTCATTAAGGGTACAACACTCGATCTGGTAAGCAAGCCCTCTATCTGTGGTTTTGGTCTGAACCTGCAACATAGTGCGCGTGCGGCATTCGTTGGGCTATCGGATAGTTTCGAGCAGTTCTATCAGGCGATCCGTCGGGAGTGGCGTTATGGGCAGACCCGCGAAGTCCATGCCTATGTCATCACATCTGAGACAGAAGGGGCGGTGGTTAAAAATATCCAACGCAAAGAGAAGCAGGCTAGCCAAATGATGGAAGAGATCGTCAAGCATATGGCTGGCCTGTCCTTGGCTCATGCGGAACGCAGCGAGATGGAGTATGAAGAAGCCGTCACTCAAGGGCGCGGCTGGACGCTATACCTGGGCGATAGTGTGCTACTGATGGATGCACTTGATGATAATAGCGTGGGTCTTACAGTCACATCGCCGCCCTTCCCTGGCATGTATGCGTACACCAACAGTTCCCACGACATCGGTAATACCACCACGATTGATGAGATGGTGGCCCACTTTCGCTACCTGATGAGCAAAGAGAAACTCTATCGCGTCACGATGCCTGGACGCATGGCGTGCATCCACCTCTGCCAACTCACGGCTATGAAGAGCCGTGAGGGATATGTCGGGCTGCACGACTACCGGGGTCGGGTCATTCAGATGATGATCGAGGAGGGATGGGTATTCGCGGGCGAGGTCACGATTGAGAAGAATCCCCAGGTGCAAGCAGTACGCAACAAAGAACGCGGCTTACTCTTTAAGACTCTCGCCACGGATGCCAGCCTCATGCGCATGGCCTTAGCTGATTATCTCATCTACTTCCGTAAGCCAGGGGATAATCCGGTTCCGATTCACGCCGGAATGAGCAAGAAATACAACCCCAACGGCGGATGGATTACCGAGGAAGAGTGGATCGAGTGGGCATCGCCTGTCTGGCATCGCCAGGGTAAAGCATACCCCAATGGCATCCGTGAGACGGATGTGCTGAACGTCTCAGCGGCGCGGGACACAAATGATGAACGCCACCTTTGCCCGTTGCAGTTAGGCGTCATTGAGCGCGCCGTTAAACTCTGGTCAGCACCTGGCGATCTTGTTCTCGACCCCTTCAATGGCGTTGGCAGCACAGGCTATCAGGCACTGCGTTTTGGTCGGCACTATGTTGGTTTTGAGTTGAAGCGGTCATACTGGCAATCAGCGAAGGCTAATCTTGAACGCGCCGCTCGTGAGAAAGCCCAGCCGGGACTATTCGATGAACTCGATGAGGTGGCCTAGATGGATATCACCGCAATCCCGTATCAGCATCGCATCGTCGTGGCGCGTGTGCCTGATGGCTGGGTCTGCGTGCTGCGGCCTGGCGGCATCATCGGTGATGACGCCGAAACGTGGCGGCAGGCGCGTGAGAACGCCGTGGACCCGTGGCATGCCGACCCCGCCACCTGCATAATTGTCGATGCACGCGAGCCGCAGTGGCGCAAGGTGCGTGACGATTCCTGGCGCGTGCTGGGGATGATGGCGCGAGAGCGAGGCGAGTGATATGGCAACACAACCCAGCCCATTCACCTACACCGCTGTGACGCTGCACGGCCAGCACCTCTACCGTGTGCTGGCCGATGGCCGGGAGATTGGCCTGATGCAGCGCACCCGTGGCGGCTGGGCAGCCTGTGAGTGGCACCAGGCGCACGGCACGACCCAACAGCGCGAGGTATTCGCCACGCAAGCTGAGGTGGGCTGGTACTGGCTGAAACGGAAGGGGGCAAGGGGATGATGGCAAATCGCAAAGAGATCAGGGAAGCGGCCCGCAAGCGGGATATAGCCACGCTGAATGAGGCGATCAAGATCATGGCGCGCCATATCCCGCCCGTGGGAAGCGTTCAGCCGATGGCCCGCATCCCCTGGCGTGAAGCGATCAAATTGATGCGACAGATGAAGGCGGAACTGGAAAGCGAGGTGAGCGAGAGATGATCATCACCATTCACGCGCCCCTAGACATCGACACGGCGCGGCTCACGCGGGCGCAACGGCTGCTGGTGGGCTACCTATGCGGGCTGCATGAGCGCCAGGGCGATGTGCTGCTGTTCAGCGTGCGGCGGGCGGTGGTGGTGACGGGGATGGAAGATGCGGATGTTCAAGACGCGCTGCATGGGATGGTAGCGGCGCGGGCGATTGAGTTGGAAGCGGCGTAGGACATCGGCACTAATGGCGGCAGATCGGCGCGAATTGCCGGTATATCGTCAGTGCGCATTACAAGGCGGGCGAATATGGTGGCAGAACGGAAAGATGAACCAGGGGTGGTGCTTCCCTGGCGACAGAGGGCGGCGGTGATGGGTGTAGTTGAGGAAGAAAAAATCAGCGTCATCACCGGTGACGCCTTTGCCGCTGTGCAGAAAGTGGGGCAGATGGGATATCCCAAACGCATGACTCACTTCCTCTTAGACGCGCTACTCAAAGAGACGTTCAAGAACTCTGGATGGCACCGCAAGCATGGCCGCCCACAGCACGTATGCACATTCCGTCTCACTACATGGGCGGTCACACTCGGCTGGGAGAAACCAACCGTCATCCAGGTACGCAACCGCCTAGTAGAGGCTGGCGTCATCACCTTTGAGCCAGATCCTGATATTCCCGGAGATGGCGTGATTGCGTGGAATATCGCCTTTAACGAATGGCAACCCATCGGTCTCAGGGGAGGGAAGCGCACTGGTGCTGGCAATCCCTATTTTTCGTCGCCAGAATATCAAGCGTACATTACTAGATTGAAAGCAGAAAAGACCTATCAAAGTAGTAATGGCGACTATCAAAGTAGTAACGATTCCCTATCAAAAGAGAAACGCAAGCCTGCTAAAACGCCTATCAAAGTAGTAACGGTCGTAAGCTCTGATGCCAGTGTAGGCCAGGCCGCACCAGACCCTTTAAGAAAAGATACGGAAGAAACAAAGAAGAAAACCCCTAACGGGGTACGCACGCGGTCGCGTGCTAGCCCTGATGGTTCTGCAAAAACGTTTGAGGTGGTTGATGAGGACGACATCCGCTTCAAGATTGCTGCTTATTTCTGGCGCAAGCGCAAGGAATTCGCGCCAGAGTTGACGGACCCACCACTTACTCCCGCTGGGTTGGCGAAGTGGTGCGACTTAGTAAGACGCCTCCTTGCCAAGCACGATAAAAACACCATCGGCCACGCCATTGACTACGCTTTTGCAGACGTGAAGTGGTGGGCAGGCAAGATGAGCGGAATGGATCGATTCCACCGCGATTTTGCCAAGATTTACACGGACATGCAGGCCGCGCAGAAACGAGAGGAGAGAGGGAATGGGCAAGCGAGATCATCAACTCAAAGCACTGTCAACGGACGAGGTACTCCGGCTGGCAAACTTATCAAAAGTCGAGAGCAGCGCATCGCCGAGGCCGCTCAGCCGCATGGAACGCGAAAAACAAGCGCGTGATGAACACCGCAAATTGATGCGCAACCGCCCCTATTGGGTGCGGGTCGTCGCTGCAAACGGCGGCACTGAGCCGAGCCATGAAGAATTGCTCCGCACGATGCCAGAGCGAATGGCGACACAAAAGCAACTATGCCCTCGCTGTCATGGGAGTGGCTATTTGCACTATGACGTGCCGTTCGATCATCCACAGTTTGCCAAGCGTGTTCCGTGTCGATGCCGTGAATCAGAACTGGAAACGAAACGGCGCGAGCGGTCACAGCGACTAGCAGATCTGACCACCGAAATGAGCGAAATGACGCTCGCCACCTACAACCAGGCGTGCGACCCTGAGGCCTACGCTGCGACGATGGCGTTTATCACGGGTGCTAATGCTGCTGGTCAAGTTGCCCCGCCGTGGCTGTACTTTGAGGGCAATCCTGGTGGTGGCAAAACACACCTCATGGCTGCCATTGCGCACGCTTATTTGGAGCGTGGCGAGCGGGTGATGTTTCGCGTCGTGCCGAAACTGCTAGATTGGTTCCGTGCTGGCTTCAAGCAAAACCCCAGCGATGATGATGATTTCCAGTGGCGCTTTGATGAAGTGTGTAACGTGCCGCTGCTCTTGCTGGATGACCTGGGATCTGAGCATAACACCCCTTGGAGCCGGGAGCGGCTATTCACACTCATCAATCATCGTTACGCGCGAAATTTACGGACGGTGTTTTCGACTAACGTTGGGTTATCTGATGCTGATGAGCGCATTCGTTCGCGCATCATGGACCAGGCGAAATGCGAGTTGGTGTTTACCACCGATGAAGATTATCGGTCGCGTGCAGATCGGAAACAGCAACGGGCAAAGAAGGGGGCATAATATGCAAGCCATTGAAACAAGCTACCATGATCAAAAATATGGAAGGAGCGGCAACTGATGTCACGTCGTAAAATCCCCCAGCCCCTCTTGAACCCGCCCGGCTTGCGTCACGTATCGCCGTCACCTGAGCCATCCGAGCGACCTGGCGAGCCATGCTACTGCTGTGGCGGCACCATCTGGTGGCTCTTGCCCCATAGCAGCGTGTGGCGCTGTGTCACCTGCCATCCAGCCTGGGATGCCCGCCGTAAAGAGGCGGTGGTCCTCTCAGCAGAGCGCGTGGCGCTGCTGCGGCTGGGGCGCGCAATGGGCTATCCGCGCTATCGGCTGTCCCCCTGGCGGGCCATCGCGGCGGGCGAGGCGGGCTGGCATGCATTTGTGCGCGCGATGGATGATGTGGGGATCAGCGTCGTGCTGGAACTGCTGGGGCAAGTGAAAGGACGTGCCGCATGAAAGCGCTTAGCTTGATCCAGCCTTGGGCGTCACTGATCGCCATAGGTGCCAAGAAAATTGAAACCCGCTCACGCTTGCGGCCCCCAGCGTCGCTGATCGGTCAGCGCATCGCCATCCATGCGAGCAAGGGCTTCCCACGCGATGCCAAGGATGCATGCCTTGACCCCGTGTTCGTTACGGCGCTGTGGTCTGACATCACGCGCTATGCCACCATTGACACGGCTCCTGATGGCGGCTATATGCGGCTGGGCAGCGAGTTCGTCAGCATCACGGAAATTGAGCAGCACATCAAGCAGTTGCCCTGCGGCGTCATTATCGCCACCGCGCGCGTCACCGGATGCTGGTCAACCAATCGCCTTGACCTGCTGGCGAAATTGCCCGATGCTGAGCGCGCGTTTGGCAACTATGCCCCTGACCGCTGGATGTGGGGACTGGCGGATGTGCAGGTGTTGCCAGAGCCGATAGCCGCCAGCGGGAAATTGGGCCTGTGGGAATGGCAACATCCTGACGAGGTGGAACCCGTCAATACTGAGGGATGCATCTATGTTGATCAGATCATCCACTGGGGCAATGCGCCCGCACCGGGGGCAGAACGGTTCTTTGGCAATGGCAAGCCCAGTTGTCACATGTCCACCAGCGACCATTCGCCAGCAGGGCTAGAGGCGCTACATCGGTTCGCAGGGAAGCTGGGGATGAAGCGCGCGTGGTTCCAGGATACCGACGTGATGCCCCACTATGACCTGACGCCTAGCAAGCGCTCCCTGGCTGTCAGGAACGGGGCGATTGCGGTGGAAGGGACAGAGATCGTGCGGATCTGTGGGCGCGAACGTATCAAGAAGCTGCTGACGGAGGGCGTGGCATGACGACCTATCGTATCGCTGGCCAGGTCACGAGCCGACTGCACCCCGAACGTGATGGCACGTGGATGGTGGTGGATGAGCAGGACAAACCGAAGCATTACGCCAAGACACGCCAGGCGGCCCAGCGGTGGATTGGCAGTATGACTGGGGTGGCGACACGGCAAGGGAAGAAGAAAGGGAAGGGTGAGGCAGCATGAATGAAGCACTGACCAAGCAGATCGTCGCTCCATATGAAATGGCGGTGCGCAACCTGCTGCAAACAATGGGGCAACTGCAATTCGTGGAACGCGAATACAGTTATCGCCCCACGAAAAGCCAAGCAATCCTGATGCATGATCTGCGCTCGTTGGTGCGCAAATATATGGATGAGATCCGCAAATACGAAGGGCCAGTGCAAGTGGCACTCTCAGAGATCGGAGGCGACGATGCAGACTGACACACACGGCGTCGCCATCATCTGCGAACGCGAGGGCGGTCACACGGTGGCCTGGGTAGATGAGGACGCATCCCGGCGCGTACCACCGGGATACTTTGTGGAACAGTGGCCCTATTACGGGCATGTCTATGCTGGCACGCTGGATGGCGACTATGCTCAGCAAGAGATTGACGAGACGATGGGGCCACACACACGCGATGACCGCAAGCGCTGGTGGCTCACCTGGCGTAAGGCGGTGGCGTGGTGCCAGTATGAAGCGCGACGGAAGGGGATGGCAGCGTGAATAACCGGATGATGCGCTTCGGCGCGGTGATGTACGACTCATGGTGGATCTTTGTGCTGGCGATGCTCGTCGGCGGCGGCATCGGTTGGGCAGTGCAATCGCTACAACCTGTCTGGCTGGCCTGGGTGCTGGGCATGACGTTCAGCGCAGGCATGGCAATGGTGCAAGATCCTGCCGATGCGCGTGCCACTTACAGAAACATTCTGGCAGATAACAAGGGGAGGCGACGATGGCGACCGATGAGGAAAAGTCAATCGACATGCAAGCGTGGCGCAACGAGTTATGGATGCTGAAATTGTGGCATCCGCTGTATGGGCAGGGGAGCCAGAAACGTTCTGTGCTTGACGATGCCCTAGACGAACTGGCGGCGTCGCGCGCGTGGCGGGAACGAGCGATGCCACTGCTGAGCCGTAGCCAAAAGGCACTGGATGCTGCCATAGATAACATCTGTGAGGAATGCGGGATTGATCGCCCGTTCATGGAATCGCAGTATGCTGCCATGATGGAAATCGAACGTGATTTGCGGCAATTGCTCACTGATACACGAGAAAGTGAGGCGAAACATGCCAACTAACGACCTGACCCCGCGCCCGGCCATCATGGCCTTTGCCCGGCTGATGGAGCAGGTGATGCGCGTGAAAGATGCCGCTGGCTATCCGGCATGGGACAGTGAGAAGATCGATCAGCATCTAGCGGGCATCCACACGGAAGCGAACGAGGTGGAAGGGGCGCTGCATGATGCGCGATTAACCGGCTTCCTGGGCTGGGATGGGGGGATGGAACTGGCACAGGCGGTGATGCGTGAGTGCGCCGATGTAGCCAACCGAGCCATGATGCTCGCCAACGCCGTGCGTCCGCTATGCAAGCATGATGGGCGCGGGCGGGCGGTGGTGGATGAGAGGGCAATTGATGATAACTGAGCAGCAGATCCATCACCTCGCAACCAGCACGCCATTGTCGTATGACGGCATCGCTGCATTGGCATACCGCGCCGAACGATACGGCATGAGTAATGAGGCGTTCGTGGTGCTGGTTGAGTGTGCTTGCAAGGTGCCAATGGATAACGGGATGACCTATCGCTTCATTGCGGCGGCGATAGATGTTGAGCGAGCATGGCAGATGGTAAAGAAAAGGAGCAAGGGGAATGAGTGAAGAACAGTTTCTCGCATTTATCCGAGCGAACAAACATCTGGGCTATGGCCGCATGATGCAGATCATCTCGCATGAGTGGTGGCGGCATGATCCACACGGCGCGCTCAGTGTTGGTGATTGCTACGCACTGATCAAGCCATCATCCGAAAAACAGGCGAGCGATTTTGAGGCACGGCATGATCCGCTGTTTGGGGATGGTGCAAAATGACCGAGACCGAACGCGAGGCATGGGCCGCATTGGAGGCAGGCATCGTGGAAGATGCGGTGGCAGCGGGGCTGCTGAAAGAGCTTCAGCGCATGTGGGCAGAACACGCCATCCATGCCTATGAGAAGCGTCCCATGCAGATAGAGCAAGCGCCATACAGCAGAGAGACGCCGTATCGTTGCCCGAACTGTGACGGGACAGGCGAGCGGGTATACCCAGCATCACCGAAAGCCACCACGTCAACCATCCTCTATCCGCAGCCGCAGCAGTGCCACTCATGCCAGGGGAAGGGCGTGCTATGGCGATGAGTGAAGATGAACCAGTGATCCTGGGGCCGGAACACATGCATATCCTGCATGGCCTAATGGGCTTCCTACGGCAAACATACATCAGCACAGAAATGCTACGGAACTTCGATCCGGTGCTGACCATCGACTATGTGGATATCCACCTGCCTAACGTCCCCATGACGTTGCGCGTGCCGATTGCCCTGGATGGGTCGTTTGCTCAGCAGGTACTCGATATCGCCCCGCCGAAAAGACAGCAGGTGAAGAAGGTAGACAAGCTAGGGCTGTTGGCACCGCCGAAAGCGGCGTTACCGAGCGGCGATGATAATGAACGATAATGGCAGCAGACACAGCGACAGGAAGGAAGCAGAGCGATGAGCAATCCAACCAAGACACGCAAACTGAAGATCATCAGCGATGGGAATACGGGCCACGTGTTGTGGTGGCGGTGACGCCGACTATGCCCATCCCGAATGAGGAAACATCGCCAATCTTCGCCGTGGGATCTACGGGATTCATGCGCCAAGCGCCCCAGCCACCAGCCGCCCCGCCAGTGTCGCTGATCATCCAATGCCAGCGGCGCTTTGCTCATACTCAGGTTCGATTGCGTGAATTTCAACAATTGCGCAATGACCTGTATGGCGATCAGCAATTCTTTGAGCAAATGAAAGCACAAGGGACCGCCGAAGAGCAGACGGACATCGCATCCTATATTGAGGCAATTCAGCGGGCGATTGGCGATATCCAGCAGGCTGCATGACGATGAATGGAGCGCGTCAGTACAGAAGAACAGGCGCGCTCCGCTAAGCCCGAAAAATGGCTTAAATCCTAGACTTTTCCGTACACGCACTGGACAGTGTGTGTACACTAACGAGGTGATAGCGGTGGCGAGGCGAAAAAAGTCTGTCCCAGAGCGGCATGACGGCATACGGGCGGCTATTTATTTACGGGTCAGTACAGAAGAACAGGCGCGCTCCGGTTTGGGCATCGAAGCGCAACGTGATCGCGCGATGGCCGCGCTGCGTTTACGAGATTGGGAATTCATTGGCGAATATGCCGATGAAGGGATCAGTGGTGCCAAAGATGAGAAGAAGCGGCCAGGGTTAGCACGGTTATTAGCTGATTGTGAAGCAGGGCGCGTGGATGCAGTGGTGTTTCTTGACCTCTCGCGTTTGGGGCGTCGCACGCTGCTTATTCTCGACTTGGTGGATCGATTGGCAAAGATGGATGTGCAGCTCGTCTCGTGCAAAGAAAATATGGACACTTCAACTGCGATGGGTAAGGCCATGTTAGGCTTCATCGCTGTGTTAGCACAGATGGAGCGCGACCTGGCGAGTGAGCGTACCCGCGCTGCATTAGCAGAGGCGGGCAAGCGTACAGGCGATAAGGGCGGCGGTGTTCCCTATGGCTATCGGCGCATTAGTAGCGTGATTATGATTGACGAGAGTGAAGCATCTGTCGTGCGTCAAATATTCTTGTGGCATAGCACGGGCGCATCTTTGCGAGAGGTAGCGTTCTGCTTACAAGATCGCGGTGTGCCGCCACGAGGGGGAGACCGTTGGCACCATAGCGCAATACAGTGTATTCTAGCTAATGAGGCAGCGTATCGCGGTGGGAACCGTGATAAGAGTGAGGCGCGATGGCCAGTGATTCTTGATGAGGATCTTCCGGGACGTGTGCGACCGTTAGCTTCGTAAGCTAACAAAGGAAAAATACCAGACATCCACCACAAGAGAGAGGGGGAGCGAGCATGGCGACCGCAGAGGAACTGATCACCCTGCACCGTGACGGGCATGTGGGCATGGTCGAGGTGGCGCGCGTGGTCACATCCTATGATAAGGAAGGCAAAGACGATATCGTGCTTGATGTCCTGCTATTGGACGCAGAGGCGCGCACCGAAGGCGACGACGTGGCGTTGACGGATATCTATGTGGCTGGTGATGGTGATGTGTTACAGGATCACGTCTACCTGAATGCCGACGCCATGACACAAATGGCTGTCGCCTGGCTAGGGCGGCAAGGGTACACGGTGACGCCACCAGCGACGGCGCGGGGGAGTGAGTGATGCTGAAACGCATTCGCCAACGGATTCATGAGTGGGACGCGCACCGACACCAGCGCGTCATCGAGCAGATAGGCATGGCGTTTGCAGAAGGGCTGTTGCGGGGACTCGGTGTGCCTGCCGCTGATATGCCAGCGAAACTCAAAGCCGTTCAGGATGGGCGCATTCGTTCTGAGGCTGCGGCACTGAAAATGCATGTGTTGCTGCGAAATATTTACGGCTACTCATGCGGTCTGAATCTTCTCCATTATTACGCATCCACCAAGAACGCACGAGCAGAAGATATCTTCAATGAGGCATATCGGCAACTCTGTACAGGGGATGACCAATTCATCCACGAGCTGCGGACATTCCATAGCAATATGCTATAATACAACCAACGAGACGCCACAAAGGAGCACTACATGTCCACTCCTGCCCCCCGCTTTGAACCTGGCGAGATGAAACGCCTGCGCAAGTCTGTTTACCTCACCCAAGAGAAGGTTGCTGAGCGCATGGGATACAGCGCCCCCTGGCAACTCAAGCGCTGGGAACGCGGCAGGGACGTCATCGGCACTGTTCGTGCTGACCAGTTCCTCGCCATCATTGAGCAAGAGCAGGAACGATTGGGTGCCGCCGACGCTGCTTTCCAGCGCCGCAAAGAAGCGATACACCAGCGCCTTGCCTCTTAGAAATCCACCCCTAAACTCACCCCTTCTGCCATCTGGTGCCTTTGTCCCCTGTCAGATACGCTTGATATGGGAACGTGGCATGGTCCCTCTCGTGTCGCCAGTGCCACGCGCCCTCATGAGGAGCGCCGATGGCCAAACGACAGAAGCGTGCCGAGCGACTTGCCGCCACGCTGCGCATTGTCCCGAAAGAGCCACCCAAGACAACCCTGAATACGGACGCACTGACTGGCGAACGCCTGACATTTGGTGCGCCTCGTGTCACGGTGGCCGATGATGACCGCATCGCGTTCCCTAAGCATGCTAACCCGGAAGATCTCCATCCCCACAGTATCTACGCCGTCGGCTATCGTGTCTCGCTGCCGCTGCGCCTCCATCAACGCCAAACCGAAGGCCCGCTGGGGGGCAATGCCTTCGCCAAGCCGCTGCTGAAATATATCCAGGCGGGTGAGTCGGTCAAGGGCCGGGGTTATCGGAAGCAGCACCTCTCATCAGCCGACTATGCCAAGCGCTTCTGGTGGACGCCCGTTTGGGCAGAGGCAGAACTACGCGCCAACTTCCCCTCCGACGTGGTGGATGTGGTGCTAGCCGTGCGGCGCGATCAGCAGGATTGGGACATGGCAATGGTAGGCTGCCACCGCGCCGAGGGTGACGTGAAGGCATTCATGCGTAACATGGCTGCACACTGCCGGGGGATTATTCAGAGCGAAGTGCAAGCAGCGTAAACGAATATTGAACTGCCACGAGTGGATGCGTGATGGCACAGGTCCGAGAACACCACCCGTGTATCGCTATGAGAGGAAAGTACGTATGCCGTCATTTACGCCACGTGAGCGACCCACCAAAGAAATTCATGCGCCGTGGTGGAGTGAGGTGCGCGATCTCCTTGGACGCTATAAAGAGCATGTCATCATTTACGCGACGCTTTCGGACGACGATGTCCGTAATCAACTGGCTGGCATAGAGGCACAAGCTGCATCAATGACTGGGCTTCTCGATCTCTTGTTTTCATTCCGGGACACCTTTCTTGTACGGATGATTGTTGAATTAACTGACGAACAAGGCAGTGTGCTCCCAGTTAGCGCAGATCTTATCCGGCAGATGGAACCGAAGGACATACAGTTCATCTGGGATGCCATCAATGCCACAGTTGCCCCGGAAAAAGCGGAACAGAAGACATGAGCGACTGAATGGCAGATTCTCGCGCGCCTGCCACGTGTAGGTGGCGTAACGGCCCCGTTCTGCGAGGCCAGCACCTGAGGGCGTAGCTCAGTTGGCAGAGCAGCGGCATAGCGAGCAATGCTCTTGCGAGAGCGGTTCAGACGCCGCAATTGCGCAGGTTCAATTCCTGCCGCCCTCTCCACAGGATACCCCCATGCCTGCATCCCACTCCACCCTCGCCCTACGCATCGCTGACATCACCCGTCAAGCGACGGCACTCATCGTCGCCCTCGTCACCGCAGATATCCAGCGGTCCTGGGCGATGGTGGAGTGGGACGAAAATCTGCATCCACGTGGCTCCAATGGTAAGTTCATTGGTGGCTCCGGGTTGCAAGCTGAACGTGAGGCGTATCATGCCGAGCATGCCATCGCGCGCTTCAACAAGGCGGCGGACGCCATGCATTTGCAAGGGGCATTACGGGAGCATGCTGCGAAAGCCTTTCACCTTTTGCTGCACAATGGTCAGGATATCCAGAGCATCGCTGCACTCCATGCGCACCATGAAGCGATGACCCGCCAGGCGGCGGAGCAGGCGCGGTGGGATACACGGGATCGCGAGGAGTCCCATCGCCTCGTGTATCTGCGCACGAAATATGCCTCTGCCCTCAAATTCGACACCACGCTTTCTGCCTATTCACGTGGCCGTCTTCAGCGTGAGATTGACATCATCGACCGCTATTTGGCGCGCATGTGGATTCCTGCTCCCGTGCGGTTACGCCTGCCCGCAGACCAGAAGGCGAGCATTCGCGCTCAGGTGCAGCAGGGAATAGCCGCCGACCGCTCAGCCCCTGTCACGGCAATGACGGAGTAACCTCCTCTTCCACCAGGCAATCCCGAATGCGATCAAGTCGCAAGCAACATAGCCCATTCGCCTCTGCATCCTCAAAACCTGTGAGCCACCACGTATCGTGCTTTTGTTCGATGCCCATGAGCAAGAGATAGATGACGCCTCGCACGGTGTGGTCGAGCAGGATGCATTCGCCGCAGTGTTGGCGTAGCCAGGCACTGCGGCCGTCGAGGCTGAGGTCGGTCCACATATACGCCTCCCGTGTGAATTGTAACTCAAGGTAACACTCATGTCGAGATCATGCACCATCTGCATACACCCCCAGCGTGATGCGATTGATGCGGCGCATCAGCGCGGCGAATCGAATCGGCGTATTGCGTCGCAATATGGCCTCACTGAGGCGAGTGTGCGTCGCCATTGTGCCAGCCATGTCACTGAACTGCCTGAGACGAAACGACGCGACGCTTCGGTGCCTCACGCGCGCAAGCAAGGCGAGAACATCCCGCAAGAGGTGCGCCCTGGTACGCAGGCGGCATTCCTTGCGGCGTTTGTGGAACTGGGCAACGAAATCGGCGCATGTCGCGCCATTCAGATCGACCCTGGTACCATCGACTGGTGGGAAGAGCACGACACGGATTTCTCGTTCCGCTATGCCCGCGCCAAGGCTGAGCGTAATGACGTGATTCGCGGTGAAATGTACCGACGCGCCATTAAGGGTGTTCCTGAGCCAGTAGTGAGCGGTGGCAAGGTGATGACGAATGCCGACGGTTCCGTCATGACCGTGCAGAAATATAGCGACGCACTCATTGGCAAACTCGCATCGGCCTGGATGCGCAGTGAATTTGCCGACAAGCAGCAAGTGGAAATCAGCGGCAAAGATGGTGGCCCCATTCAGTCGCAGCAGACGGTGGCGCTGGATGTGCGTGGCATGACGCCAGAACAACTGGCGGCGTTGCGGCAGGTGTTGGAGGCGGGGCAGTGAGTAGTGTGCTGACAATTGGCGATCTTGAGGCATCGCTTGTGCGGGCAATGGCTTACTATGCTGATGGCGAAGAGCGAGCTTGTGAAGACCAACAAGAAATTGTTCGTGGGGCATTCACTGAACTTGCGACATTGCGCCAATGGCAGTCCGTTGCATTACCTTTACTGAGATCTTTAGCCGTCTTGGACTTGGTGCCGACGACAGACGAGAACTTTGGCTGTCCTTTCCATTGCGGATGCGAAGATGTCACCTATCCGTCCTTTCCGCATGAGCATGCCCCTAGCTGTGCCATCGTCATTGCACGTATGATCATTGACCATGCAGACCATCCTCACTCCCGCTGAACTCCTAGAGCGGGTCAAAGCCGAGCAGGCGCGCCGCAGCCTGAAAGAATTTATTATCCAGGCGTGGGATGTTGTTGAACCTGGTACGCCATTCTATGACAATTGGCATTTAGATGCACTGTCCTCTCACCTTGAGGCCGTCACTCGTGGCGACATCCGCAACCTGCTCATCAACATCCCGCCACGCTGCATGAAATCGCTCACGGTGGCGGTTTTCTGGCCCTGCTGGGTGTGGGCGACGCACCCCCAAATGCGCTGGCTTTTCGCATCCTATGCACTGAACCTGGCTATTCGAGATAGCGTGAAGTGTCGCCGTCTCATTGAATCGCCTTGGTATCAACGCGAATATGGCGACACAGTGCGGCTTGTTGAGGACCAGAACCAGAAGAGCCGTTACGAGACGACGGCGCGTGGTTATCGCTATGCATTGTCAGTGGGTAGCGGTGTGACGGGTGAAGGCGGCGACATCATCTGCATTGATGATCCGCACAACGCCGTAGATGCCGAGAGCGCAATGGTGCGGGAATCGACATTGGAGTGGTGGGACCAGGCCATGTCGATGCGCCTCAATGACCCGAAGACGGGGCGGCGCGTCATTGTCATGCAACGCCTGCATGCCAATGATATGTCAGCACATGTTTTGGCACAGGGCGGATGGGAACATCTGAATCTGCCAATGGAATATGAGCCTGATCGCCATTGCGTGACGAGTATTGGTTGGGCTGATCCACGTAAAGATGAAGGTGATCTGCTCTGGCCTGAGCGCATCGGCACAACAGAGTTAGAGCGGTTCAAACGCGACCTTGGCTCTTTCGGTTATGCTGGGCAGTTCCAGCAACGTCCCGCGCCCAAAGAGGGCGGGACGTTCAAGTTGGAATGGATGCGGCACCGCTATCGTGAACTGCCCAAGATGCAGCGCATCGTGCAAACGGTGGACAGCGCATTCAAAGAGGGCGTGGCATCCGACTATAGCGTTATTGCCACGTGGGGTAGCGACGGCGTTGACTTCTACCTCATGCACATCTGGCGGGGGCGTGTCGCCTTCCCGGAACTCATCACCGCGATCAAGGACCAGTTCGCCCGCTTCCATCCACAGGCGGTGTGCATTGAGGATAAGGCGAGTGGACAATCAGCCATTCAGGTATTGCGCCAGCAAACGCACCTGCCAGTTATTGCGGTGCCAGCTGATGGCAGCAAAGAGAATCGCGCCGATATGGTCTCGCCGCTGTTTGAGGCGGGCAAAGTGAAGCTACCTGAGGCGGCGGAGTGGTTATCAGCTTGGATTGATGAGCATGTCAACTTCCCGAAGGCAGCACATGACGACCAAGTAGACAGTACATCTTACGCCCTGCTACGCCTTGGCGGTCGCCGAGGGGCTGGCGCACTGCTCGATCACCTGCAATCCCGCATAGAGGCGCGAGAGACGCGCCCGTATTGAGAGAGAGGAACACATCATGGCAAAGCATCGAGAACGGCAGAAGGTGGAAGTCGTCCGCCTGGGATTCGAGTTTACGTTCGTGACCGAGTTCGATAATCGCGGGAAGCCGAAAGCCTATACCACGGCTCCCGCAGGATCTGCGCTGGTGATTAAAGGCGAAGGCCGTGACCAGGAAATCACGTGGATGCCGTGGGACGAGGCAATGACACGCTACGAGCCAGAGGATGAGATTGGGCATGATGATGAGGATGCGCCACGCGCTGCCGCTCGCCGCCGTGATCGAGTAACTCGTTATGATGATCGCCGCGATGGCCACCGTGAGCCACGTTATGATGAGCATCCACGCTATCGGGATGGCATTGGCGTGTACGCTCCTGGCCACGCGCCACCCTCTGAGCCGTATCGCATGCCCACGTTGCTGCCGAATGCGGTGCTGCCATCCGATGACGAGCAGAAGCGGCGTGCGGAGAGCATGTGATGGGTCGCCACGAGAAGATTTCCTATCGCCCCTGCCGCGAGCATCACATCATCACCACCGAACAGGATGGCGTCATCAGCCAGACGTGCGAGGGCTGTGGGGCGGAGTGGTTCTTTGATGAGCCAGTGTCAGAGCAGGTGCATCAGTTCGGCATGTGTGAAGTGGAATATGCGAAGGCAGTGGCATTTGGGCAGATGCTATTCTCGCGGACGTTTCCGGCGCTGAAAGCGTTGGAGCAGGTGATAGAGGGATGATATGGATATCTACAAGCGTGTCATCTGCTTTGGCATTGTTGGGGCGATCTTAACCTTCATTGCTATCCCCATTGCTTTAGCGTTGCTTGATATTCACGGGATAGTAGCTGGGTGTGTGACCGGAATCACGTGTGCCGCGATTTTCTTTGACGGTGCGCTGTGTATAGGTGTACTCACGGCTCCATAGAATCCCCCGTGGCGCTTCGTCACCACGGGGCGGGGCGATGCAGCGATGTGTCGCCCCTGCTTATTTGGGTGTCTCAGGATGCTCTTTCAGCCATACTTGTCCAGCAGTAAACACGTGGTCGCGGTAATCCCGTAACTGGCGTTGTTCTGCCCATTCATGTAATGCTCTCATCATCTCGATTACTTGACGCTCAGTCAACCCGAAACCATGCATCAAATCATAGGTATCGCAGGTCCAATAGTGGTCTAGGAAGTACGCCAGCGCCGCACGATGAATCACCATCCACACCTCGCCGTTTCTCATCATGATACCACGCCACACCGCCAGCATAGGACACACACATGAGTCGCCAGCGCCGCCGATCACAACCGAAACCCGACGCCGCGCTGGTGCAGAAGCTGGACGCCCTCACGACGCAGATGGCGGAATTGACGCGGCGCATGTCACCAGCGGACGCTGCTCGTGGCACACCCCTGCCCGCACATCTCGTCAACCCGCCACGCCAGCAACGCACGCCGCAACTGGATCAGGTGGCGGTAAAGGGCGATTCGGCGATGGGCGTGCCATCACAGCAACTCATGAACGAGATGCTGAAGAATCAGGCACCGCAAGCGGGGGCAGTCGGCATCTATGCGCCTGGTGCGCCGCTGCAAGTGGTGCCTGGCATCGAGTCGCCGTATGGCCCGCGCATCTGGGACTTTCCGTATGGCTACAACATCGCCGCCCTGCCACGCAGCACCGAGGCAACAGCGTTCCAGGAACTGCGCGACCTCTCGGATCTCTACTATGGCATTCGACTGTGCCAGCGCGTCTGGTTCGATGTCATCAATCGCCTGGAACTGAAGATATCCTTTGAGCCGGGCGTCATCCCGGATGGCGAATCCGAGACGGATGCCAAGTGGAAGAAGTTCACCCAGCCCGTGCGTGATTTCCTGGCCTATCCTGATGGGCAAAACAGTCTATCCGACTGGCTCATCATGAGTGTGTCGGATGTACAGGAACTGGGCCAGAGCATCATCTTCAAGAACCGTAATAAGAAGGGCGAGATCATCGCCCTGGATGTGGTGGACGCGGCGTTGGTGAAACCGCTCCTGGATCAGCGTGGCCGTCTACCCAAGCCCCCCTATCCGGCATTTGAGCAATTCATCAAAGGCATCCCAGCAGGGCTGTATGTTGGGGACACCGATGTCACGCAAGAGTGGACCTCCTCACAGATGCACCTCATCCGCGAGATGGCGCGCACCAACTCGGTGTATTCGCGCTCGCGTGTTGAGGACATTCTGCTCATCATCAATCAGGCATTGCGCAAACAGAACTTGGATCTGACGCGCTACACCGATGGCTCAACCCCTGAGGGCATGGTGTTCGTGGATCCTAGTTATGCTGAGGGATCGCCTGAGGAGTGGGGAGAAGTTGAGCGTTCGTTAAATGGGGTGTACGCCGGTAACGACCGCATGCGCGCCAGACTTAAAATCATGCCGCCAGGACTGAAAGACTACACCAACACGCGCAGCCCTGACCCACAGATCGACTTCGATATGTGGCTGCTGAAAATTACCTGTGGCTCATTCGGCGTGACAATGGCCGAGATTGGCATCACTGATGATGTGAACCGCTCTACCGGCGATTCACAGGAGAATGTCATCTATCGCCGCGTGGTGCAACCCCTGGCCGTGAGGTATGCACAGTTCCTCACGGAAGTGGTGAAAGAACGCTTCGACAAGCGCATGCGAGTGGAATGGGGCGGCATTGAGGAGCAAGAGGATCGGCTGGCTAAAGCGCAAGAGTTGGACATCCTCGTCAAGAATGGCAGCATCAGCCCCAGTCGGGCGGCACGGGAGATGGGCTATGAGGTCGATACGGAAGTGCCTGCCTTTGTGCTATTCAATGGTGGCCCCACGGCGGCGATTGTCATGGATGACCTGGACGCCCTGCGCAAGAGTCAGTTGGAGTCGTTCCAGACGCAGACCGAGCAGGCCAAAGCCGGGCTGAAGAACACCCAACTCCAAGCCGAGCAGTTGCAAATGGTCATCAAGCAGCAACAGCAGCAGGGTAGCCAGCAACAAGGCGAGGACCAGGGCGGCGAAGGCCAGGGGCAAGGCGAGGGCAACGAGCCTGAGCCGAATGGTCCCGGTGGCAACTCTGACTCAGGTAATAAGCAGCAAGGCGAGCAAGAATCTGAGGGGGAAGCATCTCCTGAGGATGAGGGCGAGCCTGGCGGCAATGAGGACCAGGACCAGGGCGCATCCGAGCAGCCAGGAGAAAGCGAAGGCGAAGAGACGGGGCCGGATGATGAGGCGGCGCGCGAGGTAGATCGCCTCATTGCGCAAGCTAAGGCACGTCAGAGCAAGGGCAAGCAGCAGCGCATGCATGTGGCAGATGATGTCACTGCCGTCTCCGACGAGTGGCGGCGCTACCGTGATGTCGCCCTGCGCGCCGTGAAGCGCCAGCAGAGCGTGCCAACGTTCACCAGCGACGTGATGCCCAGCAACCTCCACACCTACGCCGCTGAGGCGCTACAGCGTGCCACGACGCCTGATGATGTGCGCCAGGTGTTCGCTGATGTGCGTGATGCTGAGACGCATCCGAGTGAGTGCCGCTGCATGGTGTGCGGGTGCGGTGAACCGCTCAATGATCACGGAAAACCTTACATCACGGCAGGCACGGCGGGCAATGTCCCAGGCGATGCCCCCGTCTACCCGAACCTCATGCCGCCAGTGGATGAGTGCTTCGTCGCGCTGTTTGTGCCTGCGCATGTAGGGCAACCCCTAGCCGACCTTGTGGGCTGGGAGAACTGTGATCCGAAAGATTTGTATGTGTCGCTGGCATCGCTAGGGCATGAGACTGATATTGATGATGTAGATATTCTCTGTGCGACGGTGCAAGCATGGGCTAAAACACAGCATTCCATCGTAGCCCGCATCACTGGCTATGGACGCGCTCCTGATGACATTGGCGATGCGGTTTATGCCGTTGTGCAAAGTGATGCACTTCCAGCAGTGCGACAGGATTTGCTGGGGGCATTACACGCAGCATTGAATGGTGCGGGTCTACCGGTTGTGGATGACCCCGGCTATTCGCCTCGTATCGTGCTGGCACACCTTGATCCGGCATCACCCATGCCTGAGACGATTGCGCATGTGCCGACCAATGGTGATGCGTTCGCACTCTCTTATGTGTGGGTTGTGTCTGGGCAATACCGTTGGGCCTATCCCCTCGGCGGCGATGATGGCGAGCGTGTCACCGTCGTGGATGAACTGCGCAGTCTGCGGGCCGAGATCCAGCGCGCCATCACAGCGGAGATGACACCGCAGCACGTGCGCTGGGCAGAGCATGAGATTGTGCGCGGAACTGGCGGCAAGATCATCGGCAACATCTATGCTGGCGTGTTCCATCCTGCCGACGGTGTGACCCATGAGCATGTGCGTCAGGCATTGGCCCTGCACGAGGCGAGCAGCGAGAAGCACCAGGCGCTGGCAGCGTACCTGAGTCGCCAGGAATTATCTGGGCGATTATCCGCAGCCATTCATAGGGAGGTTGAAGCCCGTAGCGAATCAGCAATTTCAGTAATGCGCCCAGGTCGCGGCGCATCTGATCGACAATGGGCCGAGTATAATGCTTGGAAAGCCGCTAAAGAATCCTATGAGGAAGCGCAGGCACAGGCACAACCATTGAAAGATGCAATGGCAGCATTACTCAATCGGGATGCACAAGCAAAAGGTGTCACTCTTCGTGTTGAGTCACCGGGGGTTTTTGAAAACCTTCTTGCCATTTGGCCTCACTTGCCATCCGGTGGCGATATTGCCGCTTTATTGCATGCACAGAAAGGCGATACCGTTACTCTTGGTACATCAGGGAAGATCACCCTGCAAGGGTCTCATGAAGCCTATGGGTTTATCCGTCGTCGTCACGATAATGGGCTGATTGAGTTTAGCGCTCCTACGGTGCGCGTAGCCCGTGGCGAACGTTCAGCGGCATCTGGGCGTGACATTGTACGTACATTTGCCCATATGCAATACATGGGAATCCAACGCTTAACGGCTCAGGCCGAGCGAGGTCAAGATTGGAACGGGTATTATACCTGGGCACGCATAGGGTTTGTTGGTGATATCCCCGAACCAGTACGTGCGGCGGCACAAGATCGTTTTGGCAAAAACGTGACCCGCGTGGAACAAATCATGGCACTTCCAGGTGGCGCGAAATGGTGGAAAAACAACGGCGTTACATGGGATGCTGCGTTTGATTTTACCGATGGGAGCCTTTCACGTCAAGTGTTTGACCGCCTCGTCAAAAGTTTGGAGGGTTCTGACTAATGCCAGGAAATATCGACTGGACCGATGAATTAGAGGCTGCCGCAGACGCAGTTTGGAGTGGTATTGTAGTGAGCGGGCAACCAGAAGTCAGTCAAGCAGGAGAATCTACCGATGTATCTACTGAGTAGATACATCGGTAGAGGAAGATCATCAACAATCGTACTTTCCTTAAAACTCTATCTGGAAGATCCGCCATATATCGTCGTTGCGCTCCACTCCATACCGACCAGGTTGAAGCCCTAGTTCCATGAGGCGGCGTGTACCAATACCGATGCGGCAGCCTTTTCGGTATTTTATACCGCTGATCAGGTATTCCTCTCCTGGTGCCATATAAACGCGATAATCGGCTACAATAAAGCCGATTTTTGGCGGGCATCCCATATCCGTCCATATGTCTTACCGCCCTCGCTCACAGCCCGAGTTTTTGACGCACATATGCGCTGATATCCATGTCGGCCTCCTCAGCGTCGGACTCAACCTGGGCATATTGCTCTTGCGACAAGCGCACTTGCAGTCGCCTCCCCATCCCTTCAGAGGCTATAACGATATAGCCAGCGATTAACGTGCGCTCCTCTGTAGAAAGGATAATGAGCGGGTCGCCTAGCACTTCGCCTGCAAACTTGTTGTACAACTGTTGGTAAATCGGGCTGCTGGGTGAGCGGCGTGCCAACTCACGCGCCGCATCCATCGAATGTACTATTAACAGCCGCGCGGCGTCTTGAATCGTGTTCACTCCGCCACCTCAACGGTATAGTCGCCGCATTCGCCCGATAGCACGCGATCTTCAATGATGTGTAGCGTGGTCGTAACGTCATCTTGATCCGCACCATCAACAAAAAGACGCTGCTCATCGCTGATGGCATTATGACGATCATAGGACACATCTACATCTGCATCAGGAAACGCCTCATGCACCTGCATTGCTACCAGATTAGCAAATGCAGCATTAGTGGCGTCAACGTCAAGATCGTCAAACTGTCTTGCGCCCAATTCCATATCTGCTCCATAGCGCACGATGATTGTAGCCATGATCTGTATCCCTCTCATTCCATCTACTTGTACTGCCGTGTGAGTACAAATCCAGTGTACGCTCATGTACGTACAGATGTCAACCCTCTCACCACATCTTCACCGAAACCTTAACCTAACCCATCCTACACCCGCTCGGAGCCACCCATGCCTGCACGTATCGACCTCGCCACCCTCCATATCCGCGTCGCCTGCATCCAGGCAGAGTGCGCGCTGTGGCAGATCCGCCGCCAGTGGGAGCGTCTGCTCGCCACCACGACGGATGAGGGGCGACGCATGCAGATTGCAGAGTTGCTGCGTGAGGGGCGCTGCCCGCCGGATCGGGTGATACGTGGGTATCATGGGCGGTTTGTGGGTTGTGCTGACGGCGGGAGTGGATCGGGGCATATGCCAGAAGGTGGCATCCATACACGTGGTGGGATTAAGCATGAGGTTGATCTGAAGAACCTCCTGTCCCGTGATGGCAGTAAGGCATGGCTTGCCAAACATGAGGGCAAGTATGGCCCTGACCATAATGCGCTACGTGCCGAGGTGGGGCGACTCAGTACAAAAGCATCCGAAGCAGCAGAGAAGATGTCAGCGGATGATGTCGCTGCACTGAAAACGCATGCGGATAATCTGGAAAAACTTTTGAGCGCCGATGATCCTCACTCGCTCATCGGGCAACTCGCCGCCATAGAGCAGCGGTATGCTGCCAAGGGCGACGAGGGGTATACTCAACTATTGGCCGATAAATCGTATCTGAGATTGCGCAAGGAAGCCGACACACGACAAGCAGAACTGACGATTATCCAGGATCATCTGGCTCGTCATGCCGGGGAATATGAGCCGTCACGCGATGAACGTGAGGGCATGCGCCAACATACTGCGAATCAGCGCTATGGGCAAGGGAAATCATCAGGCAGAACCTCTGCTGGTAAGGCCACTAAAGCCACGAGGGAACCAGCCAAAGCCCCCGGCACACCGAAGGCGAGCAGCGGGCGCAAGGGCAGTGCGAAGAGCGAACGTGAATCGCTGGACGATCTGCATGCGAAGGCACAAGCAGCACGCGCTAAGCAGGGATTGCCCGATGAGGTGAAGCCGGAAGATGTGCGGCATACAGGAAAGGATAATCGACCTGTTATCGCCTTCCGTGAAGGGTATAAAGGCATTGCGGGACCATTACCAGATCCATTCGCATTACCAGATCCCCGTCGATATATCGCAATGTATGGGGAAAAACAATTGGGCTTAGCCCTCAATGAGTTGACTCCTCAGACGTTGCGGGACATTGCGCGCAAAGAAGGTATTGAGCAGCCCGGATCGACCAAGGCTGAGATCCTGAGTCGCCTTGTTGCCAAGGTTACGCAAGGGCGGTATTCGGCTAACTTTGGTGAACCGACGAAGGCGGCAAAATCCCCAAAATCCAGTGAGGCTAAATTACCTGCTGGTAAGCGTCAGCGGGCTGTTGAAAAGTATCAACTAACGAAAGCACACATTGAACTCAAATTCAATCCACCGCCGAATTTGGTGCTCCCTGATCCATTCTCCATACCAGATCCACGCCGTGCTACTCGTATGTACGGTCCGGATGGTGCGCCAAAGGCGTTCAACGGGTTGCTGCTCACTACCCTAAAATCAATGGCAGCTAAATGGCAGGAGCGTTTTCCTGAAGCGGGCGCACCGCGCAGTCGGACATCAAAGAAAGATCTCATTGACTATCTCACGAAGGCGGTAGAGCAGCACGAGGGCAAGATACTCACTCAATCTGATGCAGATAAGGCTTGGCAGAATGATCCGAATCTTTGGGATCTTCCCCAGCAGCACGGGAAATAAGACGATGCCTAATCTCTTTCACCTCCTCGCCATCGATGCCCGCCTTGCCGCCGCCATCGCGCGCGCCGAGCGTCCCCGCAAGCGTCGTCCCGGCCAGCCACGCCGCCATCGTGTTGAGGGACAGATCGTGGCACAGATCGCGCTCCCCCGCTTCCTGGTGTGGCACAGCTATCTCGCCAGCCGCAAGCCCAAGCGCGAGAGCATGCTGCGTGCCGCTCATCATGTACGTGGCATCGCCCTTTATCGCTATGCCCACTGGGCATCCGCACAGGGTAAGCCCCTGCCCAGCGACCACAAACCGCCATCATGGGCGCTGCATCCGCAGCAGCGCGTGCAGCAGTCCGATGTGACACGCAAGGACACCGAGAAGTGGCTGAACCCCGACGATTTCCCTGATCCCGATGACGCCGCCGCCGCGTGGTGGGATGAGATGGGTTGGGATGATGGCATTCCCCAGGATGCGTGGGATGCCGCCAGCCCTGAGCAACGCAAGCAATGGCAGCAAGAGGCATTGGCAAGCGTCAGTGCCGATCTGGATTTTCAGGACTGGATTGCCAGCACAGTCCTGAATGACTTGCAGGTGTTGCAACTGCTCGAATCGTATTGGAACGGCCAGGCGACGCTCATGTCCGGGCAGGAGATGCTCGGTGACATGGGTATCGCTGGCGATTTCAATCTGGTCGATCCGATGGCAATGGATTTTCTGCGCTATCAGGCGGGCAACTTTGTCGGTGGACAGACCAATCGCATTGACGAAAACACTCGCCAGCAGCTAGCTGATGCCCTCTGGTCAGGCTGGGGCGGCGAGACTGATGAGGGCGTTGGGCCATTCGGTATCCCGCAACTGGCACGCTATGTCCAGGGCGTCATGCAGAACTGGGAAAATGGCCTCTCGGACATGAGCTACAGCCGTGCGCTGCTCATTGCCAACACGGAAGTAGCGCGGGCTGAGACATTCGGGCAATATATCGCGATGCTCAGCAGTGGTGTGCAGCAGAAAATCTGGGTGATCACGGCAGGGGCGTGTCTCATCTGCATGACCCAGGCAGAGCAAGGGCCAGTGCCGATACGCGGCCAGTTCCCGAACGGGTTGATGGCCCCTCCTGGCCACCCCCGCTGCTTCCCTGCTGGCACACGTGTGAGCGGGCCGCGCTCAACTGGTGCTTCCATGCGCTTCTATGAAGGCACGCTCGTCACGATACGAACGGAAGATGGGCATAGCGTGTCCATGACGCCGAATCACCCTGTGTGGACGAGCGAAGGCTGGAAAGCAGCACAGCACCTTAACCTATTTGATGAAGTCGGGATCGTGCATGCTGGCCCATCGCAACCTATCGAAGATGTATTTAATCGCCATTACCTATGCTGCCCTTGGGTTCATGATCAGTTAGCAACACTGGTACATGTAGAAGACTTTCACGGCGACGGCACAGAGGACACAATTGCCCTGGTCATTCCTGGCAGATCTGAGCCGCATGACCCTGAGCCGCAATGGTATTCACCCATCGTATGGATGCAGACACAGCCGTTCTCTGGGCAGGTGTACAACCTTGAAACGGAAGACGGGTGGTATGCAGCCAATGGCATCATCTCGCATAACTGCCGCTGCTCGCTTAGCCCGTGGGTAGATGAGACCAAGCCATTCAACCCCAATGATTGGTCATATGCCCCTGACCCCGCCCAAATGCAGCGCTTATTCCAAGACCCCTCATTCGCCGCGTGGCCCGCCCAGGTCGCTAATCTCAACGATCCCGCATTGCAACTGGTGCCGCCCCCGCCCACCGCACTAGGGGGATTCGGGCAACTGCAATACAGCGACTTGCCGCCAGCCTTGCAACAGGTCATCTCCCCACAGGCATTCGCCAATAACTACACCGATGCTTGGCAGATGATGATACAGGGCATGGGGCAAGCGGTGAATCAGGCAGCGCAAGCGGACAAATCCGTGAAGGCTGCTGAGGAAGCCGTGATGTATGGCGGTGGTGGTGCTGGTGGCAAGGTGCTGACGCTGGATGACATTCTGGCAGGCGAAACGCCAGCAGATCTGGCGGAATCATCAGCGCAGATTCGCAGTGCGCTGGATGATGCCTTGGGGCAACTACAAGATGGCCTAGCCAACCTGGATGACATCGGTGACGGGGAAGGCGAGTGAGATATGCTACACAGAAAACGGAGTTACCCATGAGTCAGCCGCAGCAACCACAGCAGCATACGTATCCCCCAGCAATCCATGCTGCTGGCCCTGACGCCATACATGCATATGACGCGCTCCTGGCCCGCTTGCACGCCGCCAATGGCACCGCTGGCCCTGCTGAAGTGTTCCCTGAGGAAATCACCCTGATTCTGGCGCGCTTAGGCAAAGGACCATTACCTGATATGTCGCATGTGCCGATTCCCCATGAGCCAAGTGTTCTCGACGACGAAAAGGACTGACCGATGGACATGTCTGCAACGGCCAAACAACTCAGCGCATTGCGGACATGTCTCGCTGATATCGCCCGCAGTGGCGGCAACCCCAACCACGCCGCTGACGGTAAGTTTGCCTCAGGTAGTGGTAAATCGGTGCCAGACATCCGCGTGGAGCCGGGCGAGACAGGCGGCAAATATGCCCGCCTCATCGCACGCGCTGAGGACCATGAATCCATCCATGTGCAATGCACGCATTGTTCTCGCATGAAGAATGGCCCGCTGAGTGGAAGAATTCTCGGCGTGGTCGTGCGCAAGGACGGATGGTCACATGGCATCTGCGCTCCGTGTGAGCACGCCTGGTTGCAACAGTATTTCCAATCCAAGGGCATGAGTCAGGAAATGGCTGAACGGCGGATTGCCTTGTTTATGACGAATCAACCTATCCCTGATGATTTGCTGCTGCCTGGTGAAACACCCTCCGCCGAGCAGCGCGCCCAGCGACTGCGCGTCCTGGCGGCTCATGTGACACAGGTGGCGGAACAGGTGCGTCGTGCAGGCCATCCTTTGCGTGATGGACGTGGGCGTTGGATCGGCTGGGTCGGTGGCGACGGCACGGTGCATATGAATGGCGAAGGCCATGCCCACACGGGATGGGGGGGCGTCACCCACCACAGCGCCAAGGCTGGCAAGAGTGGCGGAGGGACAAAGACGACAGGCAATCGGGAACTGGATGCCGAGATCGCCAGGCAGCAAGCGCGCATCACTGAGGCAAAACGCCAGTTAACCACGGAAGATGCAAAGCACGATGCTTCGGTTTGGAATTATTATCAGCAGGAAATCAGCGACGCTGAGTACCGTATCAGTGTTGCTCAGCAAAAGGCCGGGATTGCACAGCCAGCACCAGTGTATAAAACCGCAATGACCGATGAGCAATTCTGGCAAGCATTCGCTCGCACTCACCAGCAGATGCAAGCGAAAAACTTGTCTGGCCTTGTCGAAATCCGTGATATGCAGCGGCACTTCAAGCGTGAATATGGCATGTCAACTAGCGAGTTTTCAGCACGTATGAATGCCATGCGTGAGGATGGAGATCAAGGCGAACATCCAGGCCGTTTGCATTTTGAAGATGATGGAGAGTCTGGTCGCGCGCCACACTTCTATCATGGACTTGCGTTTCATTATGTTGCGCTGACCGATCTCAGCAAAGGCACGCCGAATGCCTATCGTGGTGATCCGTATGAGAAGACAGGGGGCGTGCGCACTGGTGCGCTCATGAAGGCGTTTGATTATGCAGCAAAGGGAAGTGGCGGCAAATCCGGCGGCACGAAGGCGCTGGGTGAGGCCACCAGCAACGCCGCTGACCACCCATTCGCCGCTGAATATCGCGCCCGCCTCGCCGCCCTGCGCACTGATGCTGAGAAATCAGGCTATTTCGCCGCGCACCCCGAAGCCGAGAAGGCGCATGCGTCAGCCGAGAAGGCAGCGCGTGGGGGCAAGGGTGGCAAGGCGAAGACAGCAGGGGCAGAAAAAGTGTGGGCTGATGATGGCCTTGTGCCTATTCGGCGTGTTGAAGGGCGAGAAATCGGTATTGTTGCCCCTCCTGATGCACGGTTTTTGCGCGAACTCTATGGCCACGATCAGCTGGCCAAGGCACTTGCCCGCTACACACCTGCCAAGATTCGTGAAGCCGCTGACGGCGTTGGTGTCAGTAGACGAGGGAGTAAGGCAGATATCATCGCTCGTATCCTGGATAAACTCAAGGATGAGCCGGAAACCACGTATTCCCAACTCAAAGAGACACCCCTTGATCGCATTGATACCCAGCGTGCCGCTCTGCCCCCACACATCGACCTTGCCGCTCTGTCGCATCAAGTGAATAGCGTCATCGCCGATTTACGCCGCATCGCTTAGCTTCATCCCCTCATCCATCACTCTCTAGAGCCATCCGTGAAGGGTGGCTCTTCTGTTGCATCCCGCAGCAGGAGGAACCACCCACATGGCTGTCAAATTCAAACAACGCAACCAGAAGGCGCATCATAAGCGCGCCGCATGGTCCAGTGCCTATGTCTCATCATTGCCTGATTCTAGCTTCGCGGCTATAGATGAAGCTGGACGCCACCTCCCCTACAAAGATAAGGATGGCAAGGTCGATCTGCCTCACCTGCGCAATGCTTTAGCTCGCCTCAATCAGACGCAGATTTCCCCTGATCTCAAAGCGAAAGCCCGCAAGAAACTGGAAGCCGCCGCCCGGCAGGCTGGTGTGGGCGATTACGATAACGACTCCGAAGGAGAACGCATGACTACCCCCACAATGCCCGTCACGCCTGATGATGCGGCGCTGGACCCCCTGGCCCTCTTGCAGCGGGCGCAAGACACGTTCATGGAAGTGGCCGATGCCCTCGGCTATGACCCCCTCACACTTGTTGAGCGCGCCAAGAAGAGCGCCCCCGCTGGCGACGAGGATGAGGAAGACGGCGACGACGAGTCCGATGAGGATGAGTCGGAAGACGAAGATGAGGACGAGGAAGAAGAGGATGTGCCACCGTCCAAGAGCAAGCCCGGCAAGGGCAAGTTCGCGCCACGCTTCACGAAGAAGCGCGAGCAAACGCCTGAGCCTGTGCTGACCCGTGGCGTGACGGTGAAAGCCTTCACGACGCCGAACCTGGACGAACTGGCCTACATCCCCTTCAACTTCATTAGCCGCAACGATGCTGAGAAGCGCGAGGTGGAGGGCGTGCTCAGCAATGAGCAACCCGATACCTTCGGCACGATCTTTGATTACGATAGCATGAAGCGTGCGGTGGAATCCCGCTGGCATCGCAACGTGCGTGAGCAGCATGACCCCAAGAAAGCCGTTGGGAAGGGCGTCATGGTTATCTGTGATGATGACCAGCGCCAGGTGACGGTGCGCGCACGTATCAGCAAAGGTGCCGAGGACACCTGGCAGAAGATCCTGGATGGGACGCTCTGCGGTTTTTCCATCGGCGCGGCCAATGCCAAGACCGAGACGCGCATGATCGGTGATAAGGCCGTTCCATGCTATAAGGATTTCGACCTGGCGGAAATCAGCGTCGTGGATGCGCCTAGCAATCCTGGTGCTGCGCGTAGTGGCCTCACGCTGTATCGTAGCGCCATCGCCGTGCAAGCGGCAGATGATGTCTACGCCGATGTGCTCGCCGCTGATGAGGTGACAGTCGAGGCCGTCACCTCATCAGCGGCAACCGATGCCTCTGCTGAACCTACCATTGCTCCCAGCGTTTCCCTCAGCGAGACGGAGATCGAGCAGCGTGTGGCGGAAGCTGAGGCAGCGCTGATGCGCGGCGATGCATTCGGTGCGCCACAAGTAACCACTGGCACCCCTGAGGCCAACGATACTGGCACCCCTGCCGTGCCGACCGGTGCTGAACTGGATGCTCTGGACAAGGCGATGCACACGGACACGGGCCTCACCCATGCCCATACCCATGCCTACAATCCCAGCACCGTCCACATGGACCAGAACGCGCATCACCACAGCGACGGCACCCAGCACGCGCATCACCACATGCACGGCCACGTCGGGCATGGCGATGGCAAGACACCGCATGTGCATGGCCACGAGCATGACCACAACTTTCAGCGCGCCGCTGCGGATGGCAAAGGGCCAAATGGCTTCATCGGCGAGGGCGACTCGCGGATGGAAGATTATCTGAGTCTGGTGCAGCGCGCGCAGAAGCCCTCCGCACCGCCAGCCGCCCTCCCAACCAAAGTTGCGGAGACGAGCGGCAACGCAGCCTCTATTCCTGTGCCATTGGCACGGCCATCAGATCGCCCGTCGGCCATTCCTGTACCAACGACCGTGTCTGGTGGCAGCATGCCAGCGCCCCTTGCAGAGCGCACGCAAGTCCCTGACGAGACGCGCTATGGCCAGCGCATCAGCGGCGACACGCGCACTGGCATGCACGAAGGCGCGCTACTCATCTTGCGCACCTGCGGCTGCCCGACGTGCCAGGACGCCATCCAGTGTTACGACCCCGACAACGATGGCGACGACGATGTGGACGAGGGCGGCGATACCGATCATGACGCAATGGTCGTCATGCCGCGCGTCCAGCGTGCCCAACTGACCCGCGCCGTCGCAGGCATCGTCCAGCAGCAAATGCAGCCCATCATCGCACAGCAGCGCCAGATCGCCGCGCGCCTTGCCGGTGTGCAAACCCCGGATCTCTCGCGCATGCAGACTCAGCTTGACGAGGTGCGCTCCGTATTGACGGAGGTACAAGGTCTCGTGAGTGTGATTGCCGAGCAAGAACAGCCAGGAGCACCCATCGTGCGTGCCACAGATAAGCGCCTCGCCATTCACCCGACACGGCAACAGGGCGGCATGACGCCCTTTTCCGATGATCAGCTCTCGTTTCTGCGTAAGCAGAACCTCCTCACGCAGCCAACTGCGGATCAACAGACCGCATTGGCTGAGCAAGTCTTTCGCCAGCGCCATCCGGGCAGTTAGCCCGCTAGAGATATCTCCCCACACATGTTTGCTTGTCCATTGACGATCATCTCCTGATCGGTGATGGACCAGAAAGGTTTTGGCCTTATGCCCGCTCAAACGATCCCGGTGGGCCAGTATGCGGATAGTCTGACTGAAGAGACGATCCAACTGGTTCAACAGCGCCTACAAACGGCGAGTGTGACCCGCAACATCAACACCACCACTGGCCTCATTGGCTACGATCTGCGTGGTCCTGCGGCTGTCGTGGTGCCAGTAGATACCCCGCTCGTCAACTTCATTCCTCGCGTCAACAATGTTGATCGCTCATCAGACCGGCATCACTGGAAAGCCATCCAGTCCTTTGGCTGGAACCAGGTCTCAGGCTTGCCTGGTGTTCGCCAGCAGGCTGCCCTTTCATCGGGTGGCGATCTGCCCTACTCAACGTTGGACCTGTTCAACACATTCCAGAACATCGCCGTCGATCAGTCCATCACCATGCAGGCCGTTGATCGCGCCGGACTCTTGGAAGGTGATCTGCGCGCCCGTCGCTTTGGTGAGTTGATCTTTGCGTTCAAGCTCATCGAAGAGAACTGGCTGACGCACTATAGCGACTACCTGTGGGCACCTGCCACACCGTTGCAGCCCACGACGAAGTCCAGTGGCGGTACCATTGCCGACGGCACCTACTTTGTGTTCGTGAGCGCTACCAATGCGAATGGCGAAACCTTTGCCACTCAGGCGGCGGCGACAGTCGTCTGTGCATCGGGTGGTGCGAACACCAACACCATCTCATGCACGTATTTCACGGTACCCAACGCAACAGGCTACAACGTGTATGTGGGTACTGCTGCGAACTCCGCACGCAAGCAGGTGGCCGCGAATTTCAGTGTCCCCAATGGTGCTCTGCCCACCCAGAGCGTCCTCAACATGAACGGCAACTCAAGTTTCACGCTCACCAGTATCACGACTGGCGCGAACCAGTTGCCCGCCAGCAATACCGCTGTAGTCGCACAGGATAACGCCTCGTATAACAGCCTACCCATCACCAACAATGGCCTCATGGGCCTCATCTTTGGTGGCGGCAACCAAAACTACTCGTCGGGCGTCAACCCCGGACAATCCTCGGCTCCCACGCCGCTCAGCACCTTTACGGCGGCTGGATCGAATGCCGGGACCGTGGCAACGTCTGGTGGCTTGGGCGTCAATACGATGGGCTGTACTATCCTGCAACCCGCAGCGGCGAATGGCAAGCTTGCCTACAGCGATATCACCACGGCCTTGCTCATCTTCTACAACCAGGCACGTGCGAAACCGGATAAGATGTGGTGTTCCCCGCAGGATAACCAGACGGTGACGAACATCCTCATGAATGCCGGTGGCACTCGCGTGATCTTAAACCCGACGACCGACGACGTGGGTAACATCACGGCTGGTGGCCGCGTGGGGCGCTTTTGGAACCCCACGACGAACTCGCCGATTGACATTGAGGTATTGCCCTTCTTGCCGCAAGGCACGATCTTATTCGGTTCCACTGTCATGCCCTACCCGGCCCCCGGCTTTGAGGGTTCGACCATGTGCGTGATGGAAAACAAACCCTATACCGGACTGGATTTCCAGCCGACGCGTGCCAACCCCGTGTACGCCTATGAGGTCTACACTGACCAGGTTTTAAAAGTGACATTTCTGGGCGGATTTGGCGCTATTACAGGCATAATCCCCGGTACTTCGTAGCTTGGTCGCTTAGGAGAGATCACGCATGGCAACCAAGAAAGCGAAAGAGGAGGCGGCACACGTGTCGCCTCCTGCCCTTGAACCGCTCTATTCCATTTCACTGCGCATGCAAGTGAGTTCACTGGCAGGTGATGCTGAATATCACTTACGCATGCGGCGAGATGAGATTGAAGGCATCCTTAGCGGCAAAGCCACGTGTGTGCGCTTGCCGTCACGCTACGGGCCATCTCGTGCGCTCGGCCACGCAAATGATGAGTGGCGCTTCCTACCGCTCAGCAATATCGTGGAAATTACCCTCTTTGACTTTGAATGGCCTGCGGCGGACTACATCGCCGAGGCGGAAGGGTGAGATATGGCTTCTCAGACCAGTTCCACCGTCAATCATGACGGGAACAACGTGCCATCGGATGCGGTATACGTACCGTCATCGACGCCTAATAGCTTTCCAGCGGGAACGGGCGTCATTAATGCCCTCGGCGGCACCGTTGTCACCGATGCGAACAACAACACCGCGGCGGCACAAGTGCTGCAACTGGGCGACCGCACTTTGCCAACTCAGTGTGCGGCTGTTGACCCAGCGGGCAACCTTGCTGTCAAACTGGGCAGTGGTAGCACGCCCAGCATCGTGCAAAAAGCCAGCAGCGTCAGCACTGGCTCGGTGACGACGCTCACCGCCACCTTCACCAGCAACGTGACAGCAGGCAATACCCTCGTGGTTTCTTGTGGCGTGGGCAACAACGCTGCCATTGCCGTGACCGACACGCTTGGCAACACCTATACCCAAGCGTCGCTGGTAGCGAACTCGACCACCTTTGAAGCAGCGGTGTTCTTTGCCCCAGTGAAACTCAGTGGGGCCAACACCGTCACCATCACCGTGACCAGTGCCTCGGCGGCGATGGAAATCTACGAGGTGTCCGGCATCCTGTCGCAGGTTCCGGGCCAGCCGAGTAATGCCAGTACTGGCACTGGCACCGGCACCACCGCTTCCACATCCAACATCGGCGCTGCGGCCCCAGCATCCCTGGCGTTCCTGGCGGTCTCGGTGGGTACAGCGGCCCAAGCTGTCTCTGTCAGCACGAACACTACATGGACACTGGACAGCACGCAGAACAGCGCAGGCACCCCGGCGGGCCTGTTCACGTTTGGCGCGCTCAGTCAGAGTGTCAACAATGTGTCCGGCGTGTTGCCCAAAGCGACCCTGGCGGGTTCCGAGCCGTGGGCGGCGGCCAGCGCGCTCTTCCGCACCGCAGCGGTGCCAGTGGAAGGCACAGTGAGTGTTGGCGGCTACCAGAAGACCAACATCACGAGTGCCACGACCACGCTGGTGAAAACTGGTGCGGGTGTGCTGCACAGTGTGACGGTCAATAAGATGGTGGCCTCGGCCACGGTCGAGTTGGATGACGCCGTGACGAACACTAACTCGTTCGGCATCATCACGCTGCCTGGCACCGTCACCAGCATGGCCCCCTTCACGCTCATCTATGACGCGCCGTTCAGTACTGGTCTGTCGATTACGACGAGCCAGGCGACGGATGTCACCGTGGTGTGGAAGTAAGGCAATTCCCAATTACAATGGGTGCGGCTGTCATGGCCGCGCCCTTGCGCATGAGTCCCATCCCTGCGCTTAAGTCGAGGTTCCGCTGATGGCCATCTTCCCCATTTACTGCGATGTTATAGAATTTCTGACTGACAGCGCTGCCGCCATCGAGACGAACTCGCTCATCGGGGGCAACGCCACGCTACACGCGAGCTATCCTGCTGGCAGCACGTCACTCGTGGTTGATCCGGTGGCACTTGCCCAGACGTATGCCATCAGCGGCTTCGGAAGCGGCGCGGTCTCAGTGCAAGCCTGGATTTTGGATGGTCTGCAATGCGAGCAAGTCACCATCACCAACGTCAACACTGGCACCAGCACACTCACGCTGGCCAGCCCTGGCACGCAGGTGGCGCATGCGGCAGGCACCAACATTGCCAGCGCAGGCACCGCTGGCAATCTCGCCAAAGCGCTGGTGGATGCATCGCGCAAAGCCGAGACATTCTGTCGCCAGGGGCCAGCGGGCGTTACAGGCATCACCGGTGGCAACGCAACGGCGCTCACGGGCGGCCCCTACAGCATCGGGGCAGTTAGCGCGACGGTGCAGAGCAGCGCGGGCCTCGTGGCTGGCGCGGCACTGGTCATCGATGGCCCATCCAGCGAGCGTGTTACCCTCATCACTGCCACAGACAACGCCATCACCCTCGCCAGCCCTGGCTTCGCCAATACCCATTCCAGTGGCGCAACGGTGGTCATGGCGGCAGGTGGCGACCGCAACCTCTACGCGCTGCCCCGCACCGAGACCTACAGTCTCACCAGCATGACCGCACATGTGGACAACGACCGCACACTGGTGGTCAATCCGTATCACTTCCCCGTGACATCGGTGCAGGCGATGACGCTGCAATTCGGCACCTACGCGGGCAATGCGCTCTCTGGCACAGGGCTGGTGTTTCCCAATGATGGACGGCAAATCATGCTGCCGTATGTCTCGTGGGGCAGTAGCGCGACCCCCTCGGCGTTCTATCCCCCTGCCTATCTGCGTGACCCCAATGTGTGGCTGCAACTCAGTTACACGGCTGGCCCCATTCCCCTGGCGTTTTCTGGCACACCGCAACTCCTGCTGGTGCCGGATGACATCAAGCGCGGTGTGTACATGTATGCGCAGAACTATCTGGGCTATCGGCAAAATCCCCTTGGTGCGGCGAATATCCACCAGGGCGACACCAGCCGGGAATACCGGTTACGTGGTGACAAATCCAGCAAGAGCCTACTCGTGATGGAAGCGGAAGAAGCATTGCAGCCGTACAAGAGGTGTTGATGTGCGCGATACGACGATCACCATCCTGCGTGGCGGTAATAACAATCCAACGAATATCCTAGTGGGGTTAGATAACCGCAACGCAACAGGCATCTACGTGCAGGTCGATCAGGCAGATGACAAAGAACTCGCACTGATGCAGCAGGTCTATCAGTGGTATGGCAAAATCGGGTTCAAAATCAAGACGCACTATTGGAACGCCAACGCCCTGATTAAGCAAGATGATATTTTGGTTGATGAGCGTTTCACCGACCCTGATACTGGCGCGCTCTATCGCTATCACGTTGTGGGTCGGCCCAGGGATTTTAGCGAAGGCCCATATGCCGGGGATCATCAGGAGGTTTTCTGTGATGTGCCGGTGGGTACGTAGCGAAAGAGGAACAGATGAGAGGGACACATGGCAGTTTTGACTGAGGAGACGGCGCAGGCGGCGCGCATCGCTGCCCAGCAGGAATTGTACCGAGACCTGGTGCAGCGCCTCTACCAGCGGGGCAGGCGCGTGGAATTGGAGCCGATGCGCCTGGATGCGCTTTCAACGTTCATGGCAAAACTCGTGGCGGCTGGGCGTGTGAGCCACGCTGAACTGGAAGAAGAAATCATCACCTATCAGGTGCAGCGGTTGCAGCAGGAATTGCGCACCCTCTCAACACGCCAGCGGTAATTGCGATGAAGCGAGGCACGACATGGGACTCATCGGCAACGCCATGTATGGCATCTCCTTCGATCCAGCGAGCATGGCACGCATTGCGGCACTGGTCAATGCGCAACCAGTGTTTGCGCGCTATAATCTTGCGGCAATGCGCGTCTGCGTGAACTTGGTCGTCCAAAAGGCAATAGCGAACGCGCCGGTGAAGGACGGCCATTTGTGGAAAGCCATTCGTGGCTATCCGCTATCCCCCTGGCTTGGCCAAGTCGGTGTTCTTGGTAATATCCCCTACGGTCGGCGGCGCGAGTTTGGCTTCGACAATATGACCGACAAACTTGGCCGGACGTACTCACGCGGCGATCCTTTGTACACTAACACCGATGCACGCAGTCACATGCACTATCTTGGTCGCGCACTGGATAGCAGTCGCCCCTTCATCGCCAACGCATTCCGCACCGCTACCCAAATGGCCATCCGTGCCTACATCGCACCATAGAAAGTCCATCCATGTACGTGCTCATTTCCACCTGCCCGCACTGCGGCGCACCAATCTATGTCCCCTATGAAAGTTCCTCCGGCCAGCCCCTGCTCTCTGAGAGCGGGCTGTGGCATGCCGTGCAAGAGCCACGCTTCTCGTGCCAGTGCCGGGAAATTATGGTCGTGGCTCCTGTTGAATGTACGCCTGCTACCGTTACTGATGAAGTGCCGCCTCGCGCTGAGTATCATCGTCCCCGCCGCACCAGCGGCTATGATGCCATCAAGCCCAGCTTTGGCGTAGGGCGGAAAGAAGGGTAATATGGCATCCGGCCCCAACACCCTCAACGTGCTGCAAAGCATTCAATATCGGATCTTCACTGAGGTGCTGGTCAGCAGTGCGTCACCCTTCACCTCGTGGGCGCTGACGCCCAACCCGGATAATCCTGGTAGCGTCAGTGACTATACGCGCTTTGGGACCAATCGACAGGGACAAGTGACGACCGCCATTTACATCGGCATGCCCAAAGTGCCGAACCCCAACTACCCCGTGCAATGCCATATCATTCCGCCGTTTCAAGAGCAAATCTATCGCAAAAGCATGGGCGGCAAGGTCTTCGATGAGCAATCCATCTACATTCGTTTCCTCTCGCTCAACGTGGGCGACTGGTATGATAATCAGATTTCCATGATGGCCCTACGTGATGTGGCTGTTCCCATGATTCAGCGCCATGCCGAAATGCCAGGAGGCATCGCCACCACCGCCAGCAAAGAGATGCCTGGGGGCAATGGCATGCCCACGGGCTACAACCGTGTGGAAGTCATTGGCCGCGAGTGGGACACGTGGGGTTTTGTGTGGTGGGTGCGCCAGGAGTACACCCTTACAGATGGGTTTGTGACGTAGCCCCTCTATCTTTTATGCACGCCAACATGGCGTTGTAGCGACGCCCATCCATGATGGTTTCCCCTTCACGTGGCGCAACAATCTCCCATCTTCACCGAAAACCTTAACCCCACGAGGTATCCCATGCCCAAATCCCCCAAAGCGGATGCGCCTCTCGTATCCGCTGAACCCCTTGCGCCTGCCCCCATCCTCATCCCCATTGCTGGCGGCGATTCCCGTCTCCCGCAGGGGCTGCATCTGGGCGAGGGCGTCTGGTACGCCGAAGAACTGCCTGATGGCCGCATTGTGCCGCAGGGGCTGCCCCCAGCGGTTATCGCCGCCTTCTATCCCGATCTTGTTCCCCTTGCCTCACCTACCCCGGCGGACCCCTTGCCGCCGCCACCATCCGTCGAGGAGTTATAACCGATGGCCTCCACCCCTAAGGGCTATAGTGGGGTGGCGCTTGAGAACACGTCTGGAATCCAGCAGTTGCTCAGCGCCACCGCCGTCTCTAGCTTGCCCGTCTCCCTCACCAGCAGCACGGCGCTCACTGCTGCCACGACTGGCATGCACCTGCTGATCCGCGCCTACAACCATACGGCCACCGGCACCATCACCGTCGCTGGGACTGCCGTCAATTCCTTGGCGGTGGTCAGTGAGACCACCACTACCATTCCCATCTTGGAAAACCCCGGCAACTACGCCGATTACGTCACCAGTGCCGTGTATGGTGCGGTGAATGCCTCTGGCGTGACACTGGGTGGCGGTCTCACGAATGGCTCCATCACCATCTATGGCATCCAGGCTGCTAAACGCATGGTGTTGGGCGAGTTCAAGCTGGTGGACAAACGCCAGGAGCATGTGGTCCCGACACAGCGCGGCGACTTCTCCGAAAGTCACATCCCCAGCCTGCCCTTGGCGGATGACCCGGAGTGGGAATACCAGGCGGACCTCTGGCCAGATTCATCCAGCTTCATTTTCACCACAGGCATCAACGCATCGCCCACCACCACCGCCATCCCGGCGAGTCCCGTGGCAATCCTGGGCGCAACCAGCGTCACCACCTCTGGCACCGTTTCGGCATCGCTACAACCCACGACCCCTGGCATGATCCTCGTCATTGCCCTCACGGGCTCCCCCACGACCGCGCAAACCGTGTCGGTAACAGGAACGAACGTGTATGGCGAGCCGGTCACCGAAGTGGTTGTCTCCAGCACCAAGACCACAGGCACGTGGTACAGCTACAACACGTTCGCCAGCATCGCCAGTAATGGCATCGCCTACGGCGCATTCGGCGGTACGGGGTCCATCACCGTCAATGGCCAGTTCCTCTGGCAACTCTCGGCCAATACGAGCGACGCCACCCTCAACTCGTTTGCTGCCTGTCAGTACGATGGCATCGGCTCATATGTCGCCCCAGACTGCATCACGGACTCGTGGGAACTGCAATGGGGCGAGGACAAAGAGGCCAAAATCAGCGCCAAGGGCAAATGCCAGGCGGTGCTGAACGTCGGCAATTTTGCCACATCCACCAGTCAGGTACCCGCCCTCACCAATCCGCTGGATGAGGCGATCACCGGCTGGCGTGGCTTGGTATTCATTGATGCCATCAGTGGCACGCCTGGCACCACGTCATTTGGCACCGCCATCGAGGGCAAGATCGCCTGCGCGCTGAAGCAGAAGACGACGCACACGAGTGCCTGGAACCCCCCGGCGCGCTGGTTCAGCAAGGTGGACAGGGGCCGCCGTGAGGTGATGGTCGAACTCAAAGTTTACATGGATGCCACGACCTATCAGAATGAGTACGCCCAGGCCTGGAAACGCGGCACCCGTCGCCTCATCCAGATCCAGTTGCAGGGACTCAACGCGATGGGAACCAGCAGCGGCACCACCTACTCCCCTGGCTACACCTTCAATATGCCCGTGCGCTGGGTGGAAGATCCCACCCGTGAGTTCACGCTCTCCCAGGAGTTTGTGACGCTGACCTTGAAGGGCCGCGCCTACTATGATCCAGGGCTGGGCTATGACCTCAACGTCACACTCAACAGCCGCTACCAGGCGTGGTAGCACGTCAACCATTCACCCCGCCCTGTGAAGGCGTACAGCGCCTCACAGGGCCATTCGAGAGAGGAAACCCGCATGCCCCGCAGTTATACCAGCAATGACGAAACCCGTGAGAAGAAGATTCTGCATGCGCCCTGGTGGTCGGACACGTTCACTACTGACGGCAATCCCAATAGCCCGGAATGCGACGAAGAGCAGGGCGGCATCCCTGTTGAACGCTGCGTCGTGTTTGCCCGGCGTCTGCACATTGATGATGAAGCCGTAAATCGGCGTGTCTTTGGCACGATGGAAGCCCCCAAGCCGGGGCAGAAGATCGACACGAGCATGACGGCGAAGACGCCCACCTACCTCATGCAGCAGATGATCGTGGAACTCACTGATGATGAGGGCCATCCCGCCCCCATGTTGAATATTATTGGCAAGCGTCCCCTGCTCAGTGAAGCGTTCATCAAAGGGATGGATAAGCGCGACACGGACTACATCATCCAGCAACTCGACGCCCTCAATGAGGCTCCGGTGCCAGTGACGGAAAGGGATGAGGAAGAGGCTGCCAAGCGCAATGCCGCACGGCAAGACAAACTCGACCGCGGCTTCCCAGGGGCGCGGATTGATCCCCCGGTCTCACCGGAGGAAATCGCCCAGGACGACTTTCGCACGTATCGCTAAGGCGCTCTTCGCCGGAACCTCCCTTGGCCCGCCTGGTTCCAGTGCGCGAAGTGATCCGCGCGTCACGTTCGTCATGCAGTCACTCAGGGAGTGGCAGTATCTGATTGAGATGGGGACGGATTATTGGCTCCTGCATGACGAGCCGCCCACCTCCGCCTACCTCTGGCGACTCCACGCGCTGCAATGCGCGCATAATGCCGCCGAAGCAGATGCCATGAGCAAGGCCAGGCCTGACACGGACTCCGCTGGCAATGCCCGCACCACCACCTCGCGCTCCTGAGGTTTCCCCATGCCCACCTCATCCCTCACCACGCTGGCCTGTCGCCTCGCCGCCATTCGCATCGACCTGCGCGCCATGCAGCGGGTGCAGATGGCCGAGGCGTTGCGCAACTACGAATATTGGGTGCAGACTGCCAATGGTGGCGAGGTGGAGCACGAGGTCACAACGGGCGCAGGTGGCAAATGGATCGCCAATGAGGTTATCGCCACCATTGGCGGCGCAGGCAAAAGCGCATGGGAGGGCGTGACGCATCACAGCGCGAAGGCCAGTAGCAAGGCTGGTGGATTGAAAGGCGAGAGCGCGCCCAAGGCCGCCACACCTCGCAAGACACCCGAACAGAAGGCGTCTGAACACGCCGCGCAGATTCATCAGGCGCTGGAAGACTGGAAAAGCGGGCGTGCCTATTACGGTAAGGGCAACTATCGCATCCACGTAGGTGATGAGAAGTTCCTCGGCAAGTTTACCGGCAAGAGCGTGATGGCCTCCTGGAACAAGGCAGCGAAACTGGAATTCCCCGATGTGGATGCGCTCCATCGTGCTGCGCATGAGCCAAACTATACGCCGAAAGTGGATTTTAGCCGACCAGCGAAAGGCGCAGGGAAGGCCACTGGAAGCAAATCGACCGCGACACCGAACCGTGATGTAGAGATCGCCGCTGGCATCGCCGCTCAGCGCGCCTATCGGGACGCCACCGCCCAACGTGACCAGATCTTGCGTGACATGGAGCAAGGGCGACGTACCCATCCATACGATACCAACTTCACGACGCGCTACAAGGCGGAGCATGGCTTTGCCGACATCGTAGCGAAACGACGCCAGGCAGCGGCGGCGGCGGATAAAGTTGCCAAGACACTCACACATGAAGAGCGTCAACGTCTCTATGACGAGATGCACCAGCACACCGAACAAGCGCCTCGCTCATCTTCCCGCGAAGAACAGCATCATCATTATGAAGAAGCATTCGCACGCGGGGATTTGCTAGCACGGCAGAAGAATTTGCCAAGCGAATCACCGCCCAAGGGCAGCAGCACGAAGGCGACGGGCGGCGGAAAGAAGGCGGGGGCGGGGGCGGCGAAAACCCAAGACAATCTCTATGGCACCGCTAAGAATGTCACGCTCCCCAAGAGCCGCAAAGGTGAAACGATCTACGATTCACCGATGCTACCACTATTCCTGCACGAGATCCAGGATAATCCGAGGAGTAAGATCGGCGATGGCGCGGTGCTCGTCACGTTCCCCAAGGATGTCAGCAAGATCTTCGCAACGGCGGGCAACATTGAGAAGGACCGCGAACTCCAAGCAGCAGAACAAACACGGCGTGATGCCAGTCCCGTCTATCGCGACCTGCGGGAACGCGGCGAAGTCACCTATTATAACGCCAACGGCACTAATCAGGAGAACGCATACATCACTATCCGCTATCGCTATGATATGCAGCACCGCATCCCAGTGTACGATGTATTCATGGGTGACAGCACACAACCTGCCAAGGATTTTGCCAACCTCCTGTGGACGCCCGATCAGGCATTGCGATTCATTCAGGATACATCTATCCCCAATTTGCGCACCGACCGCGCCACCACCCCCGACCTCACCGCATTAGCCGAGCGCGTGGTAGCAGTACATGCGCAGATGGCGCGAATACGGCGGCGGGATGGCGGCGAGGGCTAGGGCTACGAGGCATCCTCCTCGAAGAGCATGGCTTGGGTGAGATGTGTGGATGGCTCTGACGAGACGGCATATCCCTCAACTGTGATAATGCCTTCTTTGACGAAATGTCGTAAGCTGCGGTAAACGTTGTCTCGGCTCATGGAGTATCGTTCCATGAGCGACTTCACTGCCTTCATCAGAAGCACTGGCACATGCGGTACCCACCCCAATTCGTGCAATGCAGCAAGGACGGTTTCAAGCCGTTGCTGGCTACGTTGTCGCTGATAATTCTGCCCCGCTTCTAGGCGTGCCTGCTCATTCGCTGAGAGTTCACGCGGCTTCTGGGCAGTGCGCCGAGCCTCAGTCCATTGTACCCCTGATTTAGCACGACTAATCTTCTCGCGGACTTCTGGCGGCTTGGGTCCCGTCTTCGCCCCACGCCGCCGCGCATAATAGGCTTCTCGTTCAGGTGTTTTACCACGCGCTTTGATCGCCGCTGCGCGTTTGGCAATAAGTTCGGGGTCTTGTTTCTTGCCTAGTCGCGCTTCTAAAGATCGTGTACGTGCCAGCGGGGAGAAGGCACTGTTCTTCTGCGCCTCTCGCATTTTGGCGAGAGTCTCTGGTCGGGCCTTTACACCTAATCGACTACGACCAACAAAGAGGCAGAGATTGTAACGAGGCTTTCGCTCATCAATGTACCACTGTTCGCGGTCATCTAATTTGCGTTTGTTATCCACCCACTCCAACACTTCCCAGCCAAACGCCTCAGCGCCATATTTATCCCAGGCTCTTTGTAAGTGAGCGGTGTTGATACCGAGGCGCAATTCACGCATATGTTTATGCCATCGATGCCGCAGATGGACCGCTTGGCCGATATATTCATCTTGCTGCTCGCCATCTAAACGGTAGATGTGGTAAATGCATGAATGCTTGAGTTCGTCGGGGGTGTATTGAGAGTACGGAAACTCTGCGTCACGGGGCATGTTCTTAGCTCCTACATGCTAATCCTACTCTTTGTGAGCCGTCAGGAGGGGTAGGAATCCCTCTTTTCAGGAAGTGCTGATCAGGCACCCCTTAGGCGGCACTTCAGTATAGCATTCTTTTTCCTGCTAAGCAGAAGCGGAAGTACAAGCGCCATGGCCCAAAAGCTATGGCGCTTTTCGTTGGGAGACATCATATGGAAGGCGCCGGACAAGCACTCGTCTTAGCTGTATATATCCACGCCTATGACCAATTTTCCGGCATGATGCATAAGTTGGGGCTGGCTGGGATCGAGAATGCCAGCATCTTCCAGCATCTTCAAATGGGGGCGCTGGGAGTTGCGGCGGGCATCATCGCCATCGGTGCCGCTGCGAATCATTATGCATCCGATTTCCAAACACAGTTTGCCAGAATCACCGGCTTAACGGATAGTAATACCCAGCAGATCAGCTATTATCGCAACTCATTAATCCAACTGTCCGCCCAATATGACATGACAGCAAGCGATGCGGCGAAGGCACTGTACTTTATTATCTCTGCTGGCCTTGATCCGCTTGGAACTGCTATGCAGCAGGCGAAAGAAAACGTCGATGTTTTGCGCTACAGCAGTATGTCGGCAACCGCATCCTTGGCCGATCAGGCTGGGACGGCCTCGGCCATGACTGCGATGATGAAGGCGTACGCCGATTCCAACCTATCAGCCGCCGATGCCGCAAATACGTTGACACGTATTGAACAACTTGGCAGCGCACAGCTTGGAAGTTTCACGTCCAGTCTTGGCTTTATGATGGTCACGGCACACGCAGCCGGGCTGACCGCCCATGAAGCCGCTGCTGCTCTAGCGAACCTCTCCCAAGTCTCAGGCAACCACGGGGTGAGGCGCATGGCGAATGACCTCGACAACCTCATGCGCTCGCTTCTTTCTGTTGATGATGTCGCCAAGCGTTCCGGCGCGCAACTCAAAGCAATGGGCATCGATGATGTCCAAACCTTCCAGACGATCAATACGCGCGCAACCGACATGGGGTTGACATTTAACAAGCTGACATATAGTTCGCTCGACTTCATGGGCAAGTTGAAATATTTAGCCCAACTATCAGGCTTCTCGGCGAACCAATATAATACCAGCCGCGAAGCTATGATCGCCAAGCAGGCGTCACTTATTGAAGGTACCAAGGGCGAGGCTGCCGCAACGGCATGGCTCAACTTGCAAAACAACGAGGGTGCCGCCCGATTCATGAAAATGGTCGGTGGTGCTGCCGCATTCATCCCCGCTTTAACGCTGCTCACTAGCCACGGTGCTGAATATACCAAGATTCTTGGGCAGATGAACTCCAAGACGGATATCGTCGTCAACGCCTTCAACAATATGCGTAACACCGCCAACCAGCAGTGGAAGATGATGGAGATCGGCGTCCAGAACCTGCTGGTGGTCATCGGCCTGCAACTGCTTCCGGTCCTGCAAGGCTTCTACCACTGGATCTACGAAATCACCAACGCGATGATCCGGTGGTTGCAAAACACTGGCAATATGGAGGCGTTCAAGTATGCCCTCCTGGGCATCGCCATCGTCGTCGGCACGATCCTGCTGCCCGCAATGGTCCGGCTGGCACTGGCCTTTGTCACGAATCCCGTTGGCATCGCCATGATGGCTATCGTGGCTGCGGGCATCCTCCTCGGCAAAGTCTTGCAATCGCATCCAGAGATCATCAAGAAAGTGCAACAGGCACTGGGCGGTCTGATGGATACGGTAGGCAAGGTCATCGGCGTTTTCCACACGCTGGGTGACATGATTTCCGGCAGCACCAAATCGGCGGCAGATGCGGCAGCGGTGCATGCGACGCAGATGCGGCTCACGGTCGTTGACCAGTCCATTAAGATGCAGCAAGACTCCGTGCAACATCTCCAACTAATGCGCATGGGGATCTCGACGCAGTTAGCACTCACACACAGCGAGGCGGGGCGTCACGCATTGGAAACGCGCCTGGCCGTCGTGAATCACCTGATCGCCATGCGCGAGAAATCAGTAGTGGAAGCGGAAAAGATGCGTGCTGGGGTACAGTCGCATCTCAAGGCGCTGACGCATGACAGTCGCACGGCGCTGGGGCCACTACCAACGGCCATCAACGCCATCGGCAGCGCCATCAGCACGACGCTGAGCAAGTTTATGCAATTCGCCAATTGGGTGCGCGGCAATGAGACCGCATTCACCGCATTCAAGGCGATTATGCTGGCACTCGCCATCGCCATCGGCATCAATCTTGTCGGCGCGGTCATCTCAGCCATTCCCATCGTGCTGGCCTATGCAGCCGCCCTGTGGTCGGCTGCCATCGCCGCCCTCATCGCCGAGGGTCCAGTCATTCTCCTGGTCGCCGCCATCGCCCTCCTCGTTTTCGGCATCATGGAACTGGTGCAGCATTGGACGCAGGTGAAGGCGTTCTTCGCCAATATCGCCGCAGCAGTTGGCGGTTTCTTCTCCTGGTTGGGTGGGCATGTCCACGATGCACTGGGCAAAGTCGGCCAATTCTTTCAAGCGGGCTTTGATAAGCTGGGACAGATCGTTCACTGGTTCACCACACTCACGCCGCAGAAGATCGCCTACATGGTCGGTTATGCGTTGGGGTTCCTGCTGGGGTTGCCGGTACGCGGGGCTATCATTGTGTGGCAGTTCGTGCAGCGCGCCGCAGGATTCATTGCATGGCTGTGGCACGAAGCACCCGGTTTCATCGCGCGTATGGCTGTGGCCATTGTGACATGGCTCCTGCACATGAAGGATGAGGCGATCAAACACATCAGCGCCTTCGCCGTGGCGGCAGTCGCTGAATTAGTCAAACTCTGGCATGAGGCACCGGGCTTCATCCTGAAAATGGCCATCGGCATTGTCGCCTGGCTGATTAAGCTGAAGGACGATGCCTGGCAGAAAATCAAGGACGTGACGGCGGCGATCTGGAGTGAACTGCAAAAGCTGCCAGGGCAAGCATTACAAGCAGCCAAGGATTTTATCTCCGGCATCGTCAACGGTATCAAAAACGGTGCGGGCGCGGTTGTCAACGCGATCAAAAATATGGCAGGCGGTATGGTGGATGGCTTCAAGAATGCCCTCGGCATCCACAGCCCCTCCACCGTCATGTTCCAGCATGGCGTCAATCTCGTCCAGGGCTTGATCAACGGCTTCCGTAGCATCAACCTGGCTTCGGCCTGGATGCAGCACACGGCGGCCCTGGCCAGCCCCATCACGGCGGGAGGCTTTGCTGGTGCTGGGCATGGGGTCGGCGGGAGTGTGCCAGGGGGTGCCATCGGCGGGTTACGGTTGGCCAATGGTGGAGGTGGCAATACCACGCACAACTGGACACTCAACTTCCCCAATGCGCGTGACCACAACGAGATCAAGAAGGCCATCCTCGATTCACAGCAGGAAGTCTACCGACGCTCGCGTCGCCCCGGTGGCTATGGCGGGTTCGGCTCCGATTATACCAGCGACTCCTAGCCGATAAGTGACATGTGATTCATATGTCACTTATCGATGTTCACATTCTCCCGACGAGGTTCCACATGACGGCCACGGTATGTCAAATTGGGGCATGGCAAACAAGCAACGATACGTTCATTGCTCACCCCAATTCCCCCACTGGCGCAATCCTCAACCTCAACGACGGCACCACGTTCTCGCTGCTGGATACCAGCGGCACGGGGACGGGGCTGGACTGGGGGCAGATGAAGCGCGAGGTGCTCACCACGGGCAATCCGCGCACGACGGGCAGCCGTGTCACCAGCGCGACCTATCGGGAGAATCGGGAGATCAAGCTGCACCTCGTGCTGGGGCCAACGGCGACTTTTGCCGTGTTACAGACAGCCATCCACACCCTCATCCAGACGTGCCGGGGCATCACCAACGAGTATCCCGGCGCATTGCAATTCCAGTCCAGTGGCGAGGCCAATCCGATCTATTTCGACATCCTGGAAGCGCACGTGGATGCGCGCTTCCAGGAGTTGCTGTGGATACAAAACATTGATGATTCGTTCGAGGTGACGCTGACCTGTAAGCCATTTGGGCGCGGGGCGCGGGTGTGGTTGCAAAACTTGGTCAACAATCCGGGGGCGGAAGCACCGAGTGGGCCAGGGGTCACGGTGTTTAATGATCCGCTGACGAACCTCAATGCATATCAGACGGCCTACATCGGCACGGTGCTGGCAGACTCGCCCGTGTCATTTTGGAAGACCAATGAAGCGTCTGGCACGACGATGACCGATAGCGTTGGTACGAACAACGGCTCCACGGGCGTGGGCGTGACCGTGGGACAAGCGGCGTTCAACGGCGAGGCAGATCTGGGGAGTTATAGCTATGCGTCCAGCTTCTCCAACGTCCTCTACACGGCGGCACTCAACACTGCCACATGGACGATTGAAGCATGGGTGAACCCTAGTGGCGGCGCAGGCACGCAGCGCACGATCATCAGCAATCAGAGCAATTTCAAGGGCATCCAAATCCAGGCATCAGGCGGCAATGTCTACTCGGTGCAGATTGGCAATGGCGCGTCCTTCCCAACAGTGACCGGCGGCACGGCGACCGTGGGATCGTGGGCACATGTTGTCGCCACGTTTGGGAGCGGCACGCTCACGCTCTATGTCAATGGCTCCCAGGTCGGACAAACTGGAAGCCTGGCATTCGTTGCTAATACGTCGAACAACTGGGTCATTGGGGAAACGTCGGCACTTACTGCGCCCTGGCCTGGCAATATTGGCCCCGTTGCCATTTACAATACGGCCCTTTCATCGGGTCGGGTCAGCGCGCATTATAGTGCTGCTGGTTCTGGCAGCACGCTCACCCAGGACAAATTCACCTATCTGGATGCCGTCATTGCTGATGCACCGTTGCGCTACTACCGCATGGATGAAGCGAGTGGCACGGTGGCACGCGACGCGATGTTTTCTGGCAATAATGGCACCTACACGGGGACGCCGACGCTCGGTGTTGCGGGCGCACTCACCAGTGACCCACAGTCAGACACCGCCATCACCCTCAACGGTACGACGGATTATGTGACAGCAGGTGGCGCTGGACTCCCCACTGGCAACGCGACGCACGCTCTGGATGCCTGGGTCAAGATTGCAGGCAACCCCGCATCGACGGCCTTTGTCCTTACACTGGGTGATGGCAATACCGCAGGACATTTTAGCAGTATCCAACTCACGACGGCAAGCAAGGTACAATGGTCCAATGGCACCAACACCGTGACATCTGCGTCAGCGATTTCCTTCAACTCCTGGCATCATGTGGGCATGACGTATGATGGCACGACGGTGATTCTTGAGGTGGATGGCGCTCAAGTCGGCACGGCAACACCCACCAATACGCTCAGCATGCCGACCAATGCGGTCATGATCGGCGCGAGATTCACCACCGTCGCTACGGCATTTCTCACCGGCAGCATTGATGAGTGTGCGGTCTACGGCACCAACATTGGTCTCTCGCGGCTCTCGGCACACTACAATGCGGGACACAATGCACCCAGCGTCACAGCCAATACGATGGCCATCCCTGCTGGCATGCAGGTGGCATTCGGTAGCCCTGCCTGGACGAGTTACAATCAGTGGCAGATTCGCTTCCGCTGGGTGACGGGCGGAACGGTCAAGTTTTTCTTGCATTACCTGGATGCCAATAACTATCTGCTCTGCCAAATGCAGAGCACGTCGCTCACCTTGATCAATGTTGCGGGGGGCGCGTCAACCACGATTGCCACCAGCGGCAGCGTGGTGTTGACCAACGGGATGCAGTATTGGCTGCAAATCACGCAATTTCCGGTTGCTCCGCAAATTGATACAGGAGCGGGCCTCACGGGGACACTCGGAACCCCGTTTGTCCAGGCGACGATCCTGGTGGATAGCGCTGGGACGGTGGGAAGTAGCATTGCATCCATTGGCCCCGCCGCAGCGACAGATACGAGTCAATATACCAGCCTGGGATCAAGTTCCAGCCTCAACGGTCGTGCGCAAATTGCGGCAAGCGGAGCAACACTGGGCATCGGCGGCAATTTTTCCAACGTCAATCAGGTGCAGTTGTTTGGGCCAGGTGGCTGGACGTGTACCAGTACGGGTTCAGGATACGCCAGTGGCGCGTGGGAGTCGTTCACAACGACGCCTACCGTCATTGGCAACACCTACGGTGCCGGTCCAGTCATCTCCTATGGTGCTGGGCGCATTGATGCCCCGCCAGCGGGAACGCTCAATGCCCAATGGGCGAGCGGATCATCGGGCAACACCGGGAATATGATCCTGTATGGTATACCTGCCACACAAGGGCAGGTGATGGGCGTGTTTGGCTATCTCATGACATCAGGGGTGGGGTCTGGCTGTGTCGAGTCGCTGGGCGTCATTGAATACAACAGCAATGGATCGCAGCAGGCATCTGGCACCGTAGCGACGCATACGGGGGGATTGAGTAGTTATACCAAACTGAGCGGCACCTATACGGTAGCAAATGCCAACACCAATTATTGTCTTATCTACGTCAACGCAACGGATAGCACGGCTGGGGCAAGTGCAAACGGCACCGTGTGGTGGGATAACGTGTGCGCCTGGAACCAGACCACCACTGGCATGACCACTATGCCGTATTGCGAGTTACGCTTCCCACAAGCCCCTGCCATGTTCGTGGTGAGTGGTCTCACAGGCGACATGCCCGCTCCTGCGCTATTCAGTGTCGGCATCAACATTGGCACAACCGCATGGCCCAATAATCGCAACGCCAATCTCTTTCTGGGACGGCGACCGTATTTCAGTAAATATGCGCAATTGGTCACACCCGCCTATCCCTTCACCACCACCAACATCCAGCCCACACTTGCCACCTCGGCCTATGGGGGCTTTTACTTGCAAACAACCTCCAATGCCACCACCCAACTGGCAACGTTTCCCAGCCTCCCCTCCGATGCATCAGGGCAGAACCTTATCGCTGGCACCTACCATGCATTTAGCCGCATGCAGGTTACGGGTGCTGCGACGCCAACCGCCGTTTCCGCTACCGCGAATGAGTTCTACTACGGTGGCGGTACCTTCCCTACGTATGCCTATCCAACACAGCAGCCATTTTCCGCCAACAGCGCATGGACCCTTGCGGACCTCGGTCAAGTCTTTGGCAATATTTCCCCCCCCAGCACATTAACAGGCCAGGGAAACTGGGTGCAGCCTTTTGTTGGCTGCGACAGTTCCAGCAAGACCGCTTTCTGCAACTACATGGTGCTGGTCCCAGTAGACGGTGAGTATTTTAGCCTTCTTGCCACGAACACCACCTCTGGATTTAGTGCGGGATGGGTCCATACCTATCTTGACGGGCAAAACCGCAGTTGCTCCTACACGGTCGATACTGCCGCTGCAAGCAATACTGCTTTTGCATTCACGAACGTTGGCGTAACAGCGAGCGTAACGAGCCTGGGCTACAGTCAGCCCATTGTCGATCCTGATCTCGGTAGCGGGACCAATCAGTTTGGCTTCGTGGCGCAAGACAGTACAGGCAACATTCTCCCGTGTTCGCTCGAAGTCATCTACTCCCCTCAGTTCGGCTTCACATCGTAGAGGTGCCGCATGGCCATTACGCAGCCCCCCATCGTCGCCTATTTCTACAGCCTCAGTCAGGCGTTGCCTGCTGTGGACTACGGATGGCAATTGGAGAACGTCAAACTGACCACCGTGTCGCCAGGAGGGTTTGGCGATTTCACGGCGGACCTTTACGTATCGCAGAGCCAGATCGTCCCTGCGGCTTTCACCTCATTCAATAATGTGGCTGTCGCCTGCGAGGACACGTGGATCTTCTTGGGGCGACTGGATGAGCCTGGCCCGGCGTTGGACACGGCGCAAGGCCCCGTCATCCACCTGAGTGCCTTAGGTGCGGCGGACGTGCTCAAAGATGATCCCCAAGATTCGGCTTACACCACCCAGACCGCCACGCAGATCATTGAGGATCAGTTGACTGGCCCCACCGGTGCCGCGCATCCGCGCAGCAATTATCTCCTCATCTCAACCGATTACACGACGATTCTGCCGGATGCGCCATCGGCCCAATTTACCCCCGTCTTTACCGGCAAAACCATTGAAGATGTCCTCAACGAGATGATCAACGATCTCGGCGACTACACCTGGGGCATGTGGGATCACCCTACACAGAAAGACGCCCAAGGGTTCCCTAAGTGGCAACTACAAGTCCACCAACGGAATTTCTCCATCGCGTCACCGTCGGTCAATTATCGCATCACTCAGGATCAGATCATTGATTTCGAGATCCGCCCAGCAGTGGAATACTCGTTCAATAGCGCCTACCTCACCTACCGCGATCCGACAAGCCAGAATCCCAACGCCGTGCAGGTACAAGACTCACGACTCAATAGCAATCGCAGCCAAGGCACGGCACCATTTCCCTATCGACTGCTGCGCAAGGATGTCAGTGAGGCACTGTTGACGACTACCCAGGCGACGGCACTAGCCAATGCACTGCTGAACCAGTACAAGAATGGTAGCTACAAAATCACGCTCAAGGTCAGCGGGATCAGCAATGGTAATGGCCAGGAGATCCCCCTTCCCACCGTGCGCGCAGATACTAATGTCTTTGTCGATCTGCTCTCGCCACTGGGCAACACGCTACCGACCGGACTGGTGAAGGATAACGGGCTATACTACATCACCGAGACCGAATACAACGAGACATCCGGGCAAGCACCAGAGCTGACACTCACCTGTGACTCGTTCTACGACACCACGGCGTTTCAACTGGCGCGCATCCAACGTATCGCGCACCAAAAGGCGAAGAATCATAAAGGCAAGGGGACGGTACAGCAGCCAAACATCGCAGAGAAGGGCAGCGTCGGCACAAGCTGGGGGGCGAATGCGGTAAGCACTGATGCCTATGAGGAGGGTGTGAATTTTCGGGCGACGATGACATCGGCACCGACGAGCATCACCCTCACGGCGACAGCCTCAACCAATGCCAAAACGCCAAGTGTCGCCAACATTACCACGACGGGGTTTGAATTTATCGTACAGCCAAATGCCAATGGTGCCGGTAAATGGTTTGGGGCCTACTCTACAAATGGAAATTAACCTACGCTGGATAGGATGGCGCTATGCTCACTCACGTTGATCTCGTCAATCATACCTTGGACTTCCGCTGCGAACACTGCTACGGGCACCACACGCAGCTGCCCATTCACCCGCAGCACGGCCACGTCACGGTGCGAGTTGATGATTGCTACGTCACATGTCCATCGTGTCGTGCGCATGCGGAGAGCGGTACGCCATGTCCAGAATGTGTCGGCACCGAGGGTGAGGTACACGGACACACGGTGGAGATCTTCCGCTTCAACCATCTCACTGATGTTGACGCGGGCTGGGTCGAGTCAGCGGACTCACTGGTCGGTACCGTATTGGAAGGCGGCAACGTGGTCGTGCTAGATGACCGGCGTGGGGTGAGCAATCCCGCACGGCAGCGCCAGGCACGGCTTATCCTGGCGCTACAGCGTCACCCGTATGTTGTGGCGGCACGGGAAGCCGCCACGGCCACGACCAATTTCAGCGCACATAGATGAGCATGACACCGGTAATGGCCCCACTCACCACCACACTGAGTGGCATCCAGCGGGGCCACAAGACGCATACACACCATGTCATTCCACGGCAAAGCAAGAGGAGAATGACCAACTCACCCAACCGTGGCAGAGGAAATGGGGACTCGGCAAGCCGCACAAGTAAGGATGCGAAAAATGCAAAGAACCACACATTTGCATGGCGCTGATTCACCTCCTCGCGCTCATCAATAGTTTCATCTGCTTGCGCTGAACGCATGGTCGTCCCCTCCTATGGCGTGATGACGGAATAGCTGATCCGGCTCGCCCCTTGCGGCACATAGGAGCCGCCAGTTAGGCCAATAGATGCGGACCCCGACCTCACGCCTTGCACTGCGTTCACGGTGGCAAGCGCCGCTCCTTTTGTTTCACCGACGATTAACGGTGAAATGGTGGATGCTGCACTCACTGAACTCCATTTCCACCCTGCTAGCCCGCTTGCCGCGCAGGTGATGGTCACGCTCGTGGCGCTGCCAGTACCATGTGAACCGCCGCCAGTGCAAATGGCATCATGGGCAGGAAGTATCTGCCAACTTCCCGCTGGCGTCAGACCACTCACCGCATCCTGCAACTGTTGCACCTCAAATGCCTGCACGGCGGCATTGCTGTAATACGTCTCGGTTCCGGTTCCCGCCACACTCACGGAGTATTGGAAAAGCGCGTTCTTCGCGGTGTTCGCCGCAGGTGTGCAGGTGGCATGCGCGTCGTCATAGGTGTGGCCGATAGAGAAGCGCGTCGAATTCCCTGGCAACGCACCTTGTAACTCTATGTCCAACTTCCCTTGTGCGGCAGCTTCGGCAGCAGCGCTATTATCGCTGGCGCAAGTGCTGGGCACGGTCCACGTTGCCTGCGATCCTCCTGCTGTGCTTGTCCCCTGATACAGCCATCCACCAAGCGTGACGTTATATGTTGCGGAGGGTTCCGCTTGTTGTGGCTCAACACACAATTGAACAGTATTGGCACCGGCTGCCAGCGGAGTGACGGTCGATCCTGTGTTTTGTGTACTGCAAGCGACAAAGTCACCTGATGCGTTCTTGGTGCCGCTCGTCACATTGATACCTTGCGGGACGTTCTGTTTTACGCCGGTATTGTTGGTGACCTTGATGAGGAACGAGACCTGAGAGCCGAAATCGGTTTCTGGTGCATTAAACCCGGTAGTAGATGTATCTCCTACGGCAACGCTTACGTTGGCGACGCTCGCGGCGATATCGCCCACGCCTGTTGAGGCGGTGAGGGTTTGTTTTGCCGAGGTAATGCTCTTGGATGCAGCCGTAAACGTCACCGCTGCATGACTGGCGTAGGGAATTGGTGTTGCCGTTGGCACCGGAGTGAAGGTCGGTTGGCCGGGAGGTGCGGTGGGCTGCGCGGTGGCGGGGGGCGGCGGTATAGCTGTTGGCACCTTCGTGGGCAGCGGCGTTTGTCCAGGTTTCAGTGTCGCGGTTGGCGTTGGCTTGTCGGTGGCGACGGCCACGGGGCCATTGGGCACAGAAGATGTCGTGCTATTCCCGTCGCGCGTCAAGAGGATGCCCGCACCGCCAGCAACCAGGAACACCAGCGACGCAAGCGCTAAGATCGTCCAGTTTCTCCGCCTACGCCCACGTGGCGAGGTCATGCCCTGTTGCCCTCGGCCTGGGGGCGGTGGCGGCGCGTAACCGGGCATCGGTGCGCCATACGGTGTCGATGGCGGGCCACCGGAGGCATAGCCGCCACCCCAAGGCCCACTGGCAGTGTCATATGGCCCAGTCGGCGGCACGTGATCCGCCGAGAGCGGCGCGCTCCACGGACTGCCGCCCGGATTGAAGGGTGTGCTGGGCGGATCGCCGCTGGGTGTTTTGCGCGCCGGTGGAAGGTCGAAGTTCGAGTCGTCGTTCATGAGTGCAATGAATCCTTTACCGTGATGCGAATAACGTCTGTTTCCCCGCGCCATTAGACCAAATCCGCGCCCCATTGTCAACCCCTCAGCACGGACGCCATCCCCCACTTGGAGTCACCCATGACCCGAAACGATGACATGCTCCGCTCGCTGCAAACCATCGTGCAGGGCGCAACGGCCCCGCTGCAACAGATGCTCTCCCAGGTCAGCGCGAAAGTGGACACCCTCACTGCCGACCACGTGCGCCGCTCGGATCTCGATGACATGCGGCGCGAGATGAGCCAGGGTTTCGCCGCGATGGAGAGCAAGTTTGTGCCGAGGGACTTGGGCGAGCAACGCTACAAAGATCTCGTCTCGGATCTCGCGAATCACCAGAAGGCCATAGAGGCGCTCGGCACGAAGATGGACGCAATGGATGAGAAGCGCCAGGAACGGGGATTCACCCTGAGTAGCCAAGTGGTCATGTGGATTCTCATGAGCCTGGAATTGGCCGCGTCCATCATCGCCATTATTATCGCAGTGCATCATTAGGAGAACACCATGCCCCGCAAACCCAAAGCACCCAGCACCACGCTCGCCCATGTTCATCTGACCAAAGAGAGCGTCGCCACGGTGGAGGAAACTCCTCCTCATGCGCCAAGAGTTGAGACCGAAGCCTACAAGAAGGCGCACAACTTTCTTATCAACGAGAAGAAACAGGGATGTCACATCTGCGGCGTAACGGTGGATACCATAAGCGATCCAGCGCGTAACCCTGTTGGGGCAGTCCAGTTGGAAAGTCACCACTATCCAGTGGAGCGCAGCTTGCTCGATGCTGTGGACCCCAAGAAGGTGCATGTCGATTTCCCCACCGTGTATGATCGTGCAACGTTAGAAGCCTGGGTGGATAGTCCTGAGAATCTTTTGGTGGTCTGCGACCGGCACCATCGCGGAGGTGAAACGGGCATTCACCACTTACTCACCCAGGATTGGATCATTCAAAAATATCTCCTGGATGGCTATGTCGTTGCCGCCACCGCCGCCGACGCATCCGCCGTTGAGGCGAAAGACGAGCAGATCGAGCAACAAGCGGGGATGGAGCCAGCCGCATGAACCTGGACGCCCTCTACATACACTGCACCGCCACACTCCTCGGCCACGCCCTCTTCTGGCTCGGTGGCTGGATGGCGAACATCCTGGCGTTGCTGCTGCTCATATGGGCGGTGACGGCGGGCGGGCGCTAGGGGCTACCAGACATATTCCAGAGCAAAATGAGCAATCCGAATCCACCAAAGATAACGAAGAAGGCAGTCATGTAGATGGTATTAAAGAGATTTAGCCTCCGAAATTGATTGCCGCAATAGCGACATCGCCATGACCCAAAGAAGAACATGGATTGCTCATCAATACGCTTTGCGGCACATCCACACTTGGGACATGGTAGCCACTTCGCCATTGCCACTAATTCCTCTGACTCATCCATTCTTCATTCCTCGTTCCCCGTCAGTTTACCACAGAGAGGCACACGTATGTCCCTATACCATCGCGTCACCTCGTGGCTGGAATCAACGTTGTTTCCCGCCATCGTCGCCTATGTTACCAATCCCCTCATCATCCTTGGCACCATTCTCCTGTTGCTGCCCCTGCTTGTCTGGGCAACGAACACGACGGTTGTGCTGCTCAGTAACTCGTACCTCAACGTTGCCAGCGCCAGCGTGAGTAGTATTGTCCTTTTGCAGCAATTGGTTCACCACAAGGAGAATCGCCGTCTGCACGAGGGCAACGCCGCACAATTGACGGCATTGGCCCAGCAGCACGCCGAAGAAGCCGCTCGCCACGAAGACATGGTGGCGCAGGTGGTGCGCTCCCATGCCGCTCTCGCCGCCAGTCACGACGCCCTACACGCCAAAGTCGATGCACTGGCCACGCCGCCGAAGGTCGCCAACACGCAGGCACGCGACGACAAGGGGCGGTTTACGAAGGCCGCGCCGATGGCGGAAGGAGCATCATCATGACCGCCGCCCCACCACACGTTCACATCGTCGTCCCCAACTTCACAGCCCTGACCGAGTTCCCCTCAGAGCGCCCCGATATCAAAGATGACTGCGGCCCATGTGCCAGCGAGGTGTGTATTGCCGCTTGTGAGCGTCGCGCCCCCGCAACGGGCAACATGATCGAGATCCGCAGCCGTGATATCCAAGCGGGCAAGTTCCGTGTCAACGGCGGGCAAACACTGGATGAACTGGAATGGGATGTTCACGCGCATACCACCATCGAAACGACGAAAACGCCGCTGGGGTCATCTGTGGATGCTATTCACACGGCGCTGAAAGCAGCGGCCATGCGCGGCAATCCCTGTGTGCTGAACCTGGCACTGGCGACCAATCTTCCAGGGAACGAGCCAGACGTCCACTATCATTTCATCGCCATAGGTGGCATTGATAGCAACCAGGGATACTTATGCGCCAACGGAGATAAGTTTCCGTTCGGACACATCGGAACCTATTGGGTGCGCTGGAATCCTGGCATTGAACAAGCCCAGCCCATCGGCTTACTCGAATATCACATGCCAGCCCCGCCACGTCCCTTGCCACCGCCAGTCGTGCGCCCCATCCCCACACCAGTGCCAGCGAGCGATGATAAGCTGCAACTGGCGCTGCGCACTGTCGCCACGCAACTGAGCCAGGCACAGGCGACGATCAGTGATGCGCTGAAATAGGGCGGCGCATCACTCAATCACACGTGAGGTGCAACTATGCCAGGTGAACCGATTCTTGCGAAAGCATACCCGTCACCCGCTCAAGACCATCATCTGCTCACATGGGAACGCTTTCTTGCCCTGCGTGCGTGGGCGCAGCGCGTCGCCGATGCTGAGGGCCACCCCATCTATCTCGTCGGCTCTGCTCTGATGAAAGACCACCCACGCGACATTGATGTGTCGATCATCGTGCCTCATGACACGTTTGTTGCGCGTTTCGGCCCCATCCCGCCGAATGCCCTGACGCCAGAGGAAGAACGCGATCCGCGCCGCATGCCCGCCTATATGAATAAACTTGCTCATTATTTGGCAGACAACGCCTATAGGCTTTGGGCATTACAAGCGGGTCTGTGCGATACGCGCCTCGACCTGAAAATCTGTCCTGATTCCTGGTGGCCTGATAACGATAAGTTGCTGCTTGCCACACCATCTCCGAAAGGATAACCCCATGTCGCAACCCATCTTGCCCGCCCTGCCCTCGCTGAAGCTGCCCCCGGAAGTCGCCACCATCGGCTCGATGCTGATCGGCCTCGCCACCCTTGCCGCCACCACATTCGGCGTGTCCCCCGATGCCACCAACGCCGCCGTGCTGGCCTTGCAATACCTCATTGCCACTGGCACCATCGTTGCTGGGCTGGTGGGCGACCTACACCTGCACAACCAGCACGTGACGCTGGCTCGCGCTCAGATGGAAATCAGCGGCGTGCAAGCCGCATCCGTGGCATTGCCCCCACCACCCGCCACCAATGCGCCGGTCTCGCCCTCTTATGGCACAGTAACGCCCGTGCTTAGTCCACTGAATGTGCAAGGTAGCAGTGTGATGACGGTACCCGCATTCAAGGATGTGCAGATAACGCTGGGCAATGCCGCCCCTGTTGCCCCACAGCCCGCGCCATCCGACACACCGACGCAGGTGGTCGCCAAAGTGCCAGACGCCACACCAGCGAGCGCACAGGCAGCGACGGATGGCGGCGCGACGTAGCAGACACCCTTCGTCTCTCTTGGTTCCCTCTTTTTCGTGCGAAAAGCCGCCCGGATCGTAATGATCTGGGCGGCTTTTCGTGCTATATACCATTAGGCAATTTGACTTATTGTATAGCACCTAGAGAGCACACAACCATCTTTATGGTATATTGAGGCAAGTTCACAGAGAACTGGGACTACTAGACATGGACAGAGTATAACGTATATGTTATATTAGGGGTGGAAGATGCCAAAACCGCCAAAGAAAGGGCCAGGGCCAAGCAACTCATCAAAAATTCTCCGCAGTCAAACAAGATTTCGGCGAACTTCGCGGTATGATGAGTCGTTAGCAGCCATTCAACCACCAAAACATGGAGTAGTTGTTGCACATGTACAAACTTTTGAGCGTGCTTGGAAAGCAAGCAGGATTAACGCAGATATTCCCAACAGTTACGAGTTTAAAGAGATACAAACCAAACCAGGAGCGTATACCCTATATCAGATCTACGTTACCTCAGATTTTCGAGCAATCATGATGTTTCCGCGCAATACGAATAACGGCTATTGGATCCATGTCTGGAAAAAGTCGAGGCAAAACGACAGAGCGGAGGTCAATCGAGCAGAACAATTCGCGGCACGACTTTGGGAGACCATGTAGGAGGAAAGAAGTTGAATAACCGAGTAACTGGCAGCATTGCCGATAGTGTGCAAAGTCTCCTTGAAGAAGGTGGACAGCAAGCATACGAATATTTACGAGAGTCATTCCTGGCCAATGCCATGTTGTTGTTGTTTCAAGCGCGTCGGGAGGCAGATCTCACCCAAGTTCAGCTCGCAGAAAAATTGAAGACACGGCAATCAGCGATAGCGCGGATGGAGAACGACACAACAGGGAGTATTTCTCTTCGGCGTTTCATCGAGGTCGCCTTGGCGTGCGGTAAAATGCCGTTCGACATCTCTCTGGCACCACTCCAAGATGTTGTCGCGTTTTCGATGCACAATCCTGAAGAGGAACGGACCGAGGTAAACTTTGCTAAATGGCAAAGTTGGTCCTCGACAACACTCGTAAACGTGGAAGCATCTCCTGCCGTTTCCATAGCACGGGAGAACCCTCGTTGGGAGAGTACCATACAAGTACCCCCTTCGCTCTTCAGTACCGATCAGCCCCAGCCAGAGGTGTATCCCAATCAACGCACCGTCATTCATTCTCGACAACTGATGGGAGTCGTAGCATGAAACTCTCTAACATCAAGATTTTGACGAATCGTATATCCTACGAATGCCAGGTTGACGATCTTCGCCTATCGTCATTGGTCACGCCACGGTATATAGAGGCTATCAAGCAGCAATTCAATTTTCATACTGCTGCGGTCGGCCCACCTATCCCAACGTTTGGTGATGTGGCGGCAACATTCCCCCCTGGCCTCGTTTTCAATTTGGGCTTCTTCGTTGGTGAGGAAGAGCGAGTCATTCCCATACGGTTTATGCATTTTGAACAACGTCGTATTGTCATAGATGCGGCGGGATCGCCAACTGATCTTGCCCGTATCTTTGCTCACCTGCAATTCCTCTTTGAAGACGAGGACGCTTTTGATGGAAGCCCTATCATTGGCGGATCTGGAAAGCTATTGTCCTATTCAGAAATAACGTTTTCCATCCCAGGTGGGGTGAACAATCTCTTTAGACCCAACACGCTGAGCGCAATTCGACACACGGTTAAAACTGAACGGGGGAGCGTCTTAACGCCCATCGTGTTTTTTGTCATCGAGAAAGAGGATCAGGAATCGAGAGGCGTGGTTATCAATCCTACAAACCAGATGCTTCAACTCTCTATTCGGGCTGGGACAACGCCTTCAGACGATATTTATTTTAGCGGAGCGCCACTTGATAGCGATAAGCACCTAGAGTTATTAGAAACGATGTTTGCCTCTGGCGAGGAGGCGTAACTATGGAGGAAGAAGAATTGACATTGGCAGAGATTGCGGAACAGCGCGGTATCCCTGAACGTGTGGTGCGCTATTGGCTACGAAACGGCTTGCCCTATCGGCAGCGCAGTCGGGTGATCTTTATCAAGGTAAGCGATTTGGATGATTTCCTTCAGCGGCGTGTGGAAATCGTCACCACGTATCGGCTCAGGCCGGAAGAAGAGAGTGAACCTGACCTATCCCTGGTGGGGGCTAGTTGCTAGTCATGCGCCCTGAGTGATTTGACTCAGGGCGCTCTCTTTATGGCCGTTGCCCCAGCGCCCGCTGCACGTCCCCCGCCACGGCGTCCACCTCTGCGGCACTATGCGGCTGTGTGACGAGGTGCCACAGTTGCCGGATGAGCATACGCGCCGCCTGCGGAATCTCATCACCCTGCATGGCGCTCAGCCGGGCATCGGCGCGGGCCAGGCAGTCAAGACATCCCCACCAGATGACAATGCCGGTGATGGGATCAGGCGTGGTGATGACGCGATCCGGTGGCACATCCTGCTTGCACTTGGGGCAGCGCGTGACGATGGGTTTCAGGTTGAGGTTAATGGTGTGCCGAAGTCCTTGGGGGGTCATGGTGGCATCCTCTCGAATAGGCAATGGGCGGGTACAAAGAGGCCCGCCGTTGTGATAGCAGGGGGTGACGGCGGGCGGTAATGGCGACGCACTACGAAGACGCGCTACAGGAACGCACTACGCAACCATGATTCGCCACGTCCAGTATACCTGCTCGCCCGCCACATGTACAGTTGTGCTGACTATCCTGTGACAGATGGGCTAGTGGACGTGCGTGACTATGAGCCACGCCGTCACCAGAGCCACCGCAACGAGCATCGCCAGCATGCCCAGGCATTGCACTCTCATGGCCGCACCGTGGCAATCGCGCCCGCCACGGCCACCACTGCGATGAGCAGCATCGCACCTGCGACGATCATCCCCAGCATGATGACATGGCGCTTGTCGATGGGCGAGACCGCATCGGATGGGGTATCATCGTTATCCACGGGGTTATCCACTGGATTGTGCATCCTCTCCGTGTGGTGGGCTGGGCATGCCCGCATCGTGCAGCAGCTCGTCTCTGACGATGATGATATCTGGCGGGGCTTCGATGCCCAGCTTCACCCGATCCCCCTCAACGGTCAGGATGATGATCTTGACGACGCCATTCAACACGATGGCTTCACCGGCCTTGCGGCGTAAAACGAGCATCTATGCTTCCTTCCTTAGTGATTTCCAATAGCAATGGCGCATAGCAGGCCAGCAAGGATGGCAAGGATAACGAATCCCACCACCAGGCCAGATGTTATAAGCCGACGTGACCCATTCTCCATAGGCGATGACACCTCTTTCTCTCTGAACTGTTACGAATCAGCCTCTAGCCCTGGCAGATACAGGGCTAGGGTGGGTTTTGGCACGGGGAAATGGTGAAGGTTTTGGTTAAGCCAAGGCGGCGTCACAGGACAATTATTAGGTGACTAATAATTGCCCTCAAACCCTTTACTCGCCTAATGCGGACGCTTCGATCTCCTCCGTAAATTGCACAAAAGCATCGTCATCAAGGAGAGCGGCTAATCGCTGCAACAACGGGTGCAATTTCGCCTGATCCTGACGAATGATGCCTAGCACTTCGCGTACATCGTGAACGTAGCACCCTAGTGCGACCATAGGCGCAGTCCCATCGGCGATATGCGTGGCCCAAAGATTCACTTCGGGCAACTCACCTGGCACCTGCCACGCAATGGGGCGCGCCCCTTTTCGTCGCGGTTTATTCGCGCGCTCTGCAATGAGGCGAATCTGCTTGGTGGGGACCATTCCATGTTCGTTGCGTTCAGCAAGTTTTGTCGCTTGCGCCACGCGCTCGCTAATTTTCCTGATGCGCAGTAGTTCAATAGCCTGCCCCTCGCTCAACTTACCTTCTTCCAGCAGGGCAATGATGGGATCGGGCTGTTCTGCAAGAGCCATCCAGTTGTGGATAGAGGCTTGCGAGCATGACCACCGTTTCGCTAACTCTTCTTGCGTGTAGAATCGCTGCATAGGATGCTCTTGTCCACGTGCCACCCATGACTCTTGTTCCTGTTCAAACGCGATACGGGCGCTACACATCAGTCGCCCTCGCTCCAACCCTGTCAGAGGATGCTGCGAAATCTTGTTGGCCGTGAACTCCAACATGACCTCGGCCATCGTCTGATAGCGTTTCACGCGGGCGCGCAAATAATCCCAATCGGCGGCACACGCGCCCAGGTACCGCAATTTGCCATCAACGATCATAAGATGGCCCAATGGCATCCCATCGGCATCCATGCCAGGGGATTCCACATAAGCGACAGTGATGGCTTGTGTTTGCCCCAGCGTTTGGAGGCTTTTCGTCATGCCATCGATTTCATCGTTAGTGTATATGAGCGGATTGAGAGGATTAGGCCAGAGTTCGCGCACCGCAACGGACTCTTCCACTCCCTCAATATCACCCTGATTGCCCCAGCCGATCTCATTGAGCAGTTTCGCCGCATCAATCATTTCCGTGCGATGTTTGCGCTGCTGCGGCGTCGGATCATGCTGCGATGCAGCGGTAGGTGCAAACGGGACGATCTGTTGCATCGCTTACTCCAATCCTAATGTCTGCATAACGTTCTGCACCATCTGCCATGCCGCCATCCCTGGTTCGCCCAGCGGTGCATACTGGTGCAGCGAACGGTGGAACTTGGCGGCGCGATTGATGAGATCGTTTTCCATCGGGATGATGCCCAGCACAGGAGCCGTGATCAATGCCGCTGCCCGCACGCGCTGTTGATCCACGACCTCATCATGGTCCTGGGTGTAGGCTCTTAGCATTTCCGTGTGATCTTCATTGCGCGCGTTGAATTTGTTGAACACCACGCCCATCAGTTTTGCGGGTTCGCGGCGTTGTGCCTGAATCTTGCGCCGCACATCCAGATAGGCATTATAGGTGCGGTCATAGTCGCCGGGCGAGGCGAAATCAAAATCAACAGGCACGATGATGTGCGTGGCGGCGTTGACGATGTTGGCCCAGATGTGGGTGAGCGAGGGAGGCGCGTCAATCAACACGATGCGCCGTCCTGATTCTTGTCCGATGGCCTGCTGCAATTGCATCGCAGGCTTGAAAACGGTCGTATCTTCTAGCGCACGGCGGGCAAAGAGATCTTCCACCTCTTTGATGCGCTCGGACCCTGGCACAAATTGCAGCGTGCCGGGAATGCCCCAGCCGCGCTCGCTGCGCAGACGGTTCACAGTGTCGATGCCCAGGTGCGGCACACCTTCCCAGAGGCGATCCAACTTCACCGTGTGGGCGAATGACCCCACACCAAATGCCGGATTGGTCAGCAATCCATAGGTCGTCTGCGCAGCGTCAACGCGCTGCGTTTGCAGCCCTTCCAGAATGTCGCGCAAGCGTGGATTATCATCCGCCTCGATGGCGAGGCAGTCATACCCGGAAAGGGTTAGGCCAGTGGCGAGGTGGTGCATGATGGTGGTTTTGCCGACGCCGCCCTTGCGCTGAATGACGGCGATTACGATGGGTTGCTTCAATGGCTTTGGCATTGCTTGTCCTATCTGTATGTGAGGTGGTAGCCCCCTTTTCAGGGGGCGCGTGTTTGGCATGGGATATCCTCTCTAGGAGGTTTGTGCCGCCAGCACGTCCGCCGATGTCTCAACGTGTGGCGCGCGGCCCCGGCGAATTGCCGTTGCCAGACGTGGTGGCAATGGTGGTGTCCCTGGTGTTTCAGTGGTGGCACTCATTGCTGCCGCGGCTGCCTCAGCAGGTAGTTCTACCGTTGTCGCTGCATTGCCCCCGAACAGCGCGCCCGCCGCGCCACGGATGCCCGCCGCGCCGATCTGGCGCATGCGCGCCTTATGCTCTGCCTGAATGCGCTCATTTTCCAGCCGTTGTGCCAAGGTAGCAGGATCTTCCACAGGTGCGGGGGCGGGATCATCGGCGGCGAATCCCCACAGTTGCGAGGCAAAGGGGATGACCAGCGCGATCAGGATGGCCGCGATGCTGAACGGCAATGCTGGCACGGGTAACAGTGCATCGGCGGCGGTGGGATGCAGGTTCGGGGCGCGCTGCGAGAAGGATGCCCAGAACTCAATCACCGCCAGGACCGCCATGCCCAGCCCTAAGAATAGCGCACGGCCCCACTGGCGGCGCAACACGCATTCGCTCAGCTTGTAGGACACGCGCAAGGTGAGACCGCCCATTGCCAGCCCGGCGGCAAAGAGTAATGGGACACCGGCACCGTGGAAGATACCCCACGTGTGCCAATCTTCGATGTTCGGTACCCAGCCATCAACCAGCATCACGCCATTGACATACCCGCTCGCCAGAATCAGTAGAGGGAGCAGCAGGTTGTCTTGAATAGCCGTGGCGAATTTCGGCATGCGCGCGTGGTGGGCGCTTTGTTGAGGTGGTGGCGTTTGCACTTGTTCGCTCATCTCTTCTCTCTTTAGGTTTGTTCATCGTTTGCTGACGGTTTGTTCATGCCGCGTCGCCAGGCCCGCGCCGTTGCGGGGTGTCTCGTTTACCGTTGTGCCATACCCGCCACCATGTATTCAGTGACGGCGTTGCCCAGGTCTGTCAGCACGAAACATAGTTCTGCATGGCCATACTGGTCCTGCATGCCGATGGCGACGATCCCTGCGCCCTGCAATTCCAGGGTCAGGCCGGTGTTCAATTCGTGCGGCCAGATGATAGGTTGATCCCCGCATTGCACTCGCACCACGAACGCTTCTAGGAAAAGCAGGGCGCTGACGGATAGGCGTTCCGTGACGCCATACGCCTGCACGTGATGACGTGCATGAGCAATCCACCTGAGCATCATGCGTCCTGCCGTTCGGCATCGTCGTCGTCGGGATAGTCATCGAACCACTGGACGGTGCCGATGCGGGCAAAATCAGCGGCGTCTTGCGCCATCGTGGCTGGGCCATCCTCATCGGCATAGAAACTCACAGGGATGTTCCACGCTGTGACCTCGCCATGCTCAGGGCAGCGCCGCGTGCCAGTGGCATCGGTCAGGATGTAGCTACTGCACGATGATTCCTGATGCTGGCAGGTGGGGAAATCATCTGGCACGACATGCATGCTGCCATCGGCTTGTTCGATGACGTATAGCGGGCAACGCGCCGCACACACGCCATCCACCACGCTCAGATCGATGTACCAGTAGCGGCCCGGCATGGTGAGGCTGGGCGGCGTCTCATTGCCCTCATCTGTCCACTCGCTCACGCTGATCTCATCCACCTCATGCCCCGCTGCTTTTGCCCATGCCGCTGCCGCGAGCGTGGCGCGGGTCGGGGCGAGGTCAACCGCATAGCACTTGCCGCAGAAGGTGACGGTCGGGTTGTCGCTGTCCATGACCAGATCGCCGCCGCAGGTCGCGCATACGCTGTCATCAATGAGCGACAGCACACCGCTGGATTTGGTCGTGAGCGCGGGAAGTTCTGTGGTGAGTATTTGTGCCATCTACGCCGCCTCACTCTCTGCTGCTTGTCCCACCGCTGGCAACGTCGCCACAAAGGCGCGGATCTCCCCTGCTGCCTGGGCATGGCGCGTGGTGTCGCCTGTGGTGCCGCATGTCGCGCCGATGGTGTGGCCCGCCACGTATGCGCCGGTAATGACCGCAATGGCCGTGGTGCCATCGCCGTTACGGCAGGGCGCGTAGACGATGACCGTCCACAGGTCGCCCTCGTCTACGGTGAGCAAGGCATCCATGACAGATGCGTGTCCCACCACGCGCAGTGGCACCCATCGTTCGCCCGTGTCGCTGGGGCCGCGATGCACATCCTGTCGGGTGATGAGGTTGCGTGCCAGGGAAGCGGCGGCGTCTATCAAGTCGCGTGTTGCCTGTTGTGATACGCTGGTGTTCGACATCGATTTCTCCTTGTTGATTGTGGGCATCGGTGTTGGGCGGCGTCGTTAGAGCGGTGCCGCCCGCTTTTCGTTAGGCTTTCTCCGGTTCCAGGAATCGCACGGCCTTGCCATGCTGGCGGGCATAGGCGATTTCAGCGGCGGTGGATTGCCCGATGTAGCCGCCGACATTCAGCACGAATATTTCGTCAGATAAATCTATCTGGCGTAGATGGCGCGTCGCCAGTACAGCCAACGCTTCATCATCCAGTTGCAATTCGGCATCGCTCTGGCTGTCGCTACCCAGCGTCAGCACGATGTTCCCATCCAGCGCCTCTGCCAAGCGCGCCCTGCGAAATGCTTCACTGAACCGTGTGGAACCGCACAAGCAGACGATGCGTGGGAACTGCGTTGTTTCTGCCCGTGCGACGCCATCCATCATCGGGTCGGCTTTCATGGCCGTTGCCATCGCATCCTCAAATGCGGCGGCGGCTTTCGCGCTGTTGGGGTGTTCCTCGCCATACAGTCTCATCCACCAACGATACGCATACCCGGCCTTGCGCCATGCCCGCACGATGGAGCGCAACCACGATGGGTGCATAGCCTCCTCGGCTGGCACCAGCACCATTTCGCGCCCTGCCATCACATCATCGGCGAAGTTGCTGACGTATGCGACGTGGCTGCCCTCGTCGTCATACCGGATGAGGACGCCAGTATTGTCGCTGGCCATCACCCACACGCCGTGCTGATTCTGCGTAATGCGCGCCTGTGGAATGTAGTAGGTTGCGGTGTCTTCGCTCATGCGTTCCCCTCACTCTCTTGCCGTTCACTGTCTCCTGTGCCACCCGGCAAATAGAACCCCACCTGCTCAACGCATTCATCGTTCGTCTGGCAATCCAGCGCCGCCTTGATGGCAGGGGCGATGACGCCCATCATCTCATCGATGGTCTCGCCATACACATCGTCATGCTCGCCTAGCATCGCCCGCGCGGTGCCTACGCCTTCCGTGATGGCGATGGCCTGTGCCAGCGCATCCACCAGGGCCAGGAGCCGTTGCGCCGATGCGTCGCCGTTCTCTGCGTCGCGCTGGACGCGCTTGCGGTCTACCGAATTCATTACTCACCTTCCCTCAAATTGGGTAGCACCCAATCGTCCAAATATTCCTGGCTCAGCACCAGGACGCCGCCGCATTCCGTGCATCGCCCGTCGCGCTCCTCATAGATGTGTCGCCACGTCTGGCACGTGGCACACCACCAGGGATAGAGGACGCTGATGGGCATGTCGTCAGTCGGCCACCAGCGCATCGGCTATCCCCCAGCACGCTTTCTCATGCTCGCTCCATTCGTCGTTGAATACCGTCTCGCCACAATAGGGGCACGTGTCCGCTTCGTATTCCTGCTTGCGCTCTGCTTCCACGCGCCCGAACGTGGCATACTGATCGAACTTGCGGCCACGCGCACACAGGTTGCCGGTGCGACACTGAGGACATGCGATCCAGTGGCTCACGGAATAGACTGCCGTACTCATTCGTCGCCCTCCCCATCGTCGTAGTAGTCGCCGCCCGCTGGTGCCGTTGCCCGCCGTTTCGCCCGCGCTGCCCACATCCGGCGATTCTCCCAGCGCGACACCGTGTGTGCCAGCAGGGAGAGCAGCCCCAGCACACCGACGGTGATAGTGGGCGCGCTCAGGGCGGTAGACAGCGGATAGTGGGCAATGAGGCAACCAGCAAAGAACACCAGCCACATCACCGCTAGCAAACGTAGGATGCTACCCATGCTGCTTGCCCCTCTCTCGTTCCACCTTGAATCGCTCGATCTTCGCCACCAGATGCCGCCCGGTGGGACACAGATCCGTTGCGCCGCGCTCTTTGCAGCCGTGCTGGCATGTGGCGAAATGATCCACCCATGCCGCGATGGCGCGGTCCTCAGCAGGGGAGATGGCAGGATGTTGCGGATGGCTCATGATGCACCCCCTTCCTGGCTCAATTCACGGCGGCGTTCCGCCGCCGTCTCGCCACCATGCACCATCCGCACGATGCTGATCGCCTCATCAAAGCGAACAATCCCTGCATCAATGCCACGTTGCACTTTTTCCTCAGCATCGGAACGCCCCAGGTATTCCCGGCAGCATTCAATGGCCGCCTCTTTGGTCATGTCATAGTGCGTGAAGTCATCAACCACTTCACTGAATCGGGCAAATAGCCCATTTGGTTGCTGAACAATTCTCCAAGCCACTAGGATGCGCCCCCTTCCAGCGCCGCCGCGATCAGCCCCACGCCAGCCGTACACCACTGCCCATCACGACACTCTTTGCACGTCTGCATATGCGTCTCATCTTCCAGCCCTGTCAGCACCAGGGGAACCGGCGCACCGGGGATATCCGTCACCGCCCGCCAGTTTTTGCCGCGCCACCAGAATGCGTAGCCTAGCTTACCGGGGATGGCCTTGATGGGCGTCGGCTCGCGCAACCCTAACATCTCACCCGCCGTGCGAGGCAGCACGAACGCATCCATGACGGTGCCGCCGGGTTGCCAATGGAACGCGCTTTCCGGCGCGATGAGGTTCTGTGGGGTCAAGAGGATGATGGTCACTTACTTATCCCCTCCTTGCTGGCCACGCTTATCCAGCCACGTCCCCAGCAGCGAATGCAGTTCGGCGATTTCGCCGGGCTGCAAGGTCGTGATGACTTGCTCGCCGCCCTCAAATTGCCAGTGGTGATGCTTGATGATGAACCAGCCCGCATGCTCAGGATCTTCGTCAATGCTCATGAAACTGGTTTCCACACGTGGCATTGGTATGCCCTCCTTATGTTGCATCGTCGTAGCGTTCTTCCGTCGCTGACCGCTGCCAGCCGTAACGAATACAGTCACCACACCCCAGTGGATGCCCTGGCTGGCGGGCGCGGAACCAGTGCAGAATGCGGCAGAACTCGACGTACTGACTGAGTGTCATTTGATTGCCATGCGCGTCGTCGTATGCTTCCAATGCGGCAATGACATCGACGATATCAGCCATCACTCCCCCTCGCCTTCCAGCCGCGCCCGCAGCGCTTCCCACTCGGATGCATTGTGGATGATCGTGCCGCCATCGTCGCCCTGGCGCTCCCCCATGCGGATGACGGCGATGATGCGCGTCCCCGTCTCAGCATGGATGCGCCACCACAGTTCCATCACCTCAGCCATCGGCATGCGCGGGGTTGGCGTGTTGGTTGGTTCAGCCATTACTCACCTCCCTGAGTTTTTACCGCTGTCGGTAAAAACTCAGGTTCCGGCGGTGCCTGTGGTGGCACCGCCTCCTTATTGGCATGCGTGCGCTCATGCTCATTGGCGCATGGGGGACAGAGCATCAGGCCGCAGTCACAGCGGTACATGGCGGTAGGTTGCCAGCAGAGATCACACATTAGCGTAAGCCTCCTGTTTGGTGAATAGGGTGCGTGGGGCAGAAATCCACCAGGCCATCCACCCATGCCGTCAGCCGCAGCCGCCAGAAGGTCGTGCGCAGATCGGGCAATGCGGTGATGAGCGATTGATACACATCCGGCATGCTGCCTTCCCAGCACTGCTCTTTGATGCGCGCGCAATACGTCCCCATGCGGTGATCGCCCGCCAGCACCGCGCCGTGGAATGGGGCCACCATCTCGAAGGGCGTCTGTGTTTTCGCGGCCAGCCCCATCGCCAGATCCAGCGGGATCAACTCGGTTTCGCCGCGCTGCTGCAATTGCGTCCAGAGCAGCCCCATACGCACCTTGTCGCGCCAATACGCCGCGAGCGGATGGCTATCCGATGCGGGCTGTGGTGGCGCTGCTTCGGCCACCGGGCGCGTGATGGTCTTGGGATGGCCCTGCGGGTCGCTGTACATCCGGTGGCTGCCTGATGATGAGGACAGCGGGCCGGAGTCGATGCGGCGTGTGGCATGCACCGGGCGGGTGTAGTTGGGATCGTCGTACAGGCTCATGCGCCCTCCCACAGGCGCATTGCTGCCTGACCTGGCAAGGGCTGCCATACGCGGGCATCACGTGCCGGGAAGCCATTGAGGCGATCATGGAATGCTTCTAATGGCTTGCGCTTCGAGACGTGCAGGCGTGCATCAGTTCCAAGTGGGCGTAAAATATCTTGCGTGAACAGGTCGTATAGCCCCTTCTCGCCCGCTGGTTCAACATAGATACGCAACATGCCAACGGCATCGGTATACGCACCGAAACCATTGGCATGCAGCACGGTCGCCAATGACCGCCCAATAGGTTGCGTATGGGGAAGCTCAACATCAATCCCGCGCAACTCTTTTTGATGCCGCAGCACGAGGTCATACACTTCGCGCAACCGGTCGCTCTTGACACGGCGCTCACCACCGCAGATAGGGCAAAGGGCTGTGGCACCATACAAGGCGTTGCCTACGCGACTACGCACGCAGTCGCAATCACTCCAAAAGTCGGACGTGGGAATGGTGACGGTGCGCTTGCCGGTGTTGTGGCATGCATGGCATTTACCGCCAGGCAAGGCGTCTGGAACGCCTTTGCAGTCAGGGCAAATATCAGGATTGCGGCTGGCACGCACGATGGCGAGCCGTTCTAAGGGGATGATGGAGCCATCAATTTCTTCTGCCATTAGCTACTCCCAAAACTGGCCCCTTGCTGAAAATGGGTATAAAAATACCACGTACCCAGCAAGGGCAACGTGGGGAACATGGCTCGCTGGTTTCCAGCCTAGCGGTATACAATTAGCACCGCATCTGCTAAACTGGAAACGCCAGTTCCCGGACACAACGGGAAAGGGCTGCAAGTGGGCGGGGGCTACCAACACCCGCCCCTTGCCTTCAGGGGGAATACAAAAGGATATCGCAACTCCCCTTTATGGGGATCAGGGGCCGTCAACCGGAAGCCAGACTGAAATAGACGAGATAGACATCGTTTGACGCCAACTCCTTCCATCCACCAGGGCTGGGAGAGGTCAATGTGCCTCTCAGAAACAGCGAATCGCAATTCGACGGCAAGCGCGCCGCATGCCATCCAGTATACCGGTCGCATAACTGCCTGTCAACCATATTACTGTCACAGGGTGATTGACAGGCAATAGAAAAGCGCGTTGCGCCACCCAGCGCCAGACGGCGCAACGCACCAATAATGCGTGGGGCAGCAACAACGCGCATGCACGTTCTTGACACGCGAAAGTGAACCTGTCACACCATTGCGACAGGCTGCGCATAGCCCGCTTGGCTGTGTACAACACACCCATGACGTGCTATGCTGGCCACAGCCCATTCTGGCTACCCAACCAGCGTGGGTTAGCGGGCGGTTGAGGTCGAATCTCTTCCGTCCCGCGCTCTCCTGCGACTTATCGACAATCTAGCCTAAATGGCTAGATATGTCAATCTCCGATCAAACTGCGTTTCTATTGTTCATGTGCGTTACCTGTCGAATCCTCAATGATGAGATCCGTCACTTTGACATTGAACGCAGCGGCAATCTTACGCAACGTATCTATTTCTAGATTGAGATCAGTGTCTTTCCACAACTCCCTAGCGGTGTTGTAACTTATCCCCGTTGCGCGCATGAGATCGGTGGGATTTTTCATCCCACGTTCTTCTGCATATTGCTTGACTCGAAATCGAGCCATATTCTTTGCTCTCCCGTTCATGAAGATATCTTAACATCAGTTACCACCAATGTCAAGAGGCATCACTTTAAGATGGTATTGACAAGAGCGTAAATTCCTGTTATCATGTGCATCAGACAAAACACCTAGCACATGAGCAACCGAATTACCCCAGTTGATAAATGACGATGAGGCGCTTTGTGCGATAGAAATCCGACGGGTTGCGGAAATAGCGTTGCACGATATTCTGCTCCGTCTTTCCATTCCGAACACTAAGCACCTTGTAACCCTGTGCGGCCATCTTGGCCGCATCACGTTCAAACTCTTTTGTGTCTTTGTATTCCTTCGTGACGATTGGTGGAAGTGGCATAAGTCCCTCCTAAATGTTTGACGCACTCCTTGCCCATCGCATATACTGCCCTTAGAACAAGCTTTCCTTGGGTAGTGGTGGTGATGATGGCAAGAACAAAGGGAGCTATTCGACTCATCAGCAAGGCGGCGGCGGCAAAAGAGTTTGACGTGAAATGGTATCAAGTCGATCATCTCGTGCGCAAATTCCGCCTTCAGCCGATACCTGTTTTCAGCGGGGACCACCGCACGAAGCACATGTATCGCTATGACGATGTCGCACGCCTCATGAGAATTGCGCCCCTAAAGCGCGCCTCATGAGGCGTTCCCAACGAGTGCCGCGATCTCATCGGTTTTACGTTGCCATCGTGGCGTATCGCGTTCCCGATTCTGATACCAGTCATAGATGACATCGGCATAGCGCACCGCTTTCTCCAATGGCGGCATGTCCGAAGCCAAGATTTCATCAGCACGCTCTTTGTAGGGCGATTGCTGATTGATCCCTTGCCACAAAGGTGATTGGGCCGCAATGTGCAAGAGGTCGATTGCGTACTGACGAACCTCGCGCGCCTCTTTCGTTTGTGGCGGTGGTTCTTGTCCCACAATTTGGGCGAGTTGCTTGATATCGGGAAACCCCTCCAAACGCAGCACATCTTCTAGCGGGATCTCCAATTGTCGCGCAATGGCGAGGCATTGCCCTATTAGTGGGCGTCGCTTGCCACGGCGGATCTGAGACCAGCTGGTCTCATTGATGTGCATTTGCTCTGCAAGATGCACATTGCGCGTATCTGCGTCCGGGTGTCGCGCCTGATACGCCGCAATCCAACGCCTGAATGCCGTAGTGGCGGCGGCGGGCGCAGGGGGCATCTTTGCCACATCAGTTGGCAAAGGCATAGGCACTCCCTTCTTTAATTGACCCGACATTATATGACACAGAACATGTTCTGTTCCCCATCAATGTACCACGCGCAACTAATATTCGTCTAGATAAATCCCCCGCAACAGCCGATAAATGCTAGCCTCGTTTCGCATTCTTTTCCAGATATCGACTTCTTGCCTACGGCAAGACTAGGGAGCGCGTGATGGCATCGAGGGCCGGTATCACTATGGATGAGGATAACAGTGGATAATAAGAGTACGCTTGATTATCTCAGTATACGACGGGGCGGGGGTGGGGGGCAAGTGGGGGGGGGATGTGGGGAATGGGGATAAAGCTTGGCTGATTTATCCCCTTTAGAACTGGTAGACTACATCGGTAACATGGGCTGAGCAATCCACCCTAGCGTCTGAACCTTTGAAGGCGTGTCGAACGCCTTGCCGTCTAATAAGTCTTGAATCGTCCTGATTTGCAGGCGATGATATTCTTTGCCAAGATAGGTATATGTCCCAGCAGAAGCTGCTTCGGATATCATGCCCTTTGTTGGCTCTTGTAGACAGATGAACCCGGCCATTTCGGAATTGGGTTCCCGTTCCAAAACCCCGCGTAATTCACGCACAAATGCAGGTGTTAGTTTTCCGCCCTTGACGGATATGACCATATTTTTGAGGCTATCCCCTGTTTCAAAGTGGATGCGGCCATCCACTCCCAGATCGCCAGAATGTTTCGTGCTAGAAAATCCCCCGGCAAGCTCCACTGACCAATGCTGAAATTGCCGTGGATCGCGGTTAAAGAGATCCTGAGCGCCTTCAACACTCAAGGGAACACCGCTAACTTCATAGTGTTCACCTTCTTGCAATCCGTAGCGACGGAAAAGGACATCACGCACAAGCTGAACGGAGAGAATAGCGATATCGCATCCTATCCATTTGCGCCCAGACAAATGTGCGGCATAAATTGCCGTCCCGCAGCCACAAAACGGGTCAAAGACCACATCTCCCGGATTACTGCTTGCGGTGATGATGCGATCTAGGAGAGCGATAGGCTTTTGCGTAGGGTAGCCCAGTCGCTCGGAGGCCGATGCCTGAATTGGTGGGATATCATCCCATAAATTGCCAACTTTGGGAGGGGCCACCTCATTGAGATAAATCTTGCGGAGTGGGCGGCCCTTGCTATTCCAGGCTAGTTTGCCTAGTCGGTCAAACTCCTCAAGTTTCTCTCGTGTCATCATCCACCCATATTGGGGTGTGTAGCCCTTATATTCATAGATCAAGTTGGGTCGTATCCCTAACGCCGCATTGCGCTCAATATCGTGTAATCGGTATCGCCTTCCATCCGGTTCCACGAAACGATAAAAATTCTCTACATAACGCTCATCACGCTCCTGAGTAGGGGGGTAAAATACGTAGCGATTGGTTTTGCTATAAAAGAAAATCGTATCAGTGATGTCACCTAGCCTGCGTGAAGTTGTATTATGAGCGGTCGTGCGCTTCCAAATAATCTCATTGCGGAAGTTCTGATGCCCGAACACTCCGTCCAGGATGACCTTGATATAGTGGCTAGCAGTAGAATCGCAATGAAGATACAGGGAACCAGTTGGTTTAAGGATGCGACGCATTTCAAACAAGCGGTAAGACATGTACACCAGGTACGCAAGTAACCTTGGTTGTGTATGCCTAAGTGCATTGATCCAGGTTGCCCAAAAGGCTACCAAATCCTCATCAGCCCCGTACTCCCGAAATGACTGGGGCATATTGCGCACCATTTCTTCCTTTTCCGGGTCCATATCCCAGGCATCACAAAACGCTTCTTCCTGCTCTGGTACAGGTAGACCAGTGAGATTTTTGTAGATTAAGTTGTAGTTTCGCTGGCTATTGAATGGGGGATCGAGGTAAATGAGATCGACGGAAGCACTGGTCATTTCTCGCATAATGGTAAGGTTATCACCGTAAAATAAGTGGTTGTTTCTTATCCGCGTCTCCACATCGAAGATGCCTGGTAGGTGTTGTGGATGCCTTTTGGTCACGTCGTTGCCCCTTATCTATGAGAATATAGCGAGATAACTCGCTAACTCTGCTTGTATTCTTGTGACCATTGTACTTGCAAAGTCAACATCCGGAGTTGCGCAAGGTGCATGACGAATATGTGCGACAGCATGGCAAGGGATGAATCGATTTGCCAATCTGCTCCCCCTGCACTATCATGTAACCGTATCAAGCATGTGAAGGATGCAGCAGATGTACGACGAACCGCCTACCTCGCCCTGGCCGCGCGCCGATATCCCACCTCCCCCGCCGCCCCCTGCTCCATACACACGCCCCAACACGCTCGTAGTTGGCCTAGTCGCCAGCGTCACCGCCAATGTGATTCTCCTGGTGTGCCTGTTGGGCGTGTTTCTCCTCGCGCGAGGGGGTGCCTTTGCACCAGCCAATTCCACTGCCCGGTCTCTATCAGGGAGTGCAACTCCCACCATACACACCAGCCCCAGTGCCACATCCAGTCCCACGCTCACACCGAATTGGCTGCAAGTGGCACCAACTACCGTCCAGTTGGGTTGCAATGGTGGCCAGCAGGCCCAACTCGTGGTGTTGACGAATAGCGGCCCACAGGATGTGCAATGGCAGGTCGATTTTGTTGGCTCAGGAGATCAGTCTGGAATTAATGTCTCGCCGAATCAGGGCGATCTCAAAGCGGGGGCAAGTACAACTATCCAGATCCAGGCCAGGAAACATGCCAGCAATCAGCAAGGGGTTATCCGATTTACCTCTACGACATCAACGGCTGGATCGACTGCCGGTTCAGCGCCAAGTCTGAGTTATAGCATTTCGGGCTGCTAAGGTGGGTAGGTTTACCCACCCATCGTTATTTATCTGCGTGACTTACGGCTGATACACCGGCTGTTTCTCACTGCCATGTTTACTGCATGCTCCATGACGCCGCCGGAGTGGAGGTGATGTCAAATGAAGGGGGGGGAATAGCAAGGCAGGACTTTTGATGGTGAATTGTTACCGATTCCATCTTGATCCGCTTTGAAGTTTGGGGTATAGTATGTGGACAACATGTGGAAAACATGTTCACATCTCGAAGAGGAGGACCAACATGACCCAGCTTAACGAAGCAAAGTATCGGAATATTATCCTTTATTTCATTGGGAACACGGATGCAGCACAGCTCGGCAAAGTCAAGCTCATGAAATTGTTGTATTTCCTCGACTTCGCCTATTTTGAGCGGTATCGTATTTCGATGACGGGTGATGACTATCAGCATCAGGTTATGGGGCCAGTTCCCCTGGCGGCTTCTGCGGTAATTCATCGCATGCAATCAGATGGGCAAATCACCGCTCAAAAGCGCGCTGGGCAGGATGCCCACCCGCAAACAGAATACATTCCACGCCAAGATCCTGACCTTACGGTCTTCTCAGATGCTGAGCGTGAAATGCTGATCATCGTTGCTCGTAAGTGGTATTGGCATACAGAGCGAGAAATCGTTGATGCGGTGCATGGCGATTTGCCCTGGCAACAAACGGCTCCTAATGCTATCATTGATTACGCTCTTGCAGTTGAACGTGAACGCGAGTTTATCCTTAGTATGGCAACCGAAGAGATAGAGGATGACCTGCTGACGCCCGAAGATCAGCAGTTGCGTGATGATGGCTTGGCATTAATGGCGCAATTTGAGGAAATGTCCCGCACGAATCCTACGTTTCAGCAGTGGATTCAAAAAGGCCTCATAAGCCTACAATCAGGGAACTACAGAACAACGTTCCTTGATATCTGAGGCTTTTTCCTTTACACTACTCTTATCCAGAAAAGGAGTCGGGGATGAGAGTAGAATTTCACCATTTTGAAATCGCGCAAACGTTTGAAGATGGCCTTTCTCAAATAGAGCAAGAGGCATTTACGAAGTGCCTGCGCTATATCGGGGGACACGTCAACCCTGATAGGATACGCACTTTTTTCTTTCGCACTTTGGATGCTATTGTTCTATTTGCCTATCGAGACACGCAGTTTATAATTACCTATCAATGGATGCAACGCACTGTTCCTAACGATGCCACTCTCCTGATAACCCTCACTCATGCTATGTACACAAAAGATAGTAGTCATGCATTTGATCATTTACAAGATCCCCTTTAGATCGATGGGGAGGTAGGCTACCCATCGATCACATAACTACGGCTTATATACCGGCCTCAACTCGTTGCCATGCTTGCTGCAATCGCCCTGATGCCCGCCACTCAGGCTATAGGTTCCGTCAACGCACTCATTCATAAATCCTGTGCCATTCCAGAACGAGGCGATACAGTTGAACCAGTTGCAGATGTCCGCTGGGGGACTGTAGGCCAGGTGGCCAGTATTGGTGAATGTGTAATCGTAAGGATTGCCGTTGATCGCCGGATACTTTGGTGCTGGCTTCGGCGTTGCTGTGGGCGGGTGGCTCACGGGCTGCGTCGCCACAGGTGCGGGTGTTGATCCCGGCTTGGGAGTGGCATCCACGGCGGTATGCGTCGCTGTTGGACTCTGCGCTTGTGGTGTGTCTGTCGCACTGGTGACAATGACACCCGGCGAGGTGGAAGATCCACCGTCATTGGCTTGCTGGCTAGTGGTATCGGTTGTGCTGGCGTTGCTATTCAGCGCGCCGAAGGCACAGCAGGATATCAGTAAAATGCCAGTGATGCTGCCGACGATGATCTGTGTGCGGCGCGTTTGCCCCTTGTACCAGGGCCATGCATGAGTGCGCAATTGCTGATATGTCCAGGCGCAAGCGCGCCATGTCATGCGGAATAGCCAGACGGTCGCATTGATGCAGAAACGCAAGAAAGCCATGATGCACTCCTTGATGAACGAACGAACAATCAGAGTTCCATCATAGAGTGACAATTCGGCGCTGTCGAACGGCGTAGTACAAGACGGCTATAGAGCGCTGTGTGAGTGGTGTAATGGGGAATGTAAGGACTCGAGGATAATAGCCGATAAAAATTAGCACATACATTCAATTACTTGTTCATTTGTCCTAATAACCAGCGGATATATATGCTGACTTTTGAAATAAACATAAAATCCCTATTGACAAGTGGCCATTACTTAGGTAGCATGGTGTCCTCATCCATCACATCATCAGGAGGCATTATAACTAGTCCCTTGTTTTGTACCCAAATCTACCCTTGTATGGTAGAATATGAGGATGAAACTGAGTGTATACGCAAGGCAGGTAGGCATCACCTACAAGACCGCCTATCGGATGTGGAAGGCAGGGCAGCTTGACGCCTATCAGTTGCCGACGGGGACCATTATCGTGCAAGAGGCACAACCACCTGTGACCGGAGTGGCGACCTATGCGCGGGTCTCATCTGCGGACCAGAAAGCCGATCTGGTGCGACAGGTAGAACGCTTGCGCGACTATGCCGCCGCCAAAGGCTATATCCTCACACGCGAAGTCCAAGAGATTGCTTCTGGCGTCAACGATAGCCGCCCGAAGCTGGCGTCATTGCTCAGTGATCGGCGCATCGGCTTGATCATCGTGGAACATCGGGATCGTCTCACTCGCTTTGGTTATAACTATCTTCGCTTACTCTTGGAACAGCAAGGACGGCGCATTGAAGTCATCAACCTTGCCGACAATGGCAAAGAGGATCTGATCGTGGATCTCGTCTCGATCATCTACTCGTTCAGCGCACGCCTGTATGGACAGCGACGAGCCAAGCGCAAGACCGCCGATATCCACACCATCCTTGCCAGTGACACCCACTCATCGGTAGCATGACAACGCCCTGAGCCTTTCCGCTCAGGGCGTCTTTTTATTTGGTTGTCTCGCTACCTACGCATACATGCGTGGTCCGGTATCCCGCCGCATCGGTATGGCGGCAGCGCGTTCTGCATCCGCCGCATCCATTGCCGCCGCCATGATGGCGACGCCCTGCTGCACATAGGCCGCATCCGCCGCCGCCGTGCGCTCCATAATCTCATGACGAGCAACGGCGCGATGATGACAGTAGCGACCTGCCTTACCGGCGGGGCAAGAGCAAATCAGAGAGTAGCCTGCGATAATAACCGTGTAGCACCCGTCACCGCTAGCCGACGAAACGGCGATGAACTTCTGCCCGGTCGCCTTGATCGTGCCATGCCCCACCACGTGAACCTCTTTGACCGTCGCGCGTGCCAGCGCCTTTTCGTACTGTGTCTGCTGATACTGTGTCATGATTGGAAGTCCCCTTGTCTTGATGTTAAGCCCTGAGTGGTCGCATCACTCATAACTTACATCTAAATTATACCATACTTAATATGGTATAGCAAGGGAAATGGGACCAAAGTTACACCTATCTTGCATCGCTCTTTCTTGCGGGGTATAATTTTACTGTAATTCTACTGTAAGGAGGATTCAATGACGCTTGCCGAATTACGCAAGGTCGTATCTCTCACGCAAGAAGAGGTCGCTCAATCGTGCGGGGTTAGTAAAACTACCGTATCAGCATGGGAGCGGGGTACAGCAATTCCAAGGCTACGACATGTGCGCGCATTAGCAGAAGCATTGCACACCTCGATCAAAGATGTTCAATCGGCGATAGAGGCACAAAGAGAGGCGAGCATCAATGCGACAGATGCCCGCCGAAAAGCCCGCGCGGGGACTTCCATCAGCGCGTAGGCACCCTCAGCATAGCACATAGAAAGGTTAAGAAACTTTAACCTTTACTTTCAGGCCAGGCCAGCAAAGGGTTGAGAGCATAGTACCATAGCCCAAAGTCTTTATAAGGACTTGATAAAGTTCCTGGGCTAGGTTATAATGCTTTTATCCTGATGAAAGGAGAAAGATGACGCTCAGAGAGCTGCGTGAAAAGCGATCCATGACACAAATGGAAATCGCTGTTGCTGTTGAGGTTTCACTTCCCACAGTGGGCGCTTGGGAAAAAGGAACCAGCAGACCGCGACCCATTCATGTCAGAAAGTTAGCGACACTGTTTGGAGTGAGCATTGAAGAAATGCAAGCAGTCCTTGATACTACTGCTCAATCCGCATCCAGTTCGTAGTTAATGTTTAGCATGTCGAAAGCGGCTGTTCAGTTTCCAGGCCGACAACCGCTCTCACCAAAACCACATTCGAGAGGAATCTCGAAAGGAGCCTTACCCATATGGTAGCATATACCCCGGCGGTTGGCAATAAGCCGCCGATGACCGCTACGCCCGCATGGCCCGTCAGTGTGCCAGCCATTCAAGAGCAACCCGCCACGCGCCGTATTTGCCCCACGTGTGACGGGCGTGGTGACACGCTCACGCATGGTCGTTACGACACATGCCGCCCTTGCGCTGGCCTGGGTGAAATTATCCCAGACCGCGCCGTGTTCGCCCATGAATTGCTCGCTGACTTTCAGCGCCATATCGCCGTCCCCCTTGTCAGTGACACCACATCATCCACGTGGCTTGCCGATGCCCTTGACCAGGGCGCGACGGACCAGCAGTGGAATCTGCAAGACTGGCTGCAAATCTATGAGTTCGTCTGCTTCTATGCCCCACTGTACGAAGTGGCGGATGATGACGAAATCGCCCCGTATTGGCAGCCCGCCGCTCGGCGCTGTGTGAAGCGCATCAACGCGTTCCTGCATGCCCAATGGGCAGAAGGGGTGGATGACGCGCTATGAACCTGCCTCCACGTGGCCCCGCGCCCGTCAACCCGCAAATGGAGGCGTATGTGACGCGCATCGCCCCTGCCATTACTGAGGCGGTCGCGCTGATCCTCGTTTTGCAGAGCCAGCGCCGTGATCCCGCGCTGTACACCCCGATGGTTGCCCACGTGGCAACCATCCTAGCCGTCTCGCGTCACATCTTCCACGTAGATGGCGCATCCAAGTCTGCCATGACGCAGATCGACGCGCTGCTTACCAAGATGCAAAAGGTTCAGGATATGGCGCTTGCCGTCCTGAATCCCCCAACCGATTAGGGAGAATCACCCGATGTTTCCTGAATTGACCGTCCCTCTTGCTGTATTCATGGATGCAGCCGTGCGTCACCCAATGAAGGTGCTTGGTTGCGGCACGTGGGAGAGCGGTTGCGAGTTTTATCTGATTGCTGATACCGAACACGCTGCCCTTGTCACCGCTGGTGAGCATGACTACACGTGTTCCTGTGGTGGCAAGTTGAGTGAGCCATGCATACATGTCGGCACAATGGTTGCCCGGTATTTCGGTTACTCCCCCATCCTGAAAGGAAACCTGCCGTGAGTAACGCCGCCGCCCCTTTGTATGAAGTCAAGGGACCACCACTTTCGGTGCCAGCCAGGGACCACACGCCCCTTGCGCCAAGTAGCATCACTCATACGCCTGTGGATGGCATGAGCGATATCGAATATGCCATTAGCACCCTTGGCACCGCCGATCCCGGCAATATCGGGCATTTCCTGGGCGATCAGTTTGCCAATCGGACGTATCCTAAGCTCATCACCTTGCCGGAAATGGAGCAGATGGCGTATGAGAGCCTCCATTTCCTGAGCATCCCTGCCATCACGGCTTACGCGCATTGGTGGCTTTCGCCCGATTTCCACCGCTCACCTAACTTGACGGATGATGAGGCGTTGGCACTGGGCAAGTTCGTGAGCCGATTCATCACCGAGTATGGATGTGCAACGGTGGAACTCTTGGAGATGCAAATGTCGGATCTGTTCGACATGGGCGAATATGATAACATGTTCGCTCTTGCCCGTCTGCATCCGGCCTATGCCCGCTACTGCATCGCCCACATTGTCCGTCTGTTCCTGACGAAAAGCTGCCACATTCACTTCAATGTGGTAGAAGATGTCATTGCGCACGCTGGGTTGTAGGAGCTAACCATATGGAGATCGTCCGGGGATACAAGACTGAACTGGATTTGAATAACAAGCAGCGCACGGCATGTCTCCAGCATGCGGGGTGTGCCAGATTCGCCTACAATTGGGGACTGGCACGCAAACAAGCGGCAATGGCAGCACGCAAAGCAGCGGCAGATCCTAAGTCAGTCAAGATTCCCACCGCCATCGATCTCCATCGGGAACTGAATGCCTTGAAATCCACCGAGTTCCCTTGGATGTACGAAAGCTCAAAATGCGGACCCCAAGAGGCGTTGCGCGACCTGGACACGGCATTCAGCAACTTCTTTGCCAAGCGTGCCAAGTACCCCAAGTTCAAGAAACGCAGCAAGGGCATCGGCTCGTTCACGCTGACGGGAACCATTCATGTTGGTCCGGACTGGATTCAGTTACCCGTCATTGGGAAGGTGCGATTGTTTGAACATGGCTACTTGCCCCAAGACACGGATCTGCATACCAAAGACCGCAAGACGCTCAAGAAACGTGAGAAGAAAGGGCGCATCATCACAGGGCCAGCCCACTACCTGAGCGCGACTGTATCTGAACGTGCGGGACATTGGTTCGTTTCTGTGCAAGTCAAAGACATCGTTCCTGACCCTGAACCAGCGACGGGTGAACCAATTGGCGTTGACTTGGGCATCAAAACATTAGCCGTATGTTCGGATGGGCAAGAGGTTCCTAATCCCAAGGCGTTGCGGGGCAACCTGGGCAAACTCAAAAGGACACAGCGCCATCACAGTAAGCGCAAGAAAGGTAGTAACAACCGCAAGAAGTCCAAACAAGAAGTAGCCCGCGTCCATTATCGGATTGCCAATATCCGAGAAGATGCTTTGCATCAGGCGACCGCGAAGATCACGGCAAAAGCCAAGCCGCCATCCAAGCGACCGCAAGCGATCATCTTGGAAGATCTCAACGTGGCGGGCATGCTCAAAAATCACAAGCTGGCACAGGCGATAGCGGACGTGGGGCTAGGGGAGTTTCGCCGCCAGATGAGCTACAAATCTCTCTGGTATGGCAATCGGCTGTATCTGGCCCATCGTTTCTTCCCTTCAACTCAACTGTGTTCACAGTGCCATCGTTTGCCCTCGGTGCCACTGGATTTGAGCGTGCGGACCTATGAGTGTGAGCATTGCGGCCTGGTCCTTGACCGGGATCTCAATGCCGCACGCAATTTACTGTGGCTGTATACCGCTAGTTCAGCGGAAATCGACGCCTGTGGAGAGATCGTAAGACCAATGGTGCTTGCACTAAAGGCAGTCTCGTTGAAGCAGGAACCGGATGCCACTTAGGCGTGTCCTATTTGGGTAAATTCTGGAGAACGGACATCCACATGGCCAGCAACCAGTTGTACTACGGCGACAACCTCGACATCTTGCGTAAGAAAATTCATGACGAGACGATAGATCTCTGCTACATTGACCCACCGTTTAACTCCAAACGCACCTACAACCAAATTTACAACAATATCGGTACTGAAGATCGCGCGCAATCCCAAGCATTTATCGATACCTGGACATGGGATGATCGCGCTATTGCCGGATTCCAAGAAATCCTCAGCAATGATCAGGCGCGATTTACCAGTCAGACAGTTGAGCTAATCAAGGGACTGTATCATGTTTTGGGTTTTGGCAGCTTGTTAGCATACTTGGTGAGTATGACTTTGCGTGTCACAGAAATCCACCGTGTTTTGAAACCGACTGGAAGCTTCTACCTTCATTGCGATCCAACCTCAAGTCACTACCTGAAACTGGTACTCGATGCGATCTTCGTACCTACTGGCGGTGATTTTCAGAATGAGATTGCTTGGTGTTATGGCTCAGGAGGGGCAAGTAAACGGCATTTTTCGAGAAAACATGACATCCTGTTTTTCTACACAAAAGGAGCATACTACACCTTTAACGTGGATGGTGTGAGAGAGCCATATAGTTCACCTGAGAAAGTAGAATTCAAAGTTATTGGAGATAAGCGGTATCAGAGAAAAAACCCTCTTGGTCGCATACCGTTTGACTGGTGGCAAATGCCAATACTGACAAATACTGCCAAAGAACGGCTTGGCTACCCCACACAAAAGCCAGAGGCATTGCTTGAACGAATTATTGAGGCAAGTTCTAATGAAGGCGATACTGTCCTTGATGCCTATTGCGGCTGTGGAACAACGATTGCTGTAGCACAACACCTGAAACGCAAATGGATCGGTATTGATATCACCTATCAGGCAATTGCACTCATTTTAGAGCGAATCGAGGATCAGTTTAGCAAAGAGGCGCTTGACGCCATTACGCTTGATGGCATTCCAAGTGATATAGATTCAGCCAAAGCTCTCGCTCATAAGCAGGATGATCGGGTGCGCAAGGAATTTGAGAAGTGGGCCGTCTTGACCTACACCAATAATCGGGCCATCATCCATCAAAAGAAGGGTGCAGACGGTGGGGTTGATGGCGTTGCCTACTTTTTGACCAGTCATTCAGGCAATGCCAAGATCATCTTTCAGGTGAAATCGGGCAAAGTAGGACGTGGCGACATTGCAAAATTACGTGGGGATATGCAACGAGAGTCAGCAGCGTTGGCGGTATTTATTACACTTGAACACCCTACTGGACCTATGATCGCTGAAGCAAAGGCCGCTGGACGCTATTATCATGAGATCATGGACAGGCACTACGATACGATTGCGATTATGGCTATCCAAGATATCCTTGATCGCCAACGCCTCAGCATTCCTCTGAATTTTGAAGTCATTCGATCCGCACAACGGAAAGCTTCCGAGGTTCAACTCTCACTTGTCGATAGCATGTAGGTGGAACAGGCGAGCGATTAGGAATAGAAGTGAAGGGGTGATATTACCCCTTCATTCATCCATCGGCACAATCGTGAAATTCCGCTGCTTCACACTGATCGCTTCATAGAAGTAACTGGCATTATCATAGAACAGGTCTACCTCAGGATCGGCCACGTCTTGAAAGAATGCATAGTCATCGGCAGAGAGATCCTCCTTGATCTGGTCAACCAATGTTGCGTCACTTATGGCATTTTGCAGAGGTGCCAAGCTATCATCATCGGCGTTGACACTTTCAAGTGACATTGCCACCTGGCCGGTAAGGAATGCACGCAGCGTGTCAGGATGCCTCAGTAATGCATCCAGCAATGCGCGCTCGCGGCGAATGAGTTCATCAGTATTCTCAATATACTTCATGCGCTCCTGTGACGCTGCGATTACTTCCTCGTCAATCTCAGAGATGGCGATGTCGATATCGAAGGTGACGCGAAAGGTGTGATGATTCAGGTTGCTCATTGGTGTTGTCTCCTCTAACGCAGATCGTCAAACAAGGCCCTGATGTCTGGCATGATCCGCTTCAGCTCTTGCACAAAGCCACTAAATGCGTTGTAGTCTTCCTGGGTGATGGCTGCCAGGAAGGTGAAGAAGCGCGGCTCCTCTTCACGGATTTCGCCTTCATCCGTGTACGTGGGTTCAATGACACCAATCTTGCCATCGTTCGCTGCCATCCACTTGCTCATGAATGCGCCAGCACGTGTTCGATACTCTTGCCAGCGAGCGTCAACCGTCCAGAGATGAACGCGCTGCGCTGCGGAAATGCGCCCTTCCAGCTGGCGTGTATGCTCCATATGGGTTTCGATTTCCGCAATGGCGGTGGCGACCTCGATCATCTGCTTGCGCGTTCCGAGAAACCGCTTCTCCATGCTGTGTTGCGCCTCGACCATCACCTCCATGCCCCATTTCTCAAATTGTTCCAACGGTTCCACCCACTCAGTATGTTTGATGCGCTTATGCACGTTCCCCAGCCACATTGCTAGCGCGATAGGATAGGGGAATGCCCACTCGCGCCACGCATGGCCCCGTCGCTGAACGGTGAATGCACGCATTTGGTAGTGCAGCATGATGTGCTGCACAATCTGCATCTCATATGAGTGGTTGAGTCCTAGCAGGCGGCTGTAGAATATGGCCGGACTATAGTGATGCCCTTCCTCATCAAGATACATCGGCGCTTCGATGTTGAGGTGCGGCAGGATGATGCTCGTGCCATAGCCTTCCATCAGTTATGCTTCCTTTATGCTTTATGCGCATTCTATTCTATTTTTCCCCAGCCCAACGAAAGCCACATCACGGACATTCTTGATTGGGTTCAAGGGACAATTCTATGATTAGGCAGCAAATTCACTAATGGATTGATTGCGTTGACTCCATAAAATAGGCGTCAGTCCGTACTTTCTGAGGGCGTCAATCGCCTCAGGTGAAGTAGATTTATCCATATCATTAATCATGGTATAGGCTCGTGCATCGGATGGACGTGTCTCTCGAATATCAATCCAGGTAAACGCAATGGATTCAATCTTTTCTCGTCCCGAAGAGTTGGCGACTTGGACGATGCGCTCTGGAGCCTGGGGCGAATGGGGTATGACAAAGTTGAGGAGGTGATCGTACCCGGACTTTCCGGCAACCTTAATATTCGATATGTAGCGGATGCTCGACGCATCGAACCATGTTGATACATCTTCAAGGAAGATGCCAGCAACATTGTGGGATGCTATTGAAAACAAGTCGTTGACCGCAAGCATCGCTTGGACGAGGCTGTGTTTCTTCAAAGGGAAGTCTTGCTTCGTTGCATAGACTACAAGAGCATCGCCATCACGTTGCACGCCAAATCCATTAAGGATTGCTTGCAGCATAGCCTGCCGCCGTGGGGTTTGTAAATCGCATCCAGATCGGAGCAGATCGTGGATAATATACGCATCATCTGTCAGGACGAATCCTGAGTCATTGGTCCCTACATAGATCTGTAGATAATCATTATGGCGATCAAGAAACGGCGTATTGATTTCAATCCACTGATGATCAATCTGGCGCAAGGTCTCTTTGCTCTTGAGCCAAATCCAATAGTGATCGATCAGGCTTTGCACATTATTTATCATGCAAACAGCCCCCTCTCTATCCTTGGCTTTTGCGTAATATTACAAAACTGCATGAAGTCATGCAATGTTTGCCACATATCGCTGATATGTGGGAATTCGCTAATATCTATCGGTTTTGCCCACTTGTCTCCATATCCTTCTCGATATAGGTGTAAATGTGGGCATGGTACCTCTTCACCATCTGGATTTCTATGTGGTGGGCCTTCAATATCCAATCGAACTAGGACAATTATACCACGCCCACGCATTTGATGTGTAATCTTTTGAAGGTTAATGTTGCCACGGTGCATGTCGAGTATGAACTTCTCTCGCTTATTCGCTGATGCCAACGGGATTGTCAGTTGTTCACCTCTCATTGGCATACCATACTTAGTGTTGTCTATACAATGCTTTTCGACATGAATCAATGTGTCCGCCTCAGTCTGAGTTAAATCGACACCTGACATGAACTGCCTCCTATCGCTCGATCTTTCTCTATACAGCCCAGGCGTTTTTCGTAGCATGAAGATACCACACATCTATTTGCTTGTCTAGTTATCGGATTCGATGTTGAGGAACGGTAGGATGATGCCAGTGCCATAGCCTTCCATCGGTTGCGCCCCCTTCTCGTAGTTACCATTCACCCCATTGATACACAAACGCCCGGAAGAATTCAAGCAGAAAAGACACGAATGTTTCTACCTATCATGCGACACAGGAAATATTTCATGACCATATTAGTATTCCTTGACACAGAACATATTCCGTGTTATACTCAGGTCAGAGAACGAAAGGATGGTGACGACATGAACGGCAAGCAGATTCGCCGCGCGCGTCGCGCTCTCGATCTCACGCAAGGGCAACTTGCTCAGATGGCGAACGTCTCACAAGCGGTCGTTTCGATTCTGGAGAATGAGCAGCGCCTTGAAAAGTACCGCGCTCAGCTAGCAGCAGCTTTGGAGCGCGCACAGGCGGAAGATCGGCAACCACAACCACAAGCAGCATAAGAAAAACGCCGCCCGGTGTATCAGACCGAACGGCGAGAAACGAGAGGGAAAACAACATGAACCTCGTCAGCAGCAATTCTACCACAACGAGCGCACCAGGCGCAACCACAGCATCCAACCTTCCTGGTCGCTTTTCCCCAGCAGGCGCGGTTGTCTACGCGCCTGCTGCATCGGGAGCGGTGTGCGAAGACGCCGTCGCCCACACCCATGCACCAGCGCGTGCGGGGGGCTACCCCATCGAGAGCGCCATCCGCACCGTGCATGGCGTCAGCATCATCAAGACGAAATGGTGCGAGGACGGCTGGCTGCACCGCGTCCCATCTCACAGCCACCCAGGCCAGCACCACTACGTTGCCGACAGCGAATGCACGTGCTGGGGCTTCATTCGCCATCACCATTGCTACCACGTTGATGCGGTGACGGGCATCGAAGCGCAATTGCATAGCGACTGCTGGTACGCGCTGCGCTACATGCGCCCGTCGCAGTCCATCGAGGATTACTGCTACGGCCTGGCGCTGCTGGCTCGCATGGGCCTGAGCGAAGACACCGCGCGGGCGGTCATCAATGCAGAAACGGCGGTGGCGTAGATGAACAACTGGACGTTTGACGAACTGGACCGCATCATTGATGGCTTGCGCTTCATGGCGAAATATGAGGCAAAGGATAATCAAGCGAAGGAAGGCTTGATGTACTGGGCAAGCAGGGCTGCGGCAATCAAGCAAAGCCTTGAATGGGAATGCGCCCATCAGCCAGAGGCAACGCCAACTATGACTGCACAGAAGGGGATGGTGGCGTAGATGGCAGAAACAGCACTCACCACAACAACGGGCGGCGCGGTCGCCACGGCGGGGCAGTGGGACAGCCGCCAGATCGACATCATCAAGCGCACCATCGCCCCTGGCATTTCAGACGACGAACTCTATCTCTTTGGCATGGTCTGTCGCCGCACGGGGCTTGACCCATTTTTCAAACAGATCTATGCCATCAAGCGTTCGGGCAAGATGACGATTCAGACAGGCATTGATGGCTATCGGCTGCTAGCTGATCGCACTCACTGCTATGCAGGTAGTGATGTGCCGGAATACGACACCGAAGACGCGAAAAATCCGACATGGGCCAAAGTCACCGTATGGAAAATCGTGCAAGGACAGCGTGTCGCCTTTACCGCAAAGGCGCGCTGGGATGAATATGCATTGCCCACCTATGATATGTGGAAGAAAATGCCATACCTCATGCTTGCAAAATGCGCCGAAGCACTGGCCTTGCGCAAGGCATTTCCTGCTGAACTCTCAGGCGTGTACACCACAGAGGAAATGCAGCAGGCGGATAATGACCAACATGGTTATGTGGAGGCGGTAGTTACGTCTGTTGAGACATCGCCATCCCCGGCCATGCCCGCACAGCAGCCCCGCGCCGCCGCTGGCAACGCACAGACGGGCGCAGATGCACTGGCGACAGAACGGCAGATTAGCAGCATTCGCAAGCTCTGCGCATCGCTAGGGCGCACTGAGCCGGATGTGAAGACGCTGACGTTTGCCGATGCCAGCACGATGATCACCGGACTGAGCGCGGCATACGCAGAAGCGCGTCAGGGGGTGGCTAAATGATCAATCTGGACATCGCCGCCTTCCGGGCGTGGCTGGAAGCGAAAGAGCCAACAAAGCGTGTTGGACTCGCTCGTGAGTGTTCTGTCTGCCCCCTTGCCATGTTTACGTTTCAACAAACGAGTATGGCACAGCAAACCGTGCGTGTCTATGACGGCTACGCAATTGTCGTGACACGCGAGGGTTGCCGCACGGAGCCGCTTCCAGAGTGGGCTAGCACGTTTGTCACGTTCGTGGATACATCAGGTGAGCATGATATCACCGCCGCCGCCGCGCTGGAGATCCTGGGGCGGGTGGAACGGCTGGGGGTGGCATGATGCAGACAACCTTCCCGCCCGCCAGCCCTGCCGATGCGCAGCGCCCGGCCACCGCCGCTGATATCGCCAGCAACGAGATGACGCGCCTGGCCTGGCTGGATTATCTGGACATGCTCCATTCGCGCATCGCCCGTCAATGCCGGACCCACCGTGTGGCCCGCATGGCACGTCAGGAAGCAGTGTCACACATCGTCATCCGCCCACCGCCTGGTGCGCCAAAGGCCACGCCCACGCCGCCATCGGGCTACGGATGGGAGTCACCCATCGGACCCAATGATCAGCGGCCCACGTTTGCTGAGGCATTGGCAGCACACATGGCGCGTACCGGGATAAGCGAGCATCGCGTGGCCTTGCTTGCCAACGTGCCGCGTACCACCTCCAATATCGTGTGGCGCTGTGCCGCGATCCCAACTCAGGAAACACGCATGCGCCTGGCCGCGATGCTGGGCATGCAACCACAAGATATCCGCTGGCCGGTGCCGGTGAAGGAGGTCCGCTAATGCTTGACCTCATGTACCTGCTCTTTAATCTTGACGCCGTGGTTGCCCTGGTCCGCAAAGTCGGCAAGCTCCTGGCACGGCACATCACATCACGACCGGAGGCGCATCATGTTTGACTTTCTCAGTTTCATGCTACCTATCATCGCGACCGCTGCCATCTTCGGCGTGATCGGCGCTCTGGCGGTGTGGCTTAGCAATCGGCACGAGGCACGCCAGCAACGTGCCGATGCCCACGCCACGTCCATCTGCGGCCAGTGCTGGGTAGACGGCGATATCATCCCGCTGTGTGCTGCCGGAGCCACGCGCCACGCGGCATGCACCCGCCACGCCACGACAACCTCACCGAAAGAGGTGGCGTGATGTCTGGATTGAATCGATTTTTCCGCTGGTTCCAGCCAGATAAACCGGAGCAGCCA